CCTTAATCATAAGGTAACCTCCTTCATTATATGTAATGTGTACATATACATATAAGGTTAGAAATATCCATATTCTATAACGATTCTACAAAAAAAAATAAAAAAAAAGAAAAGCTCGCATTTTGTTGCGAGCTGAATTTTCTTTTACAATGTAACAAGAGGGTGAGAGATTCTTGTTTCTTTGTTGTGAGATCAGAACGTGCCGAGGATCTTGCCAGATACGACCGTGGCGGGGTTGACTACCTTCATCGCAAACATGCTGCAAACGCCCTGCTGGACCGAGCTATTCGCAAGACCAATCGCATCGGTATTCGTAAGAGGCATGTACTCGCCGAACAGCGCAGAGTTACGTCTGATGTCGTTCGACTTCGCAGCCATGACCCAAGTATCCGGATTGTAAGAAGGCTCGCAGTAGATCTCGAACTGATCAAGTTTACCGAGCTTGTACGGACCGACTGTTTCAGCAGCACCGTCAGCTACGAAGCCCTGAACCATGGACAGATAGGAAGCAACATTGCTACCGACGATAAGACGGTTCGGTCTGGTGAGTCTGGTGGCCTGATATACAGAAGCAGAAGCCTGAGCAAGTTTTAGCTTGAACATGTTGAGGTAATCAGAAGGAACTACAGAACCCTGGAGTACAGGAGACGCATCCCAGTTGAACTGAGGTCTGTAAGAAGCAGCTTTCGCAAGTTCCTGGAAGCCCTTGGTGTTGATTTCAGCGGTAAGCTCGGAGAACGCAGCCTCTTTCGCTATATCACCGATGTTGGCGCCGTATTCCTGCTGAGCAGCGAACGCGGAGTAGATGGACCAGTAGCAAGCGAGCTGATGAGCTTCAGCAACGAGGTTGATTTCATCCAGCTGGAGGTAACCCTTGCCCATCTGAGCGCCGTAGTCGTAACCGAACTGACCATTGTCATGAGCACGAGGACCGACGTTTTCATTGTCGTACTGATAGGTGGATCTGACGTCACCTGTTATCGCCGAAACGGTAACTTGACCGGTGGTGTAGTCTATTGCACCGACAGCAGTCGTGAGATCCGACGCAGCAAAGATACTACCGTCTTTATCAACATAGATCTTTGTTACATCAGCAACTTCCTGAATAGAAACGGAACCCGGAAGAACCGGCGTGTACATGAGTCTGAAATTACCGCCCGTAGCAGCTGTATTCAGCTCATTCTTTACAAGTCTGCCACCGAAGTTCGGGTCTATACCCTGGCGGTTAGCAAACGGGCTCGACATGATGTCACCCGCTTCGGTTTCACCCTTCGTGTTCTCAGCAGTGAATTTGAAGAACGGGATCAGCTGTTGACGCGACTTCATCGCTACAGAACCATATACATCAAGTATAAGAAGTTTCTGCACGAACAGCGGAAGCAGTTCAAGGAAATCAGGACGAGCCATTATGTTGGTGGTGTTAGTCGCAGCCATGACCGAAGTCTTGCGAGCATTGGCCTGCAGCTGACGGACAAACGCTTTTTGCTCAACAGTCAGATTGACGTTGGCAGTGATGGAAGTTTTGTTGTTGCGGTTCTGAACGCCGGCCGTTATACGTGTATTCGTCATCACAGGACGAGATACTCTCGGACGAGCAGAAACAGGAGCAACAGTACGAGTCGTTTTGGTAATCATAAGTCATCTTTCTCCTATTTAATTACTTATAAAATTTTGGTTGTGTTTATAGAGTGACAAGATTTAATCCATCATCTTCATCAACTATATCCATTCCTGAATCAACTTCTGTTGAAGCTGTTATGCGGGTTCTACCGTTGACGATAGTACCTCTTATTAAGGATTGAATTTCAGATACCGATGTAGATGCTGTTACTTGTACACCCGAAAGTTCGACGCCAATAGCATTCGCATACAGCGAAGCATATGCATCTTGGTATTCTTGTATCAGTTTATCTGCTGTATCGAGGCGCTGAGTAAGCTTCTTGTTAATTGCATCCAGGTTAGATGATCTAGTGTTGGTCTCAGTAGCTGCGTTGACGGTTTCAGCGAGCTCTAGACGCAACTTCGATATAACAGAATCTTTCTCTTTTGACTTTTTATCAACAGATAAGATACTTTGTTTATATTTAAGGTTTGATTGCTGAGCTGCTTCAATTTCAGACTTTAATTTTTTATTTGAAGCTTTCAATGTTTCATAAGAAGCGGTTATCTTATCAAAACTAGCAATCAAATCAGATTGTTGTGCAGAAGTTATTCTTTCAATGGACTTGAGTTTACGTTGTAACTGATGATTTTCAACTTTTTCAGCAGATTCAACTTTTTGAAGTTCTCGGAGAGCAGAAGATGCTTCTATATATAGCTGTGTCATTCCGGCAAGTTTCTGAGAAAGCACTTCAGCAGTCAACTTATCATCTTCAGGTTCAGTTGCAGAAAGTATCTCAGCTTTATGCGCCTGTAGTTTCTTATATTGTTCAGATTGTGCTGCAAACTGAGATGCAACTATATCAATCGATTCTACAGTATTAAGACCTTCTAAGTTCTTATCAACAGTTGCACATATTGCTTTGTACTTCGCTTGTGAATCAGCATCTGTTGAAGCAGCGATTGCAGTGAATGTAGGAATAGATTCTGGAAATGCTGGAAATGCAACTAAATCAAATCCTCTGAATACAAATGTTTCAGGATCAACTGAATTGTTGATTATATCACCGGCACCTCGGACTGATATTCCGAATCGTACACCTGCCGCTTGGAATGTCTTTACAATGCGTCCAACAGGGGTATCAATAAGATTAAACTTACCATACACTTTACCATTGTCATCAATGTGACATTCTGTCATTACTATACAAGCGTGTTCAAAATCCATACAGTTTGGATCTTCAGGATGTCCTAAGAACCCGATGTACCAACCCATATTTAGAGCTTGCTTGTATTCTTCTGAACTGAATACAGCTTCCCAAACTTCTCTAGTTATATCTAATCCGTTTAGATTAGTGATATTGGAATCAGCACATTCGCCGTCGTATGTTCCTAATATTGCAGGAGTTTTATAACCTTCAGGAAAATCAGCCGCGTTGATGTGTTTAAGTGGACTCATCTTATTATTTCCCACTTCAGTCACCTCTTATCTTGATTTTGTCTATCTTTGCCAAGCAACTTATTAGTTAATCTAACAAGCCCTCCAACAAACAATGTTTTTGCAATCTCTTTTAGTATACCCGATTCTACGTCTTCAAGATCTTCAACTATAACATCATCCGAAGATAATTCATCATAAGCATCGGTATTGACGTCAGCTATTTCCTCTATAACATCTGAAGAAACTTGAACATCTTCGGCACTTGATGTATCAATGGTGTAGGAAGACTCACCAATTTGTAGTTGTATCGACTGCCCAGGTACTTCTTCAAGAGAAATGTTTTTATCTTTTAGTTCATCTATCTGCCGAAGCACATCTAGTAATGCGGCAGGTGTAAAAACAAACTCGTTCATGTTTTATTTCTCCTATCAATTCCAAGTAGGCGATTCATAATCGCTTGCATTTCGATTAACTGTTCCTTGTATATGCCATAAGAACGAATTTACTACAGGTTGAACAGGACCATCTGACGGAAACTCATCAATTCCACCAATTTGTATTTTCCATATAACTTGGACTACTTGATTAACTCCTACACGTAAAATGTTCTTCTGTAATATTTCTCTATTAGCAGGATCACTCATATCCCAGTTATCGCTATCAGGAGGAAGTATTCGGTATCCGGCCAATAGTCCGTTGTCAATTGACATACTTCCGGACCAGTCGGGTCTAGCCCAAAGTCCGGCTTCTGTGATAAACACATAATCGTTATCACCTCTGAATTGAGCAAGAGCGCCTGTAGAAATCATTGCACTATATACAATATCAAGCGTTTTTGCTTTTTCAGCATATATTTCAGGAACAACATCTCTGAATGCTATCTTAGCTCTAGGAAATGATGGAGACATCACTTCAAAACCAGATGTTGAAAGATCTAAAATAGCATTCCATTTGTTGATATCAAACGGTCCTAATTCTGTAGGTGAAATACACTTGTACAATACGCCCTGATATGTTACAATATCGTCTACACTATACCGTTGTGTAGTTTGATATGTAGTATAAGGATAACCTAATCCGAAGTATGGGCGATTGTTATTGTAACTTGCATCGTAGCCATCAGCACCGTAACCTGGTCGCTCATTCATATATTTGGTGTAACAAGTTTCGGGATCATAATCAGGATCAGATGCTACACCACCGATATCAACCGGAAGTCCGGATTCAGTTTGATGCTGACCCTCGAGGCCCATTGTACCTAATGATATGTATTGAGGTAGATATGGCTTCAAAGCAGCAGTACCTTGATTAAGAACACCTTCGCCTACTAAATAATATCCAATACCAGATAGCAATGAATTAGTAGCCGAATTGTGACCGGTGTGTTCGCATACTACTTTTCTAGTATACTTATCTATTACACGCAATGAGACATTGTGTGATATTCTCATTCGACGTGCTACATCAACATGATTATTCAACACAAGCCTCCTTATTAAGGAATTTCAGATACAATAGAATCCTCATCATGTGTAAATATCTTTGTAAGACGAAATGAATGTTTACTTATTATCTTAAATGTATATCTCCTCGGAGCTACCTCGTCGCCTGTAGGCGGTTGAGGATTCACTCTACGATGGAGATCTGGGCTAGTAAACCTATTTCGATCTTTTCGATATTCTACTGAATCAGATGTTATTAGTTTGGGTGTAGAATCACCACTCAAACTATTGTAAGTATCAATATCAAATTCATTGTTCATATTATTTATATTATTCCTATATATGTTGTATACAAGGTTCAGATCAATCAATTCTGCGTTCCCGGTTTGTTCGGATAATATGTATCATTATCAGGATCTGTTGAAATTGCTTCACCTATGTTAAACATAACGGGATTTACCGCAGGAGTTGTATATGGCAGAACGGTTGTACCACCTTCGGTAGGAGTACGAGATTCAGTTACATACACATCATAATTGAAATCAGAACTATAAGTATATTTTTCATCTGTTTCCTTATCATAAACTAAGTTCGCATGATGTACAGTTGTGATTGCGGGAGGAGGATTAACTGATACAGCATTAACTGGAATGCTAAATATCGGATCTAGTTCATAAGGATGATCAGGGTCTTCTGCATCTCGGATAAGAGATCTTATGATGTGATCGTTGTTGCACAGTTGCAAAGAATACAATGCTCTGTATCCAGGATTTATTGCATCAGACGTTGCTTCTGTTTGATGCTGTGGATCTGTAACAGTAGTGTTTTCTTCTGAAATTGAATTTCGATACCATATGTTTCTTCGTGTATGGTCTAAATCAATTCCACCTTTGATGACGCCATCATCGTTATACATGCCCGAACCTTTTTGAAGTCGTGCATAATCTTCTCGTGTATAATGAGCAACACTAGACGATTTGAGAAACTGAGTCGGATCTACTTTAGCTGTATATCCTAATGTATGATATAAATCAGTCTCACGACTATCTGTTAGACGCGCATCAATTGAAATCTTAGACCGTGCATCATATCGAGCTCCGGCGTAATCAAATACATACATACCTAAAGGACGCACATACTCTGTACATACGTCTATAGGCTTATCTGTACTGAAATATACAACTTCTATGTAACCTTCATCTGTATGTGGATTAACATATACAGAATTAACAGGAAGCGACGTATCTTCTAATCGATCATAAAGTATTGAATTTTCTTTACCGTAATCATTTATGTTAAACTGAGCTAAGTTAGTCTCAGCAGCTAACATCATTCCGTCTCGACTGCCTTTCAACCGGATCATATTCATAAAATAAAGTATGACCATTCTATTGAACGCTATACATACTCTATCATCATATGTATAACCGATTGTATCACCCAGCATCCACAATAGGTCTGATGGACAGCGTAAGCAATCGTATAAATCATAGAAGTTCTCAATATCGTACTGTGTTTTAGATAACGCTGTCGAGAACCAATCTACAAAGAAGCGAAAATCCGCGCTAGACATATATATTTCAGGTAGAGATACATCTTTTATATTCATAGCTCGCTCCTATACCTTTCTATACAATTATAAAAGGTCCATACATAGAAAGAGACCTGCGTGAGCAAGTCTCTCGTATGTGTCAGTTATGTTTCTTAATTATTTGAAGATCTTTACGATTAACAGCAGTATTCAGCTCATTGTTGCGTGCTTCATTTTCACCTAGAACAATCCGATTAGTATCTGAAGGAGCTTTTGAAACGTACCAGTTTTCTTTCAATACCCAATTCGGAATTGTTTGTCCTGAATAATATTTGTCACCTGTAATTCTTACAAGGTCTCCTTTTTCAACAACTTGAACTATCGGAGCCGGTCTGACTAACAGCAGGTCTTTTGCGTAGAATGGGCTGTTTAGATCATTGTTTCTAGCTTCGTTCTGTCCTAAAACAATTCTATCACTACCTTCTGGAGCAGATCTAACATACCAGTTCTGTTTCAAGACCCACTTTGGAACAGCTTTACCTGAGTAGTATTTACTACCTATTATCTTTACAAGGTCACCTTTATGAAAAACAGTTGCTGGTTGCGGATTAAGTATCTCTTCAACACGTTTCTTGACATCATCAAATGTCTTTCCGAACTTCTTGAACCACTCGAGTGTATCGTCGTGATCGCTTCCTAGATTATATTGATAACTATCTTGATGACATAATATGGTAGGAACTTTGATTCCAGCGAACTCAACTGTTCCCCATGGATCAATGTTGAATGTTTTACAGAGATACGCAGTTAGCTGACACGCTTCTTCAAATATAGCATCAAAATATGCTTTAGACTTGTATTTATCATCACAGATTTCAAATTGAATCCAATGACGATTGACCCAAATGAGGCTCTTACCTTGATATACATAACCGTTACACGAACCTAAATCACCATGTCCACATCCCCAAGGTGCCATAGTCCATTCACCGACTTGAACTGTTGTTATGGTACCATCGGCAAGTTTTCCTATAAATGCATTAACGCCAGCATCACGAGCTGCATGATTCCAGTCATTTCCATATCTGTTTTTACCTAGAACTTTCATCAGCTCATCGTAATTAGCATCACCTGCGTACGGTTGCACATAACGTTTCAAATTTACGTTACCTGCGGCTGTATCGTGCCATAGTATTCCGATAGGTTTACTGTTTTCGACCGCCCCATTCCACCAAGTACTATGTGTCATAAAGCATCTCATCGGTCCTGTTGCATCATATTTCATATTTGCTTCCTCCTATATGAGTTTATTTTATAAGATAATCTGGAGCAATTCTAATAGCCGTTCCAGTTGTCTTTGGTTCATATTTTGCAACGCTGATAGGATTGAAATAGTCGATATCGCACTGCGTGTAGTTGATTATAGGATTTCTTAAGCTACCTGCATCAAAATACGCTATTCTGCTATCTGCTGATTGTACAACTTTAACAACTTCCATCACAGTCGGTTTTTGTCCTACAGCCCGATTAGACGGATCAAAATATATTGAAAGCGCTTCATTAACTGCGGAGATAATGTTATTACCTACATCAACACTTACAGGACGTTTTGGATATATTTCGCCCACTATGTAGAATGGAAATACTCTCAACCAACCGAATGCTAATTCAACAGTCATGGCCTGTAGAGGTTTGTAATCACGAATCACATTTGCAATGAATTGCTTTGGTGGTTTGTATTGTACAAAATTAACTGCGTTGTTTATCTGTGCCCGAGCCACTTGTCCTTGACCCCAGCTACTATCTTGAAAACCATTGTGTACTGCAAAGCACATTGCTGTATATCGTTTGAAGTTCGCTGCAAATACATACTTGTTAGGATCTTCAGGATTAAAACCTAATCCTAATACAGATGACCAGTCATATATAGGATCACCTGCCGGAAAATCTTGATTAGTGATATACATCTTCATTTTCTGAGCATCTGTAAGATTCGGATTGTTATAGATCGCTAAGTTGATCTCAAGTGCTTTCTGACAGTCAAGAACGGTACCACAATCTACACCTGGTTCACGATTAAGAAATCGAATGAAGTCTGGGAGTGTTACTAAGCTGTCAAATGTGTTGATATAGTTACGACTGTTAATGTATGCTTCTTTAGCAGTTTCCGGACTCTTGCCTGTAACGGCATATGTATGAGGTAGTTCTACTACATTTGACAAATTGTAAATAGATATATCTCCGCCAGCTTCTGAAAAAGCATTTACAGTGCCTGACTCAGGAATCGCAGTTAGTAGATTAGACAATGCATTCTCACTTACACATCCTATAACTCCTGAACAGTCTATCCAATAGACGGTAAGCCAGTTGTCCGAATAGTTTTCAAGCTGATTCAAGTAGTTACTTATCTGTATTTGAGCATTAGAGTACACATCGTATGTTACAGCAAATCTAGGTTCAGGTGCAATGAATTCAGAAGGACTGTTGCACTGTATCCATTGGACTTGATCAAAATCACCTGATTCACTTACACGCCCTTTGACCCAAACAGCTGTAGTGTCTACATGTTGAGAAGGCAACGATATAATTAGATTCTGTTTCTTGATCTGCTCAACAGAAAAACTTGCCCAGCGCAATTCACCTTCAATAGCAACTCGAGTTACAGATTCACCGGGAGCTAATGTCACTCTGTCTTGAGAAGCAAATACATCGACAGAATCAGATATCAACGACCGACGGCTTCTTGTTTGTTGATCTCCATATGAATTTGTCAATGGAAGTATATTATATGTAATAACTCTAGATTGATTTGTTATATCTGTATATGCGTTGAGTGTTGAGAAGTTAGATCCATTGAACCCAAAATCAATTGTAATGTTGTTACCAGCACTATTAGTGTTCTTTATCGTCACCTCGGTACGAGCTGCAGTATACCAACCCAACTTATATCCAATGAGTGCAAACAATCTTTCTGCATTCTTTCGTTGAGATACCGAAGGTGCAAACACTTCGTTAGCAAGCCAATCTATATTAACTCCTAGCATATCTGCTACAGAAGCTAAAAATTTACTCAAAACTACACCCGGATCGGCATCAGCTTCCGGCTTCCATAATTCAGTCATCTGAGGGACAATGTCCCAAAAATCACGCATTATAGATTCGTAGTCCCTAGAAGTGTATTTGACCATACCTCTGCTAAACTCGGAAGCATCAGTATCAACTGCACCTAGGTTAGTTACATTTGTGATATTTCCTGTTACTAGACTCATTACTTTGATCTCCATTCATATATTGCTGAACTGCAATCATGTATAGGCACATAGCCATGCTCTAACATGATGCTTAAATTTTGTGCGCATTTAGAATAATTTTCAAGTCGCTTGGGCTTAAGCGCTGCAACAAAACGAGCACCATCAGTCAACCTGTCACTGTTCTTTGCCCAATACTTTCGGGGAACTGTATAGGACACTAAATGAAATCCCATCTCCAAATAAGGAGCTTGATACATCTTTGAAATATCTCGTAGAGCAATAACAGATTCAGGTTGATAAAGTGATAAGTATGTATCAAATAATGCACGCCATCCACCGACAACAGTGAACTCGGGATTACTGCATATCCTATATATTTCAGATGTGTATGATTTATTATATTTAGGTTTTCCTACTGTGATAAGATAAATCAATTCATCGCCTTTGTATATGCCTAAATGAGCATACCCTGCATCGAATGCAGTATCTATGTGATCTCGGCAATGATACATATCTAAGAATAAAAACATTTCACCTTGTTCTACTTCAGATATTGTACATTCTGATAGTTGCAGGACTGTTTTAGGCAAGAACTGTAAAGACATCTTGAATAAGCTATCCCAATCGAAAATATGAATGCACTCCCATCCGAGTCTGTTTGCATTCAAAGCTGACTCTTGATGATAAGTCATGTGTTTTCCTATGTTGCAAGTATGAGATAGTGCACTCAACATATCAACACCCGAACTATCTGATAAGTTGTGTGCTAAGTTTATCACTACTTTTTGAGAGGGAATAGCATATGTATAAGTGAAGTCTCCTAATTCAAAATTGCATTTCACTTCCAAGCCCATAGCTTCAAGTACAGCAAGGAATGATTTATCTATCACTGGATACGTTTTATTCAGCAGCACATTACACTCGGCAACCGAATAATACCAATCAATATGCTCTGCTTCTTTGAGTCGTAACGCTTGTCGCAGCGTACCACGCATTTGTCCTGGCATTTTTATAATTCAGCTCCATTTAGAATCAACTCTGGAACATCTCCAAAAGTTGTTGAAAGTTTAACAGTCATCTTAAGTTGATTAAATTGAGAAGTTGCTGTTGAATGCTGCCCTTCGGTAAAGAGAAGACCATCAGCAAATTCAGTCAACTGTGAATATACACAAGGTTCCCACATATTTAATTGATTCTTGATCTTATCACAAATAATACTACGTTCTGTATCTGTATTGTATTTCCACAGATGTTCTTTTAATCCAACACCGAAATTAGGTTCATTGTAAAGTTCAGTAGGATCAGACAGTATCAGCAGTCGTGTTCTGTTTACGACAGATGCACTATCTTCTACAACATTAACAGTATTACGTGCTGGATCAAACATATTTGGAAATCTGATAGATGATGTTTTTGCCATGTGTATTCTCCTTATATCAGAGGAGCCGATCCGTAACTGCTGCCGGTGTATCCTAAAACTAACCAGTTACTAGGGCTGTCCCCTGTTGTAGCTATAGCAAGTATTTCACCGTTTACAGGCTCATGTGGAAGTATGAGTGATGCAAAATAGGGAAGGTCTTCATCACTAACGTAGTTTCGTACTCGGCTACCTTTGTATTCTTTTTGAGTCATCGGACCATGAATTGATGGTATTCTCACCTTTATCTTGAATTCACCTGATGATTCATATTTACTATCAATTGCGTACCCATAAACTATCATTCTTCAATCACCTCTGTACAGCTCCATAATAATTCTGCAACTTTAACACGTTCTGAAACATCTGAAGGAGCCTTATCATAATAAGTTGAAGCAAATCGCCTTGTAGCAGACTGCGGACTATCTGTCCCTTTCAAATATTCATATAGCCCCAGATACTTATTAGCGGTTCGTAATTCATTTATCAAAAATTGTATCTGACTTGATATAGTAGACCAATCGGAATTCTTCTGTAACTGTTTAGCTCTACCACCAGACCACAAACATAATCCAAATTGTATTGGAGTACCTCTATCATCTCTAATGATCATGTCAGCACTTAACTTACTATCAACATACATATTAGCACATATTGCAATGCTACCTGCAATAGACAGATTGTAGTACATCAGATATGTTATAATGATCCTAGGAACAGACATCATCATAGTTATGATTCGACGTTTTGTTTCTTCAGGATCTTTGCCGGAGATAGCTTGAACAAAATTATATGCTGATTCATAATTTATTAAAGACAGCTTAACAGTAGATGATACATTTATAGAAGGTTCATATCTGTCATTTAAATTTGCGAATTCTCTGACCATTGCGTCATCACGTGTATATGTTATAGCATTGCCGAAAGTAGGTCTGTATACTCCGATTACACGTTCATCTGAAAAAGAAATCGATGTTTGATAGTTTCGATAATCTCGAGTTTCGGGTCGATATCGTGTAGTGACAACTCTAACATCTCTAGATAAAACTTCAATCACTACTGCGAGTTTATCTATCATTCGGTTACCTTTAGGATTGTTTTGAATGAGCAAGATATCACAAGGCTGTGCTACTTGAATAGAATATTGATCTAAGATGCGTCCTAGACCTAGACGTACACTGTTAAGAATAACTCCGTTACAATCTCCTCCGGCTGCAAGTACAGATGTATTGAGAACAGAAGCGCAACGTTGTATGTACTCTACCGGTGTTATACAAATAGTTTCAATATCAGTTTCAATCTGTTTAATGAATTCATTACTGATGTTCTTGTTAGAACTTGATACATAAGGATTATAAATAAATCCTTGAAAATTCGCATAGGGAGTTGGATATTCACCATTCTTACATTTTATTATTTGAGTTTTCCAATGTCGACTGTTGCTTGGATCATATACAACATCATCTCCACAGTGAGCTGATTCTGAAATAAGTACGGAGTTATCTGAATATACTTCTTCAACGATAGCAACATGACCGTATTCACCCCGAGTTCTCCAACACATTACGGCACCAACCTGAGGTATCAACCCTCTGGAATATCCGTCAGATCTATTTGGATACCAATCTTTAGCGTTACTTCGTGATAGCGTACATGTTGTTACACCTCCCAGTTCCATGAATCTGCCCCATGCGTATCCAACGCAATTTGGTAAACAAGATCCGTTAACATACGTCACGCATCTGTTGTATCCTGGACCAGGAGCTTTCTTCCATCCTGTAGAAATGTAATATTTATTTGTTTTAGACGGTGCGGTTAACATTATCTACCTCAAAAAATTGTTGCGGAACTATATCATGTTCTACAAGATTAACTAGCTCTATGTTGTTTCTAATATGATTATCTATCCACAAGAGCCATCTATCCTTGTGCATACTCCAAGTTATGTTATTCAAATCGTTGTTAGACAAATACAATCCTATCTGATTCTCATACTTTCGAGCAGATAAGATGTTAAAACTTCTCTGAATCATTGCATCATTTGTGGTCTTAGTAGACTGTGTGAACATACGCTTGACCCAAATACCTATTTGGGGTTTGATGTATTGTGCTACATTGAAGAATGCATTGAACTCTACATTGACTTCTGAAACATTTCTAGCACGCAATGTAAGATACAATCCGAATGGAACATCATACTTAATTAGAGCTTCTAGTTGAGATTGCAGTCGAGCATTGTATATGATAGAATTTGGTCGATGAGTAATAATATCAAAATAATCGCTTACTTCAACAATTGCTCCTGAAATACGCTGCTGATTAAAAACAGTTGCAGGAGGTACGTTTGATAAGCGATTCAGTGTAATCAAATAAGGTTTAGTTTCTGTTGTATTCATCATGCAATATTATGTAAATTAGTTGTCCAGAGATAAGTGAAATCTGGATAGATATCTCCAAAATTAACTTCATAAGGTGATACTACATTTGGAGTTGTGTTACCTATGTTGTGCAACCATGATTTGCCTCCTGGAGCATATATACCTTGTGATGCAGCAACTTGATTTGCCGAACTCATTGTAAATCGTTGTAACTTAAGCGTTGTTACAAATGAATTTGATAGTTTATGTGATACAGATACTATATTATATATCCCTGTTATAGGAGATAATGTATTACCTGACATCACTAACAACGAAACCGGCTGTGCTATCTGATATCGTCTTGTAGATCCGGGAATGTCGACACTGAAATCTCCGCTGAATTGCGAAGCAATTGCATTAACATCATTTATGATATTAGCAGTTTGATAAACATCTCCAACATCAGCACTCCAGCTGTTGACAACTTTAGCGTTATTCAATATGGTCTCGCCACTGGGATCTAGGTTGAATCCTACATCAGCAAAATTCATATCAGTCATGTTGTAAGCAACACCATTGTACGAACCTGATATAGATAACACATTTGTATGTGCAGTTCCGAACTCTAATACGTCAGAAGCTCGATTGTTAAGTAAGCCTGCATCACTCTTGTAGTGAATAACACCTCTACGCGTCATTGTAGGCTCATCTATCCAGAATGAAAATGATGTACATTGTATAGCATTATCTGTTAAGGATTTTTTCAAATACGCAGGACGGGTTTGATATGTTGTATGATCGACAATACTACGTAGTGAAAGCCCATCAACTACACCGGCTGCCTCTCGTGAACTATTATATGACTTCGACAATCTAAGAAGTCCTGGGAACGTATCATAATCATCTCCCGAATAGCTTCCACGGACATAGTTAATGAAGCTTGTATTAAGATCCCCATGTTGCACAAATGTAACTGCATCATTGCGATCGACATCCAGCTCATAATAATTTGTGATCTTTGAAGCTTTAGCAAATCCTATGAATACAGCTGACGGCTGAACCCAACCAGTTACAGATGGAACATTCAACACAGGTGCTGTCAAAGATGTAACTAATGATGCATATCCGGTAACAACATACGTAAGATATCGTCCGCTTGTACTCACTTTAAACTGTATTGTAAATCCCTGATATGAAACATGTTCTTCAATCTGCCCATTTGTACCGCACCATCCAAACGCAAATGATACTGGAATACCACTTGCATTCTTGTATCGAGACGCTGCTTGAGCAGCAGAATACAACAGAGCTTCAAACGCAGAAGCATTTACACGTCGTGTATCATCACCGCCTACAATACATGTTAGCGTCCACGACGTAACTGATGTTATTTCACTGTTTGATAGCTCCAATGTACAAAACGGTGATGGAACTATCATACCGAATTCTGTGATAGACACTCCTGCAAGAGTGAACGAAACCCACGCCTGACGTTTCATGTTGTGTGACCTCTTCAGCTCAGCCTTCGCAGCTTCGCAGCTTTGCAGCTTTGCAGCCTTCGCAGCTTCGCCGTTCTTAATCGTAATTTAATATCTTATTTATATTTCTACCTAGATTTTTTTCACCCATATATATATTGTGTGTATAGTATGTGGTGTATGTGATATGTATGTGTATGTTTTATTCTTCACCTAAGTTTAGTGCAAACGGGTTTATTGATGAGAGTACTTCTCCTGCGGTGAAGAGTGATGTTGGTGATACAGGATGTTTGAGGATTTGTCCTTGGTATGTTGAGAATCCGTCCTCTATGTTGTTGAAGTATGCGAGTATCCATCCGTAGGTTGGATCTCCGAATAGTTTTTGAGAAATTAGATCCAACCGATTTACTTCTGTAGCTTGTACTTCGTAGTATTTTATTTCAATATTAGATGAGATCGCATTAGGTGTTTCAAGAGCTACAAATCGAGTGGTTGGATCATTAGGATTGTGAGTTACTTGACGAAGTTTGCGATAGCGAGATATGTGTTGATAATCTCGACATACACCATACTGTATTCCGCCATGCGGAAGTACTTTATAAGGAATTGTTGTATTGTAAAATTTCATTGTAATTTCTCTTTGTTTATCTTTGGACGTTCTAGACGTAGTCCGCAGTCTTCACAATACTGCACCGGTTGTATTTCTTTGTGTCCACATTGCGGACACACATATGTGAAACGTTTATATCTTTTGTTGTTTTTAGACGTTTCGATAACTTTAACAACCCAGTTTTGTGTACGAATGACAGATTCTACTCCTATTTTTGCAATTGCAGCTTCTGTTGCAGATAACTTTACAGATCTACACCGATGTGCAGCAGTACTGAGTTTCTGCAATACTTCCATTGGCGTTGATTCATGCGATTTGAACATCATTGGATTCACCCTCCCACTATATGTATTTAGTTTATAGATAAGGCTTTGCCTTAACATAATCATAATTTAGAGGTTCTTTAGAAACTTCTGCAATTGTAAGTGTTAATACACAATGCAAATAATAATCATCTAGTCCGATAGGACCATCCCACTCTTCTGATACATCTTTGAGCACACCATGAATGATTTGATGCCCACCTATGTAGAGCGTAACAAAAGACGTGTTAACTAATGAGCCATTGTAACTCGGATAACAGTTTGCTTTGCAAAACTGTATAAGTTTAAAAGCGTAACCGTCTCGATGATCTCCTGTCCACATATCTCGATGAAAGTTAAATTTGTAGGAGTTCTCACGAGGTCCTGAGCTCTTATACAAGTACCAAGGTTCATATTGATATAGCATATCAGGCATCTCGTCATAAGAAGCAACAGTCTTATCTGAGATGGTTTCAGGATACACAGGAAAATCCATGTATTCATTCGACAGTGCAGAATACAAAGATATCTTTCCCCAAGGTATTCTGAACCACTGAAATACATTAGGTGTTTCTGGTGACGGTACATAGCCGATATTAGTTGCAGGCAACTGACTGTATGTTATAAACAACGCTGGTTCTACTCTACCATATAGTTGCATTTGTTCCACAGCAGCATTTCCAACAGATGCTGTGATCTGTTGTTGATTTCCTAGTAAGGTAGATTGATCTACAAGATGGATATCATCAGGAACGAGCAACGTATCTTGAAATGATCCTGTGGTATCTAGCACACGCCATTCAGAGTCGCTCATCAAAGCAGCGCGTTCGAATAAGTCTGCATCGCCGCGTAGCTTATTTAGCATACTGACCTTACGTTGATTGGTAACTTCAATATTTGTATCAGATGCAATCTGTTCGCATCTATCATGCAGAGCTTGACCTACTTTATTAACTCGAGGTACTCTATTGATACCTAACAACTTAGATACCTGTTGACCTACGATTCTTGTAAGTTGAGTTAAAGTTGTATCTTTAGATACAGGCAGCATCTTCATAGAATGTCTCCTTATAATTGCCCTTGTAATTGTAATCGTAGACTTTTGATGACATGAGGCTCCCCAAATATTGTAACAGGACGTCGTTCATACAGAGGTAATTTTGCTATCCATTGCTCAGAAATTTGTTTACACTTAGTAGCAGCAGACAGCGTAAATTCATCTACCATATTAGGTGTTTGAAGAAGTTCTAACAGATCATGTTTATCTCGTTGATTGCTACTATCACATATAACAGAATGTAACATGTATGAATATATCCAATTAGGTAACTCATCTCTGACTAACTGATATGTTACATTATCAATTGTGACTTCTGTTGAATTCACAGATGATTTATTGAGTTTCTTCCACTCAAACAGCAGTCTTTGAATCGTGTTATGTAATACATCGTAAACAGATTGTAAACTTTCAAAACCATCTGGAAGAAAATAATTTTGATGAAAATAATCATTAGGATTGATAATAAATTCATCATTTGAGTCTTGTGAAGTTGAAAAGAAAGCATCAATTAGTTCATCACGTGAAATCAAATAATAAGGGAAATCAGGTAGATACCCTTCTTGAATATATTTGATTTTCATGACACTTTCGATAAATTCACTCATGATATAACCCTTCCACTAAATGTATAAACACTACCGCTTTCAAGCCCAGGTATTACATATCCTATAGGAGACGGTGAACCTGTAGAATCATATATTATAGGAGTTACTTCGCTGAAAGTTGTACGAATCGCAAGTGTGCATTTAACAGCTTGTTCTGAATACGTATCGTCATACGATTCTGTAGTTAATGTAAATGTGTTTGTATGCACATGATGTGTCGGATCTGAGCCATTGCTAGTTACAGGATAGGCTGTCATGAACTCACCTGATACTTTTATCTTCTTGTTCATCTTCTTATAAGGATATACAAGTTGAGCTCCATGTGGCAATGCAAATTGAGATACGATAAATGATTCGACATCTGAATTATTAGAGGTAATACTATCAGATATCTTTATACCTAGCCCTACAACACTACCGTATTCATCAAGTGTTACGGAATCTAGTCCTAATGCGTAGTGAAGGTCATTAGCACTATCAGGTGCAAATGCATCTATGTCTTGTGCAGCTAATGGAACATTTTTCTGATATACAGTCATACCGTCAACATATATCTGAGGAGCTGATGCTTGATCGGCTGCTGTAGTATTCTGCATTCCATCTAGTTGATACCACAACTTCAATCCTACTATAGAAGTTGCATAATTGATAACTGTTGCATCATAGAATAGTTCACAGTTGTCAAGAATAATATTAGGTGTTCCACTTATGTTATTATCTACACGAATTCTTTGACAGTTCTTGATAGAAACTGTAGTGTTTGTCGTAGCAGATCCAAGTATATGTAGATAAACCGATGCACCGAAACGACTGTCAATATCATGAATCAGCAATTCTCTGCTAGATGCAGATGTATCATCTGGCAGCTGGATTGTTATATTGATAACGTTGAAATCTGTTGTCTCACCTTGTGCGAATAATTCAAGTTGTTCAATATCAGGAAACGCTACGCGTTCATTCACATATGCATCTAATTGATTTTGAAGTTCATCAAATGTAAGATTCAAGAACGACTGATCATGTCCTAATTGATATGCAAGAGCGCCACTTGCAAGCTTTTCATAATCTAGCACTCTCAAGTGTCCTTCAGAATCCATGAAAACATATCCTGAACCTAGTTGAGTATCGGAAACATTTCTAAATCCACCGACAGTTGTTTCTGTTGCTAGTGGAATTGAATATGTTAGCCAGACCGGATCTGAGTAATCTCGATTGTACGGATCAGAATAAGTAACTATCCAATACGTAGTTGCATTTGTATATTTAACTGTGATATAGTCACCCGGTAATCCGGTAGGTAGCGGTGACATCAAATTCAACTGCGCTACAATATCAGGAATATCATTTAAGTAGAGTGTAGTAAACGCTCTATCTAACTCTACTTGTGCAATGGATTTACCTGAAACTGGTTTATTCATCTGTGGAGTGTTAGAAAATCTGTCCGCAGATGTAATTGCAGCAGGCTTTGGAACTATAACATATATAGTAGCCGGTGCTGTAGATACATCGCCGCCAGTTTGTGTAGCATCACGACCTACAAGTATGAAATCATATGTTTCCCATGTAGTAGGTATAGTTGGAAGCTCATCTACAGATGTTAACACAGGCATAAACATACGTTCTGTATGATTTCCACCGTACATGTAGAATATAGAATTGCTTATGTATTGAAGCCGATCTTCAATAGCTGAGGTGTATTTAGGAGTAACCAACCCATATGACTCTAGATTGTCAAAATCAGCAGACGGCAGAGATAACACCTTAGGATAATACTTATATCTAGTAGTCGAATTTGGATCGTTGACATTCATCATACCGCCGTCTATTTGCTTATGTGGTATGACAAAATCAAGCTGATCTGTCTGATCATTCCAATGAAACGAAGCTTCATCTACCTGACCATATTCACTATCATCTACATCAGTAGCAGGGTCAGATTGTGGTGATTTGTCCCAAACCATGATACTATCAGTAGAATCACACCATGTATCTTCTCCAGATGCAGATACTTCCCCATATTGATCTACAATAGGCTTTCCGGCAAATACATAGATTTTATTTGGTTGAATTCCTTGTTTTGTAACAAATCTATCACCAACAATACTGTCTATGTCGCCGATACGAGACGCATCTAGCACAGTTGATTGTTCAGTGTAGGCTACATTTTCGATGTTGCCTCGAATACTGCCATTAACAAATCGAAAATTAGCAAGTTTAAGATGCGCACTTACTGATGCTTCAGACGTTGGAACATCTTTAGGCAGTTTAAACTGTGATGTAGGAAGAATAACAAACTGTAGTCCTTTATACATCTGTGTGTCATCATCTTCAGGTAACAGCGCACCTGCATATGCATTTGCAGATAATGTAGAACCGGATAACGCTGTATCCGCATATATCATTCGGATGCCGATAGTAAGATCACCCGAAAGTTGTTCAGACGTCGCTGCGATTGCAGCTATGAGGTCAATCGAAATATCAGAAAGTGTTTGTACAAAGTGTCCATTGATAACAGCTTTGCCTGCACTTATTACTAGTGTTGTGTTATCAGAACTAGATACGTGAAAATCTCGAGACGAATGAACATATGTAGGTCCAACATCATATTCTATTTCAGGAGACGTAGCAACACTTTCTCGGCTCCGCATGTTGAACTCTGTAGCAAGCTGACCACCATTAGTTGAGTTTGCCATCGGAAATACATTAGTAATCGCTACTGGAAACAATGGAATGTTCATTTACATACCTCTCATAATTTATTTATTCATATATTTATACAAGGTGAATTATCGTGACGTACCACCAAGCGCAAGTCCAAGTAATGAAGACTCTAACGAAGTTGACGGAGATGCTGAAGGTAATGCACCTTGTTGTACTAGCTGAGTCAATAACAGCAGTATCTGCGCAAGGATTGTATTTGTTTGCACAGTTGGATCAGCAATATCAGTTACACCATTTGTCAATGCTAGTGCTAACTTTTGAATAGCTGATGCTGTTGCATCTTTTTCTGTACTCAATATACTTGCATAATCAATATCTTTGAAAGCACTATGATAAACAGTTCTAGATATGTAATAGTCGGTCCAAGCTTTCTGCCACTCTGTGATATGATTATCAACACTAGCAAACAATTCAATCACTTGATTTTGATATTCATCTTGAGCGCGAGCCCTATCTTCAGCTGCTGCGGCTTGCTGTCTCTGCATTTCAATACCACGTTGTGTTTGCATAGTAGCAAAAACATTTTGAATAGACTGTTCGGAATATCCGGCATCTTCAATAGCTTGTTTAAGATCTTGTATTCCTTTTGATTTAGCCGATGCTGCCCATTCATCATATGTATTGAATCCTAACATGTAAGTTTCATCAATCATTTCCTGGAACTTACGAACAGCAGCTTGATCCGTAGCTGAAGGTGTAACAGATGAAAGTGCATATCCGGAACCAACTGAAGGAGTTGAAGATGCAGACATACCACCACCTGAAAGCTTTCGACCTAATGCGATTCCAGCTTTGCTTGCTAACCATCCTACAGTGTCAACTCTACCAGCGAAATTCTGTATATTGTTAACTTTTCGCATCCAATCATATCCGCTTCTCACAGATCTACCTGAAACAAGTGTAGCATAATCCGATATCAGATTCAGATCTTTATTTCGTGTAATCATATTATACAACTGATTACCATAGTTATTACCAACAGCAGTAGCTGTAAGTGACTTACTCAGATCTACTTGCAATGCAACATCATCTGCGATTGTTTGCATCAGGTTGAATCCCTTCTTGAGGGCTGACATAGGATTCAGCAAATCTAGTATGTTTGTAATAGTTTGCTTAATTCCTTCAAGAAACTGCAAAGCAGCTCCTTTTAAGCTAACAGCATACTCGGCATCCATCAGCTCACGAGCAAGCTGTTCGTCCCACATATGCTGTTGAACTGCTCTACCTACATCGCTATCAAGTACAAGCGAAAGACCTTCTTCTAGCATGTACTTGTTTATTTGCTGATTTCTCAGCTGTTCACGTGTAAGAGTTGTCTGTCCTGAGGAAAGTAATTCTAGATTAGCATTCAACGCATCATCAGAAACTTTCATTTCTGAAATAGCTTTTGCTAAGTAATTGAAATCAATTCTTGCAAACGCATCACGAGATAATCCGAATACTTGTGAAACCTGATCAGCGACCTCCATATAAGCTCCAGGCGCCATACCTTGCATACTTGCTAAGTTAGTGAATAGCTGACTAAATACACGTCTCGGGTTTTGCGCAAGCTGACGCAAGAATTCTGTGTTGGATGCGTTGATACCTGCAAGAGATCTGAGTGCTACCGTAGAGGGTTCATTACCTCCAACAGCTGCTTGATAAACAGCATCTGTAATCGAAGTTGCAAGATCTGGAGCAATTGCCCCTACAATTCCGGCAACTGCAGTCATCACGCCAGATATCTGTCCAATGTTACCTGTACGGCTTGCTTGAGAAATTCGTACTGATTGTTCAAATAATGATTGTGCATTCTTCAAGCCTGTAGAAAATCCACCAGATAGTTGACGACTAGAATACAGTATGTTGCTAGCAAATTGACGAAGTTGCTTATTAGCTTCTTCTATTGCTTCAGATTGAGATTTACCTTGTTTAACTGCATTAGCTACAATAGATGAATAAGATGCAGCATATCCGAAAAAGTCATGTGTTGGAATTGCAGCGCCTAACACAGATGCTTGATATGCAAATTCTTCTGCAATAGGACCGACAAGACCTTCTCTGAGAACATCCGGAATCTTTTCAAGAATAGCTGAACCACTGATAACATCGGTCAATCCTTCTTGACGAAGTCTCTCCGCAAGAACAGCCATCAAATCTTGAGTTTGTCCTTTGGTATATCCTTGTGTCTGACCTATAGTTCTAAGAGTGCTGTCCCAAGCTGCTTCAACTTTTTCAGCAGATTCTTGGAGTATCTTAAAAGGCTCAGTGACTAGAGATTCAATATCAGCTTGGAATCGCTTCTTTTCAAGCTCAAGAAATTTCTTGCGCTCATCTTGATAGCGATTTCCCGACGCTTTTAAAGCATTAAATAACGTTGTAACGCCTTCTATAGCAGGACCTAAAGCTTCTATAGTTTTCTTTATTGCTATGATAGCAGCAATTGCTATTAATATGACATATGGATTTCCAGTCGATGCTGCTTTACCTACAACAGAAGTTCCTACGTTAGTCATGGCTGTAGAAGAAACGCCGCTGGCTACAGCAGTAGTTGTACCTTTAGCAGCTGCAGCTCCCGCAGCACTTCCTGCACCGCCTGCCATACCTTTGAAAATATTAAACGCTTGACCGGCACCTTTTCCGCCTTTGGTAAACATCTTAATAAAATCAGGACCTAGCTCTGAAATGAGTTTTGATTTCATTTCATTTATTTTGTCCATCATTTGCTTACCGGCACTTGTCTTCTTAAATGCATCGAGTGCATTTTTAGTAAGCTGCTTTCCTAAAAGACCAGGAATATCTTCGAGTTCTACTCCTAGCTCCTTTGCAAAGTTATTCAAGCCTTTGGCGAGCGCATCTTTCCAGTTAAAACCAAGCAGACCTTCTGAAAGACCTTCAAAAATACCTTCTTCAAACGTTTTAGCCGATCTACGACGAAATCCGCTACTCGATGCCGATCGTGGATCGTCGTTTCGAAAGGAATCGTTGTCGTATTGATCACCTCGTCTATATCGTGCATCGTTTCTGAATTGACTGTATCGATCACGAAACTGACGAGAAGTGTTGTTGTAATCAAAACCGCCACCTCGGCCTTGAGAACGCAGTAACTGGGCTACATTTGCATCAATATTTTTAACATGCGTAAGCAACTCCGCAGAAGAAGCTGCTTGATTTTTAAATACATCAAACGCACCGTCGGATCTAGTTCCAGCGGTATTTTGTGTTTGATCATTATCCGGCATATCTGTACCTCATAATAACAATGCGAAATGACTCTTGTCTCATTAGACAATTCCATTTCGCATCAATCTATCGCTTTTGTTTGGATTTAAGAAGCTGTTCGCGCTCCTTAAGCTCTTTAGAAAGAGATTCAACATACTTTTTCCGAATGAATATAGGCTGATTCATAACCCATTCAGCTGAAACTGCCCCTTCGGAAGCTCTTGATACAAATAGAACTTCATCTAATACATTCTCATAAAGCTGTTGGCGAAGCTCCTGCTCAGTTTTGAGCTGGCCGTTTACGTTTATCAGCTCGCCAGGCGGCAAGGTCGCCCAAGGTTGGACGAAAGAAGCGATCATCGACCAGAGCCATGAATGTTCCAGACATTGATTGACATTTAGGACACTGCGTAGCCCCACCTAGTCTCAATCCGTAATTCGTACGCTCTGTGATGCTTTCCTTCAATATAGTATAATCAGCTGCACTCAACTCATTTTGAATAACTAATTTCTTATCAATCGGCGTCATCATTGTGTTGCCTTTGATAGAAGTTATCATGTAGCACATGCGTGCTAAATCAGCATTACGATTCTTTCCGTCTGCTGATTGGAAAGCTGTGTCCTTGCGAGCATTCAGCATATCTTGAATTGTAGGAAGTTTAATGTGAACATCACCTTCAAAATCAATGAATTCATCTTTGCTGATGATGATATCGTTTTTGAAATTCTCCGGTAACGGACGACATTCGATAGATCGTAGATCTACCTTAAACTCGCCATATGAAGCTTGACCACAATTACTACAGAGAATTGTATTTGTAGTATGGTAAGGTCCATAATTAAGAATACGAAGACATCTACAGATCCAATGATAATCAATCTCGAGAAGTTGCTTGAAATTAACGTGCTCTTTAACGGCAGCCGGTAGTATTGTTTCAAGCATAGTGTTGTCAAAATCTTCCGAACCTACATAATCAAGTTCAGATGCTGTGGGAATGCTAGAAAGTGTTAGTACATCAGGAATATCGGTATATAAACCTTTACCTAACAGTTCTACTTGTTCAGAAATTGCCATATGTTCTCTCCTAACAGTTTTAGTAAGAATTTTATTTATGTAAAAATATAAAAGGTTCTACAAACTATAAGAATGTAGAACCAAATTTGATGTTGTGTTCACTCGATTAAGTTGTTGCTGCGTAGAACATGTTGAAAGCTTCATCTACTGCAGATGTATCTGCCTCGATGTATTTGACTTCTTTCGGATCCGGTCTTCTGTCCGTCACCTTGCAGCGAGTCAACTGCGTTTCCTTGACATCTTCGTAAGTTGTGTGAGCCTTGACTGTACCGACGAGCTTAGAAACACGTTCAATATTCGCTATCGGAGAAGATGCAAACCATGTGCAGATGTCGTCGTTCACGGTTGTGAACTTGTAGAGGAATGTGGTACCATACATCGTATCAAATGTTGTTGCCAGATACGCCTGCGAGACCTCGATCTCTACACGAGATCCAATAACGCCTATCCAATTACTCTTAAGTGCTTTTTCGTGTGCAGCTTGGCGCTCGCGGGCGATCTCAAGATCTCTCAAATGTCTGTGATAAGCAGTAACGGCAGAAGCAACGATACTGATTTCATTTATTTTGCAGAACTTAGACTTGATGATCGTCTGAAGATTGTTGATGTAAGACGAACCGTCTGCTGTTTCCGGATCAAGCAGCCATGTGATGATATCAGAAACCTGCTGAAGGTTTTCAGATCTTTCAGCATCAAAATCAACAGAAGCGATCTTTTTCTCAGTGGTGGTGGGAATTCTCTGACCGAACTCATACCCTTCAATGAGATCTTCTGTTAAGGCGCCAGTCGCCCAAGGCTCACCTGAGCGAACATATCCGAAATGTCTAACGCACTCACCTGCATACTTGAGAACTGTCGCAACGTTGAGCCATGTCGGACCTTTACTGAGTTCGAGCATATCAGCATCGGCAGCTCTTTCAACTTGCTCGATGAAAGATGAAATCATTGCAGCATGTTCAGCTGTAAGCGTTCCTGTGAATTCCTGGAGGCAAGACTTACCAACTTGCTTCCAAGCATTCTGATTCGCATTATAGAGCAGACACGTTTCAGTTCTGTATCTATGCGTGTTGCAATGTTCGCATATGCAAGATGTAGTGAAATACTTCTGCGGGACTTCAACAGAAGTGTCGAACTGACGAATGACGTTACCTTCGTCGCGATGCGAAATGACAGCTACAAACTGCCATCCGCTTTCGGCAAGAGCTGTGCCGCTGACTTCGACTTCGATGTACTTGATGAAAACAGTCTTCGATGCTCCTTCACCGAGATCAATACGAGTTTTGATCACTTGTTCGCCGAGCTTCTTGTAAGAGAAGTTGCAGTTGTATTTGTTGCACTTCTTTTCGATAACTTTCAGCTTCGCCTCAAGCTTCGCTATGTTTATTTCGGGAATGAGATACTTAGACATAATATGGACTCCTTCTCTTGAAGAATTGATGTTTGATTTTTACAAGTATATTATAAGCCCTTATGATTATGTCAGTATTATATATTTATTAAATTTTTATAAATTTTAGAGACTACTGTTTTGCTATTGGAACTACTAGAGCCTCAAAAGAAGTTTTGCATCTTGGGCATATCAGTATCGACAAAGATACGGTGGGTGCAGCAAATATGCGCGAAACATCAGGATCTTCTGTCAGATCACTTGATATTAGATTTATTGTTTTACCGGCTCTGATTTCATCTTCATTTAATATCAGACGTCCACAGTTTCCGCAACGAGGTATAAATACAATCTTGTCTGTAAGGTCAATCATTTATATATGTTCCTTTCTAGTTTATAATAATGAACCATGATAGAGTTTTGCATTGTGTAATGCATTTAGCATACGCGACTGAGGCTCTGTAACTGTGTTGTAGATAATGAACTCATTCCATACAGCTACAGCACCAGTTTGGATACACAGCCACGTCATAAAATCACCATAGTATTCAACAGGGCAGCGCTTCATCAGTTCGTCACGTGTAATATTGTGTTGATTACACGCAAGCTTGATTAAATATTCTTGATGAGATGGAATCGCATACTCAACAGTTCCATCTCTCAGAATTATCACTTCAAGATAATCCACATAATGTTTCTTATGCTGCTCTATGTCAAATTTAGAATATAAGTTATAATCATCCATATAAGTTTGCTATCAGATGTATCAAATACATACCTACAAGTATCGTTGCTACAAATGCTACAATCGCTCCGAAAGTACCTGCACCTAATCGTAAACTACGTGGCTGTGTTTTGAAATACTTAGTTATCATTATTATGGGAAACATTGCAGAGCCGATTGTTAATAGGCTCACTAGGACATACAACACATCTTGCGTTGACATCATCGCGTACCTCCTTATATAATTTAGTTAGTTCTAGAGCTGCAAAATATTCGTACCCGGTAGGACCTTCGTTCATATACACATCAACTAGATTATGTTCTAACAGGTAATGTGCAAGATTATGTGCTAATTCTGATTTAATCGTCAACCACATAGGATCACTATCAGATTTGGGAGCTTCAAAGGGCAGCAACAAAGCTGATCCAATCACTTTCACATCACGTATCATCGTACAGTTTCTCCTGAATGATATATATTTTACTTATTGTTTTGTATGTAAAATGATCTACAAGTTCGATGATACTCTCAATATCATCTGCCTCAAAACTAGTTAAGCATTTATCAAGCAATTTGGTATAGTCACCTAAAAATGTTAATACCTCTCGAATTGCATGCTTAAAACAAGTACAAGCCGATGTTTGATATAGCGAATCATCTGAAAATATAAATAAATACATCTGTTTCATAACAGTTGACGTATCGTCTGTGTTCATTAGTTTTCACCTCTTCTATAAAATATACTGTAGAAATGTATTACAGTCATTGTTCTTAATCTTCTTATCGTCTGCACTTGCAATAAGCAATGCAGTGCCCCAATCAAGTTCTGCACCGCAGTTACTGCAGAACCGCTGATGACATACATAGCTGTTACACTCGGCACATCTGAAAACAGTCTTATTATCAACATTATCTGCTATCACATGCGAAGATACATGATGATCACATTTAGAAATTTCTTTCAAGATTGCAAACAATATATGACAACACTTATCAGCATACTCTAGTACTGTTTCACATTCATTTGCAGAATCTATCAGATGATCTAATTCTGCAGTTTCTACTGCAGTAGGTAGTCGTAATTCGTCCCCTTTGAAATTTATAGTTTCAATTTTCATCTTTCATTTCTCCTGCGCATACAACTCGAATTCCAAACGGGCGAATCGGATTAGCTATCTTACTTGAATCAAGAAGTGATTTTGCAAGAGCATATGCTGCATCTTTGGCTGATTCCACATCAGGTGCTTCAATGTCTTCTAGATATGCAGATAAATTGATGCTAACATCTGCCCAATACAGTTTCTTCTCATCAGACATATTATTTTATCTCCTTATGTAATATTTACGATATAACACTCACAAGATAATGACTTCATTTAACATCATAGACCTCTGTGTTCCATCTATCAACTGCAAGTGAATTGACCTTGATTTCATCTTCAAAATAAGGTCTAAGAAATTCTTTTTGATATTCAGTTAAAAACTTGGTCCAGCCTATACGCCATTCATGGCATAGAAAACAAGAGATTCCAATATACACCCAACCGTGTTGTAGTAATATATCATCGTCAGGAATTGTCCTAAGTTTGTCATCTAAACCGCATGCTATGTTAAATCTATCAATTATCTCGTGTGCAGTTGATACATGATCATAGCTGCTACATTCATAAAGTTCTCCGTCAGGAGATAACCATCCTGTTTTAAGCATATTATGATTTATCAGCTAGATCTGCATTTAATTGTGCAGCTTTTGCTGCTGCCTCCTCTCGAGTTTTGAAGATACTTGTTCCATACACATAATCATCATGTGCGTTCCAAGAATATATGTGAGGTCGAACATAGAAGGCTGTTTTTCTATATTTGCAACCTTCGCAGTCATCAACATACATATATTGTTGCGGACATTTCTCGTCACTCTTATCAGTACAGATACTGTGTTCAGTTACTATGTAACTAGTTACACCTTCAGGAAGAAAATGCGGTTCAACGCCATGTTCAACTAAGTAAGCTACAATCGCATCTAGATCAGCTGAATCAAAATTGATTGCTCTGAATTGAAATATTTCTATAAGGAGCTGCTTCAAGTTATCTATCATTGCACTAGTTGTCATAAATGTTACCTCCTCTGTTACTATATATAACGATTCAACTTTTAACCGCAATCATGATGATTTTAGTTTTCATTTCTCCCAATCTCTGTACCTCTTCCAGTTATCTCCTAATGAAATTTCAGGTTCATATTTAATATTTTCTAACTCAACATAAACCTCACCTTTATTAACAGATATGTGAAAGTCAGAAATAATTTCATCTGCATTGTTCTCTATAAACTCGTCTATCTGTTTATCAAACAATGGAGTATAATATACTCTACCATATTCAAAATCCCTTCTATCACTATAGATTAATACTTGAGGCTTTTCTTCCGGATACTGACTGGTGATTTTATCCCAGAAATTACCTAGAGTCATTGATTCTTCAAGCACTTTAATCGCTTCGCATAAAGCAATGTTATTCTCTGTCTTTTGCTGATACAGAAGTAGTGACTTGATAACTTCTAACGCTTCTTTATAGGTCATTCTTCTTTCTCCGTATTTAATGGACCACAAGACGTATTTTTATTTGCTATCCTCATTATAGTAGGTATAACAACAGTATCTATGCAAACAACAAAACTATCATCTTCACCGTGTTGTTTTACAAGTTCTTGTCTCTGTCTTTCAAAATCTTTGATTAAATCGTCAATATATTGGTCTGTGGACATTTCAATTCTTTTTAATTGTACATCTACATCTGCCGCAACAATTGCCGAAGTTTTCATTGTTAGCAGCTCTTCATCAGAATACCCTGATGTTAACCAGTCAGCAGATTTAGTAACTTTTTTCATTTGCTTTCTTCTTATAATATGATCTTGATATTTGTCGCAGATATCGGAAGCATAACAACTGGCACATTTTTCATAATCAATCTCTACACAAGCCCAACCGTGTTCAACAAGAAATCTGCGGTCAGAAGAGTTCTGCCAGTCCATTTCGTGCAATCCACGATATTGCGAATCGGCTTCTCTAAATCTTCTTGGTTTAATTTGAAGATACTCCATATCCCCGCAAGTATCTGTGCGCATCGCTTCAAGCTTTGCTTTATTTCGTGTTTCTGCAAACACTACAGTTGCATATTCTTCATATTCGTCATGTACAACCCACGCTTTCATTCTTTCCCTCCATCCATTCTCGTACCACAATGGCAATAAGGGTATAATTCTCTTAAAAGTTCGGTTTCATTTTCATCTGCTACGTTTAGACCTTCAAGATAAACACTTCGTTTGCAACAAGAACATTCATATACTTGATACCGCATCTTGATCCACTTCCCGTGCCGGACTTCTTCAACATCGGTGGTCGATATTTGTTTTTCAAGGACTTCAATTGCTTTGTCAACTGCTTCTCTTAACTGAGAATAACAAGCATCAGGATAATTTGCTTTTAATATTTCAATTGCTTCTTCGTTTGTCATTCTTTGTTCTCCTCTGGTTTCATTTTTTCAAGTATTCTGAATGTAGTTTCATCAAAGCACGCGCCATGATGGATAACCTCATAAAAGATATATAGCTGTCTGCGTATTTCGTATAAACGCTTGTCTATCTTGTCAGGATTATATTCTTCAAAATACTCGTAGAGAGCATTACACAGAACATTAAGTTCTTCTTCAGATATATCTATCTCCGCATATCCGTTTCTATTAAATGATTTTAGATTCATTTCTCTTTCACCTCATATATCAGCCCGTCTTGTTTTATGATTTCGTACTTCTCATTAAATTCTTTAAAAGAAACATCATCATCTATTGTTACTTTATAAACTGTATAAGGCTTGTCTGAAAGATGCACCATTCCAATTGCACCGAAAGCAACACCTGCGATTATTATTACAGCTGAAACTATTACAAGTGATGCTGCTCCCTCGCGGATACTTAGTATAATACATATAATACCTACGACAAGAAATATAACTCCTATACAGATTAGCACTATACATCCAAAAATAGACATATCTCGTGTTACTGTTTCAGATAAAATTGTTACACCTTCCATTGTTAGTCCTCCTGAATTGATTTAAAGTATTCTCTTATATTGAACCACTGGTCAGACATAAGATTTCCTATCTCATCTATTGTGCTACCCCACCCGTTATCTATTACTCTTATATATTGACCTTTGAGTTTCTCCCAACTGTCAACACCCACCGTTTCAAGAATGCGTGAGATTGCTTCCATACTTTCGTTGCAAACATATCTTTTATCTTTTTCTTTATCATACGTGTCAAGAGCATAACCGCCTATTCCACAGCCATATCCACCGAATTCTACAAAGATGTAAAACGTGAATATTCCGTGATCTTCTCGACCGAAAAAAGTATCTGTTATTCTTGCATTTCGTATCTCCATGAAAAGGACCTCCATATTGAAATTTCTTAGTTTAAATTCAAGTTTAACATAAGATGTTTCATTGATTTCACTTCCCATATGGTGTACTACTTAACAGTGACGCTGAAATGGCCAGTGCATCTAAATGATCTTTCAACCGCTTGCGTAGTTCTTTTTGTTCTTTTTCATATTCTATGCGCTCTTCGGGTGTCATATTTGCAATTCGTTCTTGTTCTAATTTGCGTTCTTGTTCAGCAAGATCAGCTAGATGACGATTATGAGCTTTAAGAGCATTCATCATTGACCTCCTCGTCCATTGTTGCTCCACAATAAGGACAATGTTTGTAGGATACTAACGTAGAAGAACCTTCTTCATATCGACAATGCGAACAGCAGTAGCCACTGAGCAACCCGTGGATATTTATAAGACGTTTCCAATGGGCATGAATTTCTGTTTTACTGTTGTGCATTCTCATATTTTCTATAACGAGTGGACAATCATATGGAGGTGTATCAAGTGTTGTTCTATGAAGAAGTTTACAGTTACCATTTTCATGATCATGTAGCAAACAATCAAAACAATCACTTGGAACATGTGAATGTAGTAGTTGTTCTATCTCAGTAATTATATCATGATGTTCTATGTGCATACGATACCAGCTCTCTGCTTCAATAGCTGCGAGCTGTGATGTCGATGCGTATCCAAATCCATCAAGACACTCATCCCATACACCGACGCGTACAAGTTCCTGTACAACCCACATCCAGTGTCCCTCAGGACCATCAAATGGAAGTATCATTATTCGATATCTATTGTCCATATAACAGCCTCCAATATAAAAAATAGAAGATGTATTTCTACATCTTCTATAACGATTCTTTCTTTTTAATCTTTGGGTGTTGCGGTATAGCCTGCTTTATACGTTGCATCCTTGTCCACTAGCTGCTGCGGAGGTACCCAACCTGCAAATGTATAAGTATATTCATCGTCATCAGGTCGTGTCGGTGTTTTAACTTCAGGCGGATACACTGTAGGGTCTTCACCTTTAGGAACATACTTAGATTGTATTAATGTGTCGTCATAATCTAAAAATGTTATTTTAAATATCTGTACAAATTCAACAATGTGACCTTCGGGTTCATTCTCATACACTCTCACAAATGCTGGATCATTGATGTAACCAGGTACTTCCTTTTCAGCGTTAGGAGTAAACTCAACATCATAATATGTTTTAGTACTATTGCCGTAGTTTTTATATTTATACATGATCAGAATCTCCTCTGGACTTATAGCTTAGAGTATCTCGTCATATCCTCTCAACGACTGCGCCGCAAAATAAAGTATCTCTTGCGCTTGGTCAAGTATACTCAAATCATCATCGCTTATATGACCCTCGGCATCTGGTACTTCTATGAATTCAGACAACCACTCTTCTAGATCATCTGCAATCTTTTCAGCTACTCTGCTCAACCGAGACAGCTCACTTGCGGAAGCACTCTTTATGTTGCAACCTTCGATATCTTCGTCATCAACACCGTCTGCAAATCTCTCTTCCTCGCCGTCATCGCATACAGGGCAACTGCCCATATCTGTGAGCTTACGGCCACATTTCTTGCAGCAACCTTCTTCATCATAGTCATCTTCATCAGATGCTTTGATTTTCTTCTTGCCACAGCCGGACTTGATATCTTTCTTGTCTTCACGATCTTTGACGAAATCGGGATCTCTTTCGGCATCTTCGTCGTAGTAGTCGACTTTCTTATTTGTCTTCTCAAGCTCCTCTACGACAGCTCTCGCAAGTTTGCTATCACGATGTTTCTTTGTTATCTCGTTCCAGATAGTTGAGAGCGGCTTGCCTCTGACATAATCATCTTCATAATCTTTGACGAGTTTGTCGATGAGTTTGTAATCAGTTGAAGCTTTGATCGATGATTTGACATCATCACCTCCATGAGAACACTCATCATACATGTCCCAGTACTTTCGAAAATCTTCTTCAGTTACACTGTAACCATCATCTGAAGCAAGCTGTCTAAATTCATCAAAATCGTTTACAGGTAGTCCATTCTGTGCATCGGTACAAGCCCATTCGTGCAAAAATTCAAACGGAATAGAATCTACTGCAGCCTTGACTGAAGATGCAGCTTTGATTTGATTCTTCGGCTGAACTATAAAGTTCTTTTTCATACTTTTATGTTACCTTTCTACTGTGTTTTATAATGTAGGCGAATTAAACGCATCGTCAAATCGCTGTGTTTCATTTTGAAGATATTCAGCAACTTTCTTCTTTGCTCTTTGTATGTTGTTAAAGCAGTCATGTAAGATGCCGAGCACATCTGTTTCATATGTTTCTTGAAGCATCCCGACTGTATCACCGTTTTCATCTACCAGGAGATATGCTGTCTCTGTTGGACCATATGGATCATTCTTTGTTGTCCACTCTTGGATGCGATATCCTAGCATCTTTGCAGCTTCTCTCAAGAGATATTCGACCTTCTCGTCAACATGTAATTCGTGATCAGGTAAATGCTTGTATTTATATGGATCATGTTCACATACAATGTCCTTCGTTCCTTCAACATCTGCGAATACTTTATATGTAGAATCATCTATCTCACGAGCTCTACCCTGATAGCAGAGTCCTTCGAGCGCACGTAGAAGATCCCACATATCTATACCGATACGATCTGCTTCAAATATGAGGCCGCCAGGCTCTTCTGCTGTATCACGTCTCTTAGATACGGTCTTTCCTGCAAGCTTTTTGACAATGAGATCACCATATTGATCTGCTTCTTCTTTGCCGAAGTACCAATCAGAAGCAGCTTTTACCGAAGTATTCGCTTTAATTTTATATTTACCTTCGAGCATCTTAGATAACTCGTCTAACGATGTCTGTGGAACTAGAGTTTCTATAATTGCATCAAGCTTCTTCTTTGCATCACGAGCAAGCTCCTTATCGCCATCTTTCTTATACTGAACATAATTATCAGCATATTGATTGACCATACGCCGCCAATCATTGTTGAAATACTTAGTTAACTTTGTTGTCAGATCACGAACTAACTTATCGGAAGCAGCTGTTATCTTCGTGTTCTTTGTTATCTTCATATTCGCTCACTCTTATCCTTTATATCCAGTAGCGTACATCGCTCTGCGTTGAGCATCTGCTTCTTTCTTTGTATCAAATTCACCGTGTTCTTTGCCGGTGTCTCCTCTGTTGACCCATTTGCCGTTGTTCTTCTTAACGGTATCGGCTTTAACATTGCAGCTTTCTTCAATGTCGTTAGATACGCTCATCGTATTCGCACGCTTGCGGGATAGTTTGATATATCTGATTATGCTGTTGATACGTCTCTGAGTCTCTGTCGGCGTTAGTGTCCAAAACTGATCACTGAGATGTGCCAGTTTATCCTCGGCATCTTGTAGAATATCGTACGATTCTGTGCTACCAGTGGCTGACGCTTCTGCTGCTCTTATTATTCTTCTTTTCATATTCTCTCCTTGATCTTTTCATTACTCTTTATCAACATGATCTTAATTGTATCCTTTAAGAGAATCTATGCACTTGATAGCTTTATCAACAGCTTTCAGTGCATTATCTATTCTGTGATAATCTAAGCTATCGCTGAAAACAGATTCAGTCAGCTGTTTCAGACAACGCTTGCTCTCATTTAATTTATCTTTTACTTCTTTTACATCTTCAGCAGTGTAGTCACCAGCTACTTCCATATATTGTTTGGCTGCTCTTATGTATCTCTTCATACATTTCTCCTTAAATATTCTACTTGTTTCATCGACAGATGTTCTCCATTGACGATAAACAATTTTATCTCATCTCTGTAGTAATCTTGTTTACCCCAGATGATTGTATGATCTTTGCCATATCTTCTTATCGGTGACGGGCAACTGTCGATCATATCTGCATGAGTTATGATACGATCTTCACTCTCATGCGTATATTTATTGTATTTGTATGTTGTTGTGTAAAAGTATCCACGAAGTACATTGTCGTAATTCTCTGAATATTCTTCGAGTTTCGGCATCTGTATGAGTATGAATTTACTCAGTAGTATGTCTCCGGCAGATGCTGATTTGATATATCGTTTCATTTCTGCTCCGCATAACAAATATTTATGTATATATCAATAATATGTAAGGTTATTCTCTTATATATGTTATAACGATTTTTCTTCTTATAGTGTGGCCATGTTTTCTTCGGATGTGATAACAGGTATGCCGTATTTGTCTGCGTATTCAAGAGCTATTGGATTGTCTGAATATATCACAACATTCCGGCAACCTCTGAAGATGCCGCTGTTCATACTGCGAACACTCATCGGAATGTTTATTCTTTCTAGTTTAGTGCATCCTTCAAATACAGCAGAATCGATTGAAAATACACCTTCCTCAATGCGAACATATTTTAGTTCTCGACATCTGCTGAATGCATCCCACGATATATGTTGAACACTTCCTGGAATTACTATCTGTTCTAAGCTCTCACACTCTATGAATGCATGACCTCCGATATATTCAAGACCTGACGGAAATACTACATTGGTTAATCTGTGACAATATGCGAAAGCTCCTTGGTCTATGAAGGTAACACTGTCAGAAAAGTCAACCTGCTGTAAACTGACGCAATCATAGAAGGCTTCAGATTCAATTTCTATAACAGTATCAAGTATCTTAAGAGTTTCAAGATGTCTGCACTCTCTGAATGCGTTTCGGTCAATGCTGTCTACGCCAGATACTACTGCATGTTTGATATGTGAACGAATTGCATCTGGAATGTAATCACCTATATATTCATATATTGAATTTTCTGTATCGCTGATATCAATTATTTGTGTTGGATCTATCTTCATGAAGAAATCTCTTAGGCCTCTACTGTCATCAAGAAATTCATTTACATCAATCGGATCGTCATTTCTGTCCATGAATTGTTCAGATTCAAAATGGAACTGGTACTTTATGCTAGGCACATGTTTGTTGATAATTACATACAATGGACCTTGCTTGGTATAATATTTGTAATAGTAATCATCTTCTGTTGAAGCTGTACACCATGTTGTACCTTCGCCTAGCTTACATGCAGCTGCATATGTCTTTGGAACATAAACTATCCACTCGCTATCTTCATACACCCTATCTGCATCTTTTTCAAGATCAACATCGCGTCTATTCTTCTGACGCTCTCTCACCTCTTGACGATGCGTTTTATTCTTGTAAGACGAATCATCGTTCAGCATATTTTCGACGTCAGCGATAGATTTGTATTTCATTATATCGCGATTGACAAGATTCTGCTTCTCAGATTCAAATCGAGTGAGGACATCAGTGAGATGACCTTCATTCACTATGGGGACCTCTATTAGCAAGTGTGAGTATCCATCTACCATAAGTTCCTAACTGCTTGCTTCCTTCTTTGTATGTTGGATCTAATTCAATCAGACGCTTTATATTAGTTGGTTCAACGTTCGGATAATATTTGTTTGTCATCTCATCGAACTCAGGAGTGCCGATCGCAGCTGCAAATATTTCTGACTGAGGATATTTGATAAATTTTTTCATGCGGAACTAGCTCCTTTACGCAATTATTATAGTGTTACCAGATCTTCATCTAAAGGAACAACAGGTATTCCTTCCTGTTCTGCATATTCAATTGCTATTGGATTGTTTGTGTGTATTGTAAGATGATCACAAGCAGCGAACGCACCTTCGTCTATTGACGTTACGATGTCCGGTATCGTAACGCTTGTAAGACTGCTGCAGTCAAAGAACGCCCTCCAGCCTATACTCGTAACACCGTCAGGTATCGTTATGCTCGTAAGATTGGTGCAACCGGAGAACGTCTTATCACTTATTTTCTTCACGCCGTCCAGTATGTTTATACTTGCAAGACTTTCGCAGCCGGAGAACGCTCGATCACCTATACTAGTAACACTGTCAGGTATCATAATGCTTGTAAGACTGCTGCACAAGGAGAACGCATATTGACCTATTTCAGTTACGCTGTCCGGTATCGTTACGCTCTTAAGATTAGTGCAGCCGTTGAACGCATGATCGCCTATACGTTTAACTCGGTTAGAAATAGTAACCTTTTTGATGTATGATCTCACATTTTGTGGTATTGACTTGCCATCATATTCATATTTAACATATTTGCTGATATCAATAACTTCTTCTGGATGTTTCTTCATGAAGAAATCACGGAGCGCATGATCTTTGTCTAAAAATGAATTTAAATTGATCTTTTTGTCGTTCTTGTTCACAAACTGCTTTGACTCAAAATGAAATTGATATTTTTCACTTGGATCTTTTTTGTTTATTACGATATAGTATTCTCCACCATATCTTGATTTATAATCATTATAGTAGAAGTCACTTTCTGTTGAAGCAGTGCATCATTTTGTGCCTTGACCCAGCTTGCAAGAAGCCGCATACGTGTGAGGTACCCACGCCTCCCACTCGCTATCTTCGAAGACTTTCTCTGCATCCTTATCTAAGTCTGCATTCTTTCTATCTTTTTGTCTCTGCCTTACTTCCTGTCTATGAGATAAATCTTTATAAGAATTGTCGTCATTCAACATGTTTTCGACATCATCTACAGATTTGTATTTCATTATGTCTTTATCTTTGAGGTTCTTTTTCTCGTCCTCAAATCGGATAAGGACGTCTGTGAGATGTCCCTCGTTCACTATTGGACCCTTATTCGCCAGGTTGAGTATCCAACGTCCGTAAGTACCTATCTGATTACTACCCTCTTTATATGTCGGATCCATCTGTATATATTTCATTACATCTTCTACATTTGGATAGTATTTTTTGAATATGGCCTCAGCTTCAGGCGTGTTAAGGGCAGCAGCTTGTATGTATGATTGTGGATACTTTACAAAATGATGCATATTGTCACCTCTATGAGTACAGTTACTAGTATATACATTATAGAAGGTTATAACATGTAAAAAGAACATTTAAGATTAACAATAAAATGAGCTAGTAGACACTAGCTCAATTTAACTTGCGGAATAAATGATTCTCCACGTTGATCTAATCAGCGACTGAGCTAATCAGTAGAAGATGCACTCGTTTTGCCAAGTTCACTCATAGTTTGATGCAATGTGTTGAAGTAGTCATTAAACCATCTGTCAGACTTCACAAGTTCAACTGTAAGCTGTTTCATTATTTCACAAAGTTCAGATACACTGAAATTCAAACAACTATTTGAAATTACATTCGGTATGGAAGGAGTTCTAAAAATCTGTCCATGATACACACTGTTAGATTTCACTTTCATATTTTTCATCTCAATATCTGAGATGTCGAACATAGATTGTAAAGATGAATATCGAATGTGGCATCGCAGCTCAACATTTTTACAGCTCAGTGTTTGATTTTCAATTGTCCACAGATTTGTCCATCTGTGATCAAATAAATCAGATAAAGGATGAACAACATCTACTCCCATATCTGCTGGACGTACATTTACAAACGTAATAACGTCATCTGTATGATGTTTGACATAGTGCGAAGCTAGCGCTTGATTCATAGCGTATTCTAATGTAGGCAGCTGAATGTTGTAGTAGTGCATAACAGCATCTGTAAGCTGATCCAGATATTCATTGTCCTCCTCTGTGAGATCATCTGCTGTGATTTTGTTTGTGCTGCTATTAACTATTCGCAGTACATTTGCCCATACATCATTCATACTAGTATTCATACTTTATATTTCTCCTTATCTCTGATATAATTACTTATAATTTCCGCAACAGCATACAAAGTAGGCACACAGTGCTCCTCAACAGTGAGACGATCATTTGATTCTATTCTTACACGATACTTTTGATTCAGGTTATCAACATGTATTGTTAGATCTGAAGCTGTCATAGGCCATCTCCTTATTTGTGTTACATATTATATAACGATTCATAAAAATAGTTGAGGATTTCTCCTCAACTATTTGTTATAATCTGATCACGAAATGAACTGATCAAGAGATACTGTGGGCGGAAGTGCAATCAGATCTATGTAGATATCATTGATCACACCAGGCACTACAAGATATATCTTTCCGATAACTGTATTAGCAGCAACTTGATCTTCTGCATTGATATCAGCAGACATCTTGATGTACCAATCCAATATAGCACCTTGATTCTTCATTGTATCAAGAAGTGGTGCACATCCTGCATAGAATTTATCATAAGCTTGCGAATTATTGTACTGGAATGTAATTGCAATCCCGCATCTGTATGCAATATCTTTAACAGCATTGACGAGATATCTAGTAGACATATTTGCAAGCGCTTGATATGTTGCGGGAGGTAGATCAAACAATGTTGAATTACCCCATATGACTGTGCCTATATCAGGTATAGGTGTAAGAATATTCACACCAACACCTTCTTGTTTCTGCCACTTATCAAGAATAGACTTTGTTATTGTATAATCAAATTTTGTTATCTTGACATTGTGTTTCTTGTTACTAGGAATAAGCCATTCATACTGAGCAGCTTGATTCAATATCTGCGCTCTACTTATTATCAACGATAAGAACGACGGTGGCATATGAACAGCTTTTGTCATGGTCACTAATGTAAAATATGCCCAGTTGAAGAGAATGCCCGAATTAGTATTAAACAATATTCCGTTGACATCATTTCCGCCTGCAGCTTGAAACTTGGACAGCTGTTGAACATAACCGCCCTCTGCTGTCTCTTCGTTGTAGAACCATACAGGCGGGCAGCTGCGAGGCGCATCGAGCATACCAGCACCGCATCTGCTGTAATATGCAACTTCCATTATCTTTTTATGAAGAGGTGATACTTCAAGAGGCGATACTGCAGATGTTTCCTCAGATGGATCTTCGTACTCAAACAAATCTTGATCATCCCAACCCGGAGAGATGATTCTCTGAGGATTATAAGACAACTTGTCTTTCAAAAGATCATATACTCTATAAGCTGCTGTGTAAACCCACTCAGTATAATATATCTTTGCAAGTTTAGATTCATTAGTGGCATAAGCTGCTTTCAATTCTGTAACTTTAGCATTTACTTTCGTCACATACTTTGCTGTACTATTTGAACCATATCTAGATGTAAGAAGAGCACTAACTGCATTTGATATATCGGCTGCCTCAGGAGTTGCAGGCCAATCTTCACCACCTATAAGAGATAGTTTATCTGAACCTGAAGCGGGTGCATAAGTATCGTCATCACTGATACTACCCGAAACGGTAAGATCTACAAATTTAGATTCTACTTCGGATACAAGTGGAATGTTAGTTTCAACTTCCGGAACATTGAATGTAAAAGAAAGATTTTCAACAGCATTAGATACACCTGTTAGAGGATCTTCTACACGGATGATAAGATTCCAATAGTGCGAAGTACCTAGCGGCTTTTGAGATAAGTAGCATCTTAGTGTATTGCCGAAGGTGCCAGGATACTTGGCCTTGACTGCAAGACTGCCTTGATCTCCTATTTGAAATACGCCATCAGCTTTTGCTCCAGGAGCGAGACGACACACTAATACGTCATATCCAACAGATAAGAGGGTCAATGCCATCTGATACGAATAGTCGTTTGCTAATCTATAGTTAGCAGCTGGACCTCTATATGTAGCTATAAATTGCTCCATACCTGCTTGATTAGACGAGAATCTGCTCCAAGCTACATCGGCAAGGTCAGCATCTGTTTCCGAAGCAAGTGTCTGAATGCCTGATAACGTAGCTGGATCAACATAACCGGGTCCCCAACATGCTGTAATAGGTAACGCTATCGTTGCATAAGCATTGTTACCTATTGCATATGTGTAATTTTGAGAAATTTCGTTGATTACTATGTTTGCCACGTATGTGTACCTCCTAAGAATATACAGTGGTTATTTTCTTTTCTTATTGTGATTATCTACTATGTTTTTATACAAGGTTATTATTTTTTTTTATTATGAAATCAAATTCAATATGTATTTAAGGTCTTCAATCGAAGCATTGTAGAAATCATGATTCCATATCCAAAAGTCCTCGTGTTCTTTACGTCTGAAGCGATGAAGTGATTCATCTGCCCAAATGAGTTTCCAACGACGTTTATATTTACGCGCTGAATTTTTCTCATTATCTGACCTCAGCTTATCTTTGATCTTAGTGATGAGTTTGCCACGTTCAAGTCCACATCCATCATCATCTCGTGCAAAGTATGTGTAAGCGATTTCAGATGTTGTTAAACAGATCGGCTCATTGTTGATAGCGATTATATTTTTGTACGTATATGCTTGTGTACCACGAGTGAGATGTGTTTCTCCCCGTAGTACTAGCGCATTCATATCTTTATGAACAACATAATCCATAAATACTATGTTATTATCCTACCCTTTCACAAAAGTTTTATGAAACACGTTGTGACCAAATCTATGCAATTTGAGCCACTTGTGGTGATCATCATAATTGTTATAGTATGCAAATGAACTCTGTATAGAATCACGAATATATTTCTGTTGCGAATCGTCTGACCATTTCTGTACATATATAAGAATACGCCTTCGAAAACGACGTACACTGTCTCGATTTCCGTGTGACACTACATAGGACGATTTGGTTGCGATGAAAGTAGCTTTGCAGAATCTTATTGGACGCACAATTGATTGTATTATACATTTGCTCGAATTGATTGTGAATCCAAGTTCGGCTGCTTTCTTAATTATACGCTCTAGCATCTGTTTTACATCTCTATGCGGTGGTACAAACACAATGTAGTCATCCATGTAATGTCCACATCCTGCAAGATGCAGTTGACAAGCGATGTAATGATCTAACTTTGATGGAGCTGCAACCATCTCGGCTTGACTTGGCTCTACCCCAATAGGCATTCCACATTCACTAGATGTAGATTGAACTATTAGATCTACTAAATGACGAATTCTATCATTCTGAAATACATATCTATGCTGATTATACAATAACGAATGTGGAGCTGTCGGAAAGAACTGCTTCAGATCAAGTAGAATTACACTACCTTCATCATTGTACTTTCTCTGAAATTTCTGTATGTTTGTTTTAACTTGCCGAAACGTGAAGTGTAGTCCTTTACCTTTGAGGCTTGCTCCGTTGTTATATAACAGATACTTCTTGTATCCCTTGAGCAGTATATCTTGAGTAATGACCTTTTCAACTTGTCGGTCACGTACATCTGGAGATTCAATGTGACGCAGTTTACCACGTTCATGTATCCAGAATGATTTTCGCTTTCTCGGTTTCCATGTATCTGTCAGCACTCTGAATAGTGCAACTGCAGTTATTGAGAATAAGTGACGTTCAAAATTCTGAATGCTGTACTTCCATCTGACGTTTCTACAGCATTGTTTTCCCGATCTAAATAGACGATGATATGTGAATATTTCCTCAATTGTACCAATTGCATCTGAATTTTGCTTTCGTTTCAGCTCTCTGCGAAGTCGTCTTCGTTGATATCTTTGCTCATGTCGTTCTGAACTTGTAATAGATATTCACCTCGTGCATAACTTATTTACTACATCGGTAAGTTACATAACAGTCAACACATGAAATAGAAATGATGCAGAAGTTTCTACCATGCAAGAAGCGTCCGTGCTGCTGTGTCACGAAGTCATTTTGGATTGATAGCATCACTATCAATCTCAGGAAGCATTTCTCCTTTTGTAAATGGTCATATATCCGCACGCATACAGATATGTTCAACCTATGCAAAATCGGGGAGCACCCATACGAATTGTTGGCGTTGTTATTGTTGGCGTTGCCGCTGTTGTTGACATTGCAGAAATTGTTCGTGTTAGAAGCATTTGGCGAACGAAGCCACCAGTTGACAGCAGAATGCTATACAGAAATACACCTGAATTAACTTACCTAGTTAGATCAGAACATTGTTCGGATCATAGTCAGGCAAGTTGACTCCGTTTAGAATTGATGAGAGTTTCTCCATATCTGAACGAATTACGCCATTAAGCAAATTGAGGAGCTTTTCATATGCAAGACCACAGTCTGTTGAGAGCTTATCTAACTTTTTAATGGCGTCATCTGCTGATAGAGAGTCACCATGAGAATTGCTGAAACAACCTTGAGGATTATTTACCAAAACTTCAAAACATATGCCGAGCTGCACATCTAATGAGAGCAACTTACCACGTGCTTCCAACAGATGTGTTCGGCGTTGTAGCATGTCCTGTTTAAATGCTACAGATTTAGTTGATGGGACAATTGAGTTTGCTTGTTCACATTCCGATATTACTGCTACAGATAATGATTTGATGTCATCCGCAAGTAGCCGAGAGTACCGTGCTGACAGCCGCGATATCAACTCCAATACATGATTGTTGAGCATATATGCGGCATTGACATATTCGGCTTTACTCTCATGACGCTTGTAATAAGGAACAGACATAATTCATCCTCTGTGACAGTAAGTTATTATCTAGGTGCGGCCCACTCGGGGAGACTTTCGTCTCCCCTAAGCCGCACCGGAAATCAGACGACAAAAAGCGGGGAGCACCCATACGAATAGCCGGCGCTGCTACCGGCGGCGTTGCCGCTGCTGTTGACATAGCAGAAACTGGTCGCGGTAGAAGCACTTGGCGAACGAAGCCACCAGGTGACAGCAGAATTGGGTGATGACACATTGTACTTTTTCGTTGATCCACCATTGATATAATATTGATATTGCGCTTGATGATTTTGCTCTTCGGCATTAGCATAAGTTCGTGTGCCAAAGACTTCTTGTTCTGCAAGGAGCGGCAGATAATCAACAAGAGCAGATACATTTCCGGCAATACTAGAAGAACCGCCGACATTATCTGTCCACTTGATTACAGGTTTCATCACTGCCCGAAGTGCAGCAGGTAAAGCAGCCATGAATGTATTCGCAGCAGGTGAAGTTGCAGTTGTCGATGATGCATCACTCTGTGCTGTATCTGTTGAACCAAGCAGATTATATCTCATTCTTGAATCCTTCCAACCACCTGCGTTGCTGTTAGTGTTGTTCATGCTGAAATATGTATCTGCAGACACACTGCTTCCACCTTTTGAATCGTACAGAGTTATGTCAATACTTCCTGGATTTGCAGTTTTAAAAGTGCCGAAGGTGATGCTGTGCGAGTAACCAGACGCTTCAACTGCGATGTTGTGATCAAATCCCATTATAAATGTGTATAGAGTTGTATCTGACGAAAATGTCAAACCGTCTCCAATCTTGGTTCCAGAAGGAATTATGATTGATTTAACATCGCCTACTGACCACAACGACGAAGCTGTTCCAGCATCTGACGCAGCACGAACAACATTCCAAGAAGCTGTTTCAAGATCTACGAAATCAACGTAAGCTGCCCAAGCCGACAGGTCTGTTGACGGCGTAAATGGGAATACTAATCTTGTCGAAGCATCACCTTTTGTAGTATCCCATCCGACGAAGTGGTAATCTTGTTTAGTGGGTGAATCTGGTGCGACAACACGCTCACCCGATTTAACTTGATGTATTGCATACATCGAATCGTCGTCATCGTAGAATGTTAATGTCTTACCACCAGGTATTGTCGACCCTGTTTCTAATGATCCAACAACACCGCCGATGTTGACATCTTTTTTGATGTTTCCTGCAATCAGTGTATCTGGTTTAGTGATTGTTACTTGAGTCAATACCTTTCCAGAATCGGGAGTTATTGTTTGATCTCCAGAAGCCATATTCAATGCAGTCGTCTTTGTTTGTTCAGGTTTCTCAGAACCTAGAGTAAATGCAACATACTCACCGGGAGTATCTGCATTTTCAATTTGCACAGTTTCGACGCCTTCAATAACATCGTTACCGAGTTTTACCTTTGCGCTCATAACTATCTGATTATTATCTCCTTAAAAATTGATATGTGTTATAATATTGTTATTGTCGAGTTTTCAAATGAATAAGGTGCTTTAAAAAGTCGAACTGTAGATCCTAACACTTCATAACTATATGGATTCTCGGGCTGTCCTCCAGAAGAGTGTCCTGTAAATGCAGGGCTATCTACGTATGACATCTGTCTAACAAAATAGTTTGGAATTTCATATTTTGTTTTTCTTGCTTTTACTTTTACTTTTCCATAGAATTCTCTCATGTTATTTTCAATTGACCTCCTACTGTTTCATATGGTGCTTTTATCAATGTTAATACAGATCCTAATACACGATAAATGTAAGCACGAACAATATAAAATATTACAATGTGTTTAGATTCCTGTTCAGGATTGTCAAATATCCGAATGAACGCTGGATCATTTATATAATTAGGAACTGTAATAGTACCACCAGGATCAACTGTTTGCCCATAATACTGTTTTGTTACAGCACCATAGTTCTTATACGTGATCATTAAAAATACCTCACCTACTAGTTGTATTATTATTAATATGTAAGGTTATTTTATTATAAATGTAGGATCTTCAACAGCTTTAAGTCTTACCGGAGTATACTCAACAAGTACAGCACCTTCGCACTTCAATGAAAGTATTGTTTGATATAGTTGACCTCCCTCGAGATATTCAGTTACACCTGATTTTCTTTCGATACTTGCGTCCCTATCAAGAGCAACTCCAAATCGAACTTTACGTTTTGCTTCATAAGGAAGTGTTATTGTCAAGAAATACATGTCTGAATATTTGAACATCAGTTCTCGAATCATTTCATCCATATCTGCGACATTTGTAGTCATTACAGTAACATGATATCCAAGATGAATTGGAATTATTTTTTCGTGATACAAATAATTAGAAGTGGGATCTATAACAGCAGCCACACCTCTATGTGTCCATGTGAAGTTTGATCGAGATGTATCAATAGAAGTATCTGAATCTCTAGCAACGGCTACAAGTGGAAACTGAATATCATCGTTTTGCAACTGAGCTGCAAGTCCTATTATCTGATCAGGCTCGACTATCTTAACAACAGGATTAGAAAGAGCATCTGGATTAAAAGATTTTCTTAGATCATCGCAAAATGATTTATCATATACATATATCATTTCCCGTCCTCCTGAGTAGTATGATAGTGTCCTCTATAATCAGTCTGCGGTTTCAAAAAATAATTAGAACTATTAAATTTCTTCTCTATTTCTTTATCTGTTTGCCCTACAGGTTTCTTGTCATATACGGGAACAACTTGGCATACTAAATGATCAGGGGCAACCATGTCGTATGTAATTTCAGTCACTCTGAAAAGTCTATCAGGGAGTTCACTATATTTACCAGCTATTCTGAACAACGAATCTTTCTGAACATAAGGGAGATTGAAGCTGCAATGAATAAGAAACGGAAGATTTTTATCATTTTCAACAACCCATCCATAGCGTTTGAACGTTTTTATCTTAGGATTTCCATCAAAGAAAATATGCGTTTCTATAAAATCAGAGTAGCCATCAACAACAGATTCACCTTGATCATTACTAGCAGCAAGATTTGGATATTGATATGTAACAGGTATTCCACGCATCTGTAAAGCTTCATCATATCGAGCGCGCATCAGCTTTATATCTTCACCAATTAAGTTTATGGACATCAATGTCACCTCATATACTATAGGAATAATCGGGACGTATGCTAGAATTATCTCGAATTATATCATCGATGTTAGCTACAAAATCAAGCCAAGACCAATCATAATGCTGAGTCTCAGATATCTCTGAAATATTGATAGCTGTTCCATGATACAATGCATACTCTAACTCTTTCTTACGGATCAAGTATTTGTTGTCCAACCATTGCGGATTTGACTCGATCTTAAAAGCTATGACGATTGTTTTTCTGTCTGTTTCAGATCCCTTAACTGATTCTATTGAAACTCTGCGCAGTTTATCAAAGTGCAGATCTCTTAAGGTCATTAAATACTGTATCTGTTGTCCAGACAGATTAGAATGCTGCGCAACCGTAACATAAAATCCGAACTTAGCTATCTCATTCAAAATAGTAGCAGGCGTTATTGCATCTTCAGTATGCACATAATCTGGAACAACTATGTCTCCAGACGGATCTATTATCGTTGCAAATAAAGTTCCAAAATCTGTGTGCACAACTGCAATTCGTAGGCCACGCAACTTATCATTTTGAATAAAGTTTGTAACTTCGATACGCAGATCTCTGCTAGCATTTGATTTGCAATTTACAAGTTGCGTCCAATTTGATATTCGATATCTAAGAGGCAACTGATTCATTGATATCACCTCTACATTCTCTTACATATTGTTTTAACTCTAGCTGAAATGCTTCGAGTAACTTAAGATTGACGTCAGGATATTCTGAAAAATATCGTGCGATCATATCTATCTTTAGTTTAAAATACAGTATACGTTTATCTGCATCAGATATCTCCGGATGTCGTTCTGCAAATATAAAGTATCGAGTTACTACAGACGAAAACGCCTTATGAACAGTTGCATCATCTTTAGAAAGATCAGCACGCTCTATAGTTTTAAAATTTGTGCTGTTATAGTTCTTTAGATCATGGAAAAATAAGCGTGTAAGCTCTAAACTAGATAGCACCTTGATCACCACCTTCACTAGAACTCAAGTCAATATCCCAACTCATTGCATCTGCACCCATCTGAGGAAATACTTCTGTTAATATTTCAGTCAATGCTTTATGATAAGATTCCTCATCTTTCATACCCATTTCTTTCATCAGAGCTACAAGCGCAGTAGCTTGATTGAGTGCTGCATCTCGTTTATCAAATTGAACAGTTGACTGCACTGTAAGTATTGGATTCATATGAAGCTGGAATTTATCAATAAATCCTGACATATTTCGCATCTGGAAGTAATTATTCAAACCTGATCTCCAGCCTTCCATGTATGCAGTTTCAAGTCTCTGTAACTTGTTAGCATATACAATAGAACGTTGAGATAAAACAGCTCCGGCACCTCCTAGACCTTCATTCGACGAGTAGTTCAAATTTTCTTTAGGTACGCCTAATACCGAAAGCTTTTTATTTTCATAGTGTTCGAGTAACTTGTATTCGGCTTCTGTAGCTTCTGCCATGTTGAGGTCTGTTATCTCAATCGGAACTGTGCCATTAACTTTCGGTAAATAAATCAAATTGTTAGGACTTTGCGGATTTACAAAGCTTTGAACATCTCCTGTTTGTGTATTGAGAGAAAGTTGCTGCTCAACAGAATCTTTTAGCTGCTGTAAATTATCTCGAATCTCATCTTCTTCAGTACCTGCTTCAGCTGAAATGAACTTAATAGTTCTAGATAACGAAGAAAGCAGAAGAGCATCTTCTAACAGACTAAGAGTCTGAGTTGGCTGTGTAGCTTGTTCAAGCAACGGTTGCGCAAACTGAATATCATATGTAGATACAGTTCCGTCTTTATCAGCACCATCTATTGTATATGTTCCTAGCAACCCACCTAACGAAAAATGGATAACAGCTGCATTTGGAAGAATGAGCGTTTCATTCAATCGCTTGTCATCAATGTCCATTATATATCCTTTAGGTTCACCCTGTTGCCATAGATGTATAATAGTTTCAGGAGGTATCTTGTATGACGGTATGATGTCATAATCAGGTTCCGCTATCGTATTGTTATCAAGCACAATACCTTTCTTCGAGAAGGTATCACTAGATTCTTTATAGAGATAAGTTGTTGGAAGATATAAGTTACCAATAGTCGCTAACTCTAATATGTGCTCCCGTACATATTTGTTTATCTCCCAACGCTTAAACAAAGCGTTTACAACTTCTGCAACATCTGCATATTTATCTTCAGTTGCAGTTGCCCAAATAATATCACCTGTTGTATTTGGTGTAGTTGCATCTGTGGCAAAATAATCAAGTGCTGTGCTTATTTGAGAATCACGTGCAAGAGCACGCATTGTGTCAATCTGTGTTTGTATATCAGAAACACTAGTATTGCCTCGTATATCAGATACTTTGTACAACGAACCTGTTACAACATATCTGAGAAACGACATTGCTTTTTGTACTTTGCCGCCTCGAGGAACTAGCCGATTTAACCATCTGTTGGCCATTTAAGGATTCACCTCCATCATTTACCAAATATATTAAAGGTCCTGCTTAAGATCCGAATCAATATCAAATTTGTCAAAGAACTCTTGTTCTCTTATTACAGGAATACCTAACTGTCGAGCTTGCTGAATTATTCTAGCATCTACCTCTTCATTCAAATCGCCTACTACAACACATGTAGTCTTGTCACTGATAGCTACTGTAACATCTGCGGAGTAGCTTCTAAGTATCATTGCAATTTCAGTATTAGTTCCATGCGAAAATCTACCTGTCAAGCAAATAGAGTCGTTTCTCAATATAGGAAGTCCATTAAATTTTCTTTCGGAAACTACAATAGTAATATTACTGAAATGAAAACTAGAAATCAAATCAACAGTATTAGCCGGTTCAGATGCCCACATGACAAAATCAACAATGTCAGATTCTTGTATATGTAGCTGCTTAGAAATCAATTCAGGATGAACTAAATAATATTCAAGAGTAGTCACCGAATTATTGCACTCATTGCACAGCCGACGAATTGTATCTTCTGTGATAGAAAGATTCGCAGGTACAAAAGCTTCTATGAGCTTCGAAAATGTTGTTGATACCTTAGTATCTTGATATTCAGGATATGAAAATAAATCTAGCACAGAAAATAATGACTTAGTAGTGCGAACAATTTCTTTATATCTATCATAAGAAATTGTCGGAAGATCTAACACTTCTAGGAAATGAATAACTTCCGGATATCTATGAGAAACGCATTGTGGGTCGTCGCAAACAAATTGCCCGAAGGTAGGAACCGGTACTACTTTGTGACAGATCGGACACGTTATCATAGTAGGCTGAGAACCATACACATCAGTCAGTTTAATTTGTTGATCGTTCGTCATTTCTACATAAGAATGAACGACTCTAACTATCGTATCAAATCGGTTGTAAATCAGCAGGCTATTAGGCTGAATGTTAAATTTTACTACATCCACCCATGAGGTATCAAATATCTTTTCACCGCAGGTTATTTTACCTCTGAAAAATCCACCTATAGATTGATACATCTCAATGTTAGTTACAATCGTAGATTTGAGTTCTAATGACGGACACTTGAACTGATTTCCTCTAAATATCCAATAATGAGATGGAACGCTGAAAAGATATTTGCTATTTTGAACTGTTTGTAAATTAAATGTTGCTTCTGACGTAGCCGCCGATACTAGCGTAGCAGGAAGTAGCTCAAAGCCTGCCATCTTTAACCACTGACGAGCTGGATGACCTCCGCGGAACATTGTAGCATAACTAAATATATTACCAGCATAAAATTGAATATCATTTGAATTGTCCTTAATACATTGCTTTATGAGTGAATAACATGCATCAGGAATATCTCCAACACACTTTATATTTTCAGAAATACAGAACACACCTGTTATAAGAGTTGTTCCTTGTTTAACTGTAATATGAAGGGGCACTAACAGATGCTCACGAATAGCTGGTAAAATATCTACAGATATATCTTTACCAGTGTCTTCGTATCCTTCTGTAATACGATGCAATCTTCCTTCTTCGTCATACTGAAGAATAACAGGAAGGCCTGTGGGGACTACAGATACTAAATCGCCTGCGTTCAAAAGGTTTTTGACGTACATAATGATTACCTCATTTCTTTATATTTATTCAATATTTAATGTGCTAAAATTTTCGAATGTTTCCGAACATATTGTACTTACTATTATTTAGAGTATTAGATTTTGGTGTATTTACTGCAGATATTGCAGATACTACTGATTTAGGAGTTGTAGGAAGTACTTGTGTATTTAACATAGCATTCCACATCGCACCAATGAATGAGTCAGAAGCATCTTTACTTTCGCCTTCAACATGGTCAACTTTACCTGTTGAAGCATCTCGCTGCAAATGAGTCAACTCGCGTTCAAGTAGCTCGTTATGAAGCATCTCAACACGATCTTCAATCAAAATAGCCCTACCAGCAATATATCCGTCTGGAGTTCGGTCTAGTGATATTTTATCACAAGGAAAACCTTGTGCTTCAAGTAGCTGACCTAGATATTCACTTTGAAATTGGTCTCGACTGATACGTGATATGTTGAAATGTTGACGTCTCAACCAACAGATGAATCTCAGTATTTTATCATATGCAATTTTATCACCACGAGGTGCTTGAATTGCAACTGTGAATACATGAGCATAAACAGGAAGAGATATTTTCTTACCAGTTTCATCTGCAATATCTTTACGACCTACTATAGATACTCCAGAGATACCAGTTCGGTCTGTAGTAAGAGACAAGTCTAGATGTATGTACATAGGAGCTTTTCGGACAACATCAGGCGTAGCTTCCATATGATAAAATTCTTCTATGGAGAGCGAATCTTTTGTACCAATGGATATAATATCGGTATAAAACGGATTTCGTCTTGTATTTGTTATACACTTGTCCAGTACATCTTGTGTAATAAATGAAAATGTACCTGGAACAGAAATGCCAGCGATATCACGCAAAGCAATATCTATATCAGCTAAGAACCTTGTTTTGTTATCTTCAGGTACATCTAATATCTTGAATCCTTGAGCTTCAATATCTGCAAGACTTTGAGGATCTGTTTGATCATCAGGAACAACAAAGCTGCGAAGATGCTTTCCACCTAGAGCTAACTTGAATTTCTTATCTGAAGTATACTTAGACGCCGGCCAGACCTCCCACTGCGGCTTATCAAACACATACATGTGCTCGTTACCGGCTTCTTTTTGTGTAGCAATGTACTCTTCCATGAAGTCTGAATCGCTATTCTTAGAGCTGATAACATACAAGCGACCAAATACTTCACCATGTTTAACAAAAGTACCGGTTACACGAGCAACGAGTGTGTCATATTTTGCTTTCATGCGGACTTTTGCTTTATTGATATCTTTAATACCCGCTGCTGCAAAGTTACACTCATCAAAAACAACACAGTTATGCGCAACTAGCTGACTGGGTCCATTTACTACAATAAAATTATGATATGGTTCTGCATTTACAACATCGAATACTGGAATCTCGTGCTCATAATGACATCTAACTTTATTTGAAAGATAAATAGGTCCAGGATATGATGGATCTAGTATCTTAGATTCATACGTGATGTTTTGAAGCTCTTCATACGAACCATCATACAGCTGTATCTTGTGATCTGGTGTGCCTTCTATGTAAGTATAATTATTAAATTCTAGCTTCAATGTGTCTTTAACATATTTTGTTAAAACTACACGAGCATCTGAATACATCATACCAGTCCCTGACCATTGACAAACACGACACGGTCCAGTACACGATGCAATGCGTCGTATACCACGATCAGTTAGAATCTTCGTATCTCCTACTAAACAGAATGTTGCCTTACCTAATGCGTGCGATGCATCAGATCCATATTCAATGGTGATTAGACCACCGTCCGGAATATATGTAGGGACAGCCTCGCTGTCATTCATATGACCATGTTTAAGAAACCATGGACTATTCGCCATAAGAGAATTGAACTCTTTAAAAGCAACACCGCGAGCGAGTGTTTGTGTTATGTTGAAGAAAAAGATTGAAATGTTAGTGATTGATTTCAAGCCGAAATAAGATTGCGGATCACGTAAACACATTAACCAATAAAACATGTATGCAGCATCAGAAACAGCAGTACTAGTTTTACCTGTACGAGTAGCTCCCGTAAATACAATCTCAGTGTATTGGTTACCTGCCTTCTCAAGCTCTAACATAGTATTCATCCATGCAGGATAAATAGACTCACCATTGTTGTTTGTCTGCCCTAAGTAATAAGGATCTGTTAAAAATGTATACTTATCAACAGGAATCTCTTTGAAATCTGTCATCCATATGTTTTCATATGTAGGTGAATATCCGTAATCTGCGATCTCTTTGACAATATTTCGAAGCGTAACTTGTTCTTCTGTTGAAAACTTATCATATCTAGCTTTTATACGTGATAAAACATCTTCCCAATCAGTCATCAGTTTTGTCCTCATCTAGCATAAGAAGTAACTCTTGAGCTGCTTTTCGAACATTGTCTCTAGATGTTCTATCTAACAAGGACGGAGGTGCATCTGTAGCTACAGTTTCAATCCCTTCAATATTCATCTCAGGTGTGGCTCCGATGTAAGGCTCCAACAACTTATGCGATTTTATCATATTATCTTGAAGTCGTTCTTGAATTGATATTAAGACCATCCACGTTGTAGGATCCATAGTATCTTGTGTAAGCACTGTATTCTCGATTGATTCATAGAGTTTGTTTTCTATTTTATCCATCAACTCCGTATATCTTACAATACGTGTAAGCTGATGATATATTCGCTTTATAGTAAGTTCACGCACTGCTTGAGCGGGATTATCAGAACATGCTAATAAGGACGTCCGCATCTCTGCGACGCCCTCATTCTGCTTTCTTAGTAGCGGATCTTTCTCGCGGATCTCACCTTCAACAGTTTTGAAGTCGTCCATATCAATTCTCCGATTATTTATTCAGGTCTAAAAGTACTACTCCTAAATTTGCAATTGATTCTTGAGCTAATATATCATCTTTTGCGTCTTTACCTAGTTCATCAATTGCAGCTCTTATGCATTTAATGGCCTTAGTGTAGCTAGAAGATTCAACAGCTTCACTCACTTTGTTTTGCTGTATCTGTGTTTTCGGCGACTTTGCGACTTTCATTAGGTACCTCCTCATTGACTTTCAAAAGTTTAACATATGTAGATTCTTCATCTTTTAAAAGATCATAGAAACTATCAAACGCTTTTTTAAGATCTTCATCATTCTTGATTACATCTCGAGCATACATATTAAGCTTATCTAAACATGTACGAACTTTATTGATATCCGCACATGCTTCATAAGAAGCGATTTCTAGATCGGCAAGGGCATTAGCTGCGTCAAATCCCCAGATGTATCTACGAAATTCTGTGTACAATGTATTATATGCATTTTGCAGCGCAGAAGAACTTATCATTTTATCACCCTCATTCTATAATTTCTTTAGCTTCATTGCTCTTTGAAATTTCAAACACAATTGCATTATCAGTGCGAGCTAATCTATTAAATGATAAACTTGCATATCCAGATAATTCTAGAAGCTGAATCACCTGTTCCATCACGTTATTAAGGTTGATGTTATCATTGTAATATATCCATAACTCGTTGTTCTTAATAGATACCCGAGATACTCCCATACAATCTGTTCGATTATTAAGTGTGCCTTTGATAACATCAGGTGATATCTGAGGTTCATCATCAAGATAAGTAGTACCGATCATCGCTTGTATCTTGACCGACTCGGATACAGGTTCTTCTGAAGTTGATTCTTCAGCAACAGGCTCCTCAGATTCTGTTTCCTCATCAAGAGTTTGCTCTTCATCAGGAAGAGGTTCTTCTTCTAAAGAATCATCAGGCAAGCTTGATGGCATTGAAGGGGCTGACCTAGGTGCAAATTCAGGACCACCTTCAAATAAAACATCGGTTTGACCCTTCTCATCTGGCGTTTTCTCTTTCTTTTGGTCACTTTCACGCAAGACATATTCAGGCTTGAGATATTCTTTATCAAGATACCTACGCAGTTGTTGAACTAACTCTGTGTTGATAGGATTTTCAATTGCAGCTTTCAACGCATCTTTACGTGGACTTGTTTTGAATAATTTACTGCTATATATTGCTTCCATCTATGTTACTCCTTAGTAATCATATCCAAATCGACTGAAATCTGTACGATACCTTTCCATATCATGTTTAAGTTCTGTAAGTGTATCTGCCCTGAATTCTACTTCTGTATTTTCGTCATATCGAGGATCTCCTTCGAGGGCATCCATGTACACTACAAAAGGATCTTCGTATATAGGATTACCACCATCTCTGAAGTAACTGACGAGTGATCGACTCCATTCAGGGAGCTTCATCAACTTGGCCTTATCGCCTCTGAAATATGGATTAGCTACAATCTTCGCAGAAGCAATATCATCCTCTATCTCTTTACGAATGTTGTACCACCAGTCATATATTTTCTGGCGCATAGATTTAGATAATCTAGGTATATCAGATTCGGTTGTTGTAGGAGATATTTTCAAAACAAATTGATGTGACACTTTAGATTGATAATGAACATAATATGCAGGCATATCAGGGCGCTGAGTATTTAGCTCAATATCTATTCTGAACTTTTCAGTAAACGTATCCGTCTGTTTACAACCTGTCATATATGCTGAAAGTATAAGATCTGAATATTTAGCGGTCAAAGCATCTAAGTAATCATCTATATCATTGTGAACTGTTGGCCACATATCAGCGATGTTAACTTCATAAATATTTGGAGTATTTGGCACAGTTGCGACATATCCGACAATAGAATTTCTTGAATCCCAGCTATCGTATAGATCTCCATCTATAACACAGCACATGTGATCCATTACAAGGTTCTCTGCTTCTTTTGCATGTTTGCGAGAATCTGTTAATAACAGATACGTTCCGCTAGAATGCGTTTCATAGAATTCACGAGTTGTCAAACGCTCCGATGTCTTTGCAAATTGAATTCCGCGTGTTTTAAGGTATGCTTCAAATACTCGAGGAACGTTATACTTAATAGCACCTAAATTACGTTTAGTTGCATTCAAATCAGATCTAATGATGTCGTATGGCTCACCTAACGCAAGCGATATACTACGAACAACACAATCACCTACGTTATTATCATGTGTATTAGCATTGTAGTACTTAATATCAGCGAATACATTCTTCATGACTTATCCTTCGACGCTTGACACCCTTGATCAAAATATTCACGAATTGTCTTCATATAATCATAAGGCCTATCAGGATTATCATTTTGAATGATATAGCTGAAATAAAGAGAAACTACATCATCTGTAAATCTATTTACAAGTTCTATTTTATATAGATGAAATCCTACAGTTTGATTTATCTTATCGGTAAGTATCTTTATCCAAGGACGATTCTTTTCTCGTGTGACAAATTCTGTAATATCACAATCACTGGGTGCTTTATCGTAATCATCGCACATCTCAAATACGCCGACAAGACGAAAATCGCGACTCATATAATCCGGTATTTTGACCCACAAGAAGTATTCAATTGTTCTGAAATTGATAACCTTTCCGTGCTCCGGCAGCTTATCATATGTATCGGCTACTAAACCGAACACTGGATATTCCATAGAAACAGACCTCATATACTTTATACACATGTATACAAGGTTGTTTATATTTATTCAATAATATTAGTTAAACGCAACTAACACGTCTTCATACTGAATATCTTGCTGTTCTGGTTTATTTTGTTGCGTCCAAATTGCTCCGAAGATGTTCCACAAACACGCACGAATATGAGGTTCATCGTTATCTCCTCTACGTGCTTTCAGATAATGCCGAATTGCGCTATCAATGAAACTATGAAGCGGAATACCTTTTTCCCAGTTGTGCTCACCATATTTAACTGCTCCGCCTTCATATTGTTTTGCGGCATCAAGCACAGCCGACCACTTGTCTGGATAGAAAAGTTCAGTGAATCTATCTGCTGCAGAATATAACGCGTGGATATCACCTAGCTTCATATATTCTGCAAATTTACTGAGCACAGGATCGTCGTTTAGGAAAGTTTTTATAACACTCAAAGGCATCAAATCACATCTACCTTTGCCTTCAACAATATCGCGAACAGCACCGCTTTCAAATACTCTGCGTTGCCCGCTATCTTTTATCTGGTTGACTCCATCAACAGACTCAGCAATATTTGAAAGTTCAGCTTCCGTAGCTTTAAAATCTTTGCAGAATTCTTCAACAGTACCATTCAGAAAATTTTTGTTTGCGTATATCGTCTCCATTGGATTAAATGTGCACGTATGTTTACATTCTTCCGTTTGATACTTTATGCAATCCAAACATTTCATCAATTGTATCTCCTCAAAATAAATATCTGTATGTATGTTTATGTATTAAAAATGTGATTTCACTAGTCCGTTAACATTGAATATTTTCGCTTTGTTACCTTTGTTGAGTGTCACTTGATTTGCAGTTATCTTCAATAACTTTTCAGGAACTGAACGCATACGTCCTTTGGGATGAGTGTATGCAACTTGACGGGCTACACTTTTAACACGGCCTAAATTCGATACCTGATACAGTCCCTCATACTCAACAACATCTTTCCAAATTTCGTTTGGAAGATTCAAAACAGTGCCGATATCATAATCAGGCTGAGAACTTTCTACAAAATGTACACCTGCACATATGGTATGATTACGCACTGATGTAGATACATCTATTGTAGACACTCCGAAATGCGAAGCTGCAGCAGACTGCGAATCAAACTCTTCTTGAGTCTCAATACAGCGTACTCTGACTTTTTGCTTTTCATTTGATACTGCGTTCCATCGAATGATATCTTCCTGTGTCCAATTAGTACGAGTTCGGAGTCCCAACTGAATTGCATGCGCAACATTCTCTTTTGGTGTAACCCATTCGAGATTTTCAACACGATTGTTCTTCTTATTTCCATCTTTGTGATTGACTTGTGTTTTATTGTCAGGATTAGGAATGAACGCTTTAGCAACTAAGACATGCACCATCTTCATTTTTCCAAGATGTGTATTCTGACTTTCGCTATCATACAAGCCTACTTGCAAATATCCATCTTTAGTTTCATCAAATGCTCGCATTATACCTCTAACGAGTCGATAACTGTTATTTTTAGCAGATACATAATGATCTAAAGACCGAACGTCGCCATATCTAGATACTTGATAAATACCTTCATATCCTTCAATGTCCTTCCACGCAGGATCACTATAGTATTCGGACGATAACATGAGATTGTCAGCTCTATTGTTATGATAGTCGCCGTCTATATGTGATACACATCTGTCTACTGGAATATTCAAAAAGAGAAGTGCAACTAACGGAGCAATATAGACGTTTGTATACTTGCCGTCTTTATGTAAAACAACATAATCTAACGAAGTTGATTCTGTATGCACTTTGATATACATTGAAGGTACTTTGGTGTGAGCCCCAGAAACATTAGTAAAATGTCGTTCACAGCTCTGCACTGTGCCGTAATTACTGATCATGTACAGACCTTCATATCCTGGTATAGATCGCCAAATAATATCCATCTACTCACCTCATAGATCGAATAGTTTTCTAGGTCTCTTCACTCGATTTTCATTGTATTTGTATCGAGTAGCCAACAACTTCTGAATGTTACGCATTGTTACAACTACTCGAGCTGCTGACGATTCTTGAATCTGTTCAAGTGTAAATCCTAGAGCTTCTATCTCTTCCGTTAGTTTCTTGATGTTGTATTCGTCAGCAGTCTCTAGAAAACTCATGTTTGATTTGCTTTTTGACGTTCGGTCTCGTTTAGATACCGAAATCACGCCGAATTGTGAAGACAATATCTTGCAGTATCCGGAAATAAGTCGATGGCTTATACTGTCCGCCGAATAGCACGGATACTTAGACAATGCATCCAGACTGGTCATACCATATAAGTGTGTCTTGACATCCGGATTAGAAGATTTCGCTATGTGATCAGCAACTTCTCTTAGATATATGTTCTTTTCAGCTTGAGAAACATCATTAGCAGGTGATATTCCACAGTAATCCAGTTTCTCATTGTTGGAGCTCCTCCAATTTAACATGTTCTCAAGAGCTGAGAATGATTCCCCAAAATGGAAAACAGGCATCAACTTGTTAGGGGATTTGACTCGCTCTCTCATGTACAGATAGTTTTCCCACGATTTACGAGCTGACTCTTCGTAGTCTTCCTTACTTTTGGGCTGTCCGAATTTACCTGGGATAGTATCCAGCTGAGCAAATATATCAATATCAGCATCAATGCTGTTTACATATTCAATATATTCATCAACAGTTGTATTTGCGTTTCCTGTATGGATACTAAATGCTCCCGAATCAATGAAAAGAGATCTGCAGAATCCTTCGTGCTTCCATTGAATAGCTCTAGGAATAGCACTGCGATCTAACTGCGATATCAGTATGTCAATCGGCTGAAAATCCGGCATCGCAAGCAGCATATCATGCATCTCTTGTGTTAATGATCCGCTAAAATAATATCTCTCCATTAGTATCTAACTCCTTGACGTTGATATGTAACATTTGTAGGTATAAGTCGTAATCTGAGATTATCAATACGATTGTTCCATATGTTGCCATCTATGTGATCAACCTGCGGAAAATAATAAATACTTATCTCAGGATATCTAAAAGCTTGCATAACTAAATGCGATACGCTCGCATCGAATGAATGTCCTTTACGGTATAAAACAACGCTTACTGATCCTTTAGTATATTGAGGCTTCTTGATACCTTGAGGATCTTTACATCTGTGTGAACCACATAGACTTCTAACCTGTCCTAAATTTGATATTTCATATCGGTCCTCAAATCCGGGTATAGGTCTCCATTCAACTGCAACTTCAAACATAATTGATCTCCTTGATATTTATTGATATGTACATTCTATAACGATTCAAGATTTATATTTACAATTGAATACAAAATGAGCTAGAACTGCATGCGCTGCAACTCGGCTAGTATCAAGTTCAACTAAACATTGTAACGCATATTTTTTCACTAGTTCATTTCTAGTTGTTCCATATATGTATCTAATTACAAATATTGTAGGGCTCTCCGTATTGTCGTTGTAGTGCCCGAGTTTCCATGTTAAGTTAGATACATTATCTTTGAAGTTGATATTTGATAGATCATAGAAATAATCAAGCTGCGGTTGAGTCATCTGAAAAATAGCATCAATATCAGCAAATGATCGACACATTGTCCACATGACAGAGTTCTTACGCAAAGCATAAAGTGTAGGATCTTTTTGAGCTCCGTAAGTCTCTAAATCAATCGGAGTAGGTTGACCTATACTTACACAAACACTTCGACTTAAAATAGTATCAGGAACACCTCGAATATTTCTGCAGGTAACTACAATATATACATTTGATTGAGGTTCTTCTAAAAATTTCAGAAGTGTATATGCAGCTGCCGGCACACCAGTATCTAGATTCTCAATGCAGATAAGCATCGGATTTGACAAGTTCGCGACACTATTCATCATAGAACGAACCGCTGAAACAGTAGGCTCTACAAATGAAATGTCATCAATATTTAGCATTTTAGCATATTCACTTGCAAGATAAGATTTTCCGCAACCTGCCGGACCTTCTATCATAACGCTGTGACGATCCGAAGTCGCAACCTGACGTAATTCAGATACGGCTTCAGATTGATATATAAACTCCATCAAGATTCCTCCCACATCGGTATGTGTTGAAACTGTGTTAAACTGAACAAGTATATTAAACTATTGTATGGATCACCCACATTAGATCTAAGCTGACATAATTCGTGAAATGTATGCTCAAACATGTTGTAAACATCAGAACGAGTCCATCGGCTAGCGTATTCACGCAGCGGACTCGATGTGTATTTGTTATCTAATAGCTTATCTAATTCAATCAACATTGATAATATTGAATAAAATATGTTATCAAGTTGAGGGCTATCCTCTAAGACCTTGATACATCTTTTGAAGCTTCGAGCAGCTACAGCTTGTTTTATCAGAGCATCAGAAGTTTCAGAAACTACACCAAATAAATGTGTTATATCTCTTTCATCAACTTTGAACAGATCTTGTTTATCTAAATATGTGAGTGATCGGCACATCATATTTGCTTGATGATAATTGACTGCGTATTTAACTATATACGATATCAACATATCCGGAAGTTCGCTGTAATCACGTTTTAAGTATTTAGCTATAAAATGAGGAGCTACTGTATCAATACTCGTTGTTGTGTCTGGTAAGAATTTTTCCAGCTTAGCCGATTGTTTAGCATCGCTGTATATGCAAATCAGCGTACCCACTATCTTTAGTTTGCGTAACTTCTCAGCCACTATCTCATTTAGACCGGAAACAAACTCATCGTCATATCTTACAACATATACGCAAGGAATCAGCGGAACAAGATGCTTAACAGACATCAAACTGATAACTTCAGACACTTTCTGCATCTCTTTGATGTCGCCATAATGTGTTTTTAATGCATCTATATATGCTGCTTTGATTCCATACTCAGGACCTGTAAGTATGTATAACGAATGCGGCTTACCTGTGAGTATCTCCGTTCCTACTTCTTGTAGTGATTTCATTGCTGTTCTCCGAATAATTGTGCAAAATGTGAAAATCTCAACAAATGACAGTGTTCGCCATGCCAAACAAGATCAATGTAATTGTACTCCCAGTTGTTTGAATCATTGTAATCATGAAGATATCTTCTGACGCAATTAGCGATGAATGACAAGTTTCTTCTTATCGAAAAATTATGTATATGTGGAATTTCAACAGCTGTTCCCTCGTGATCAAATGCAGGTATCAAACACCAGGTGTATTCTAGAAGTTGGGAGCCATCATCTACAAACAGTACAGGACGCTTAAATTTAGATGTTGCTTCCTCGCATATCTTCTTCCAATGATCATACTGAAATACAACTTGAGGGATGCGCTTAACATGTGTTTTGCATTCGCCTAACCACTCCATGCCCTCCACGTCTCCGGGTAAACAGCTCCGAGCACCGCTTCCTGACACACGTTTCCAACCTAATGAGCCTGATATCTTGATTTCTTGTACTTCACTAAATGTCTTTGTATTCATCTGACAGATCGTCTCCTTCTGCATCTGATGCATCTTTTCCTGAAATATCTGCTAGTATGTAATCTGTAAGTTTCTGATAATAATCAGGATGTGATTGTACATACTCTAATACTTTTGCAAAACCATTTATTTTCAGCGGTTTACCTGATTCATCTTCGAGTATCTCTCCGTTTGACGGATCAGTGAGTGTAAACCAAGCACCTGCTTTGCGAATGATGTTATACTTGCTTGTAGCAAGCTGCGTCATGTCCATATCAACACGAATTCCGGAATGCGCCATTAAATAATAGGACCCGTTGCGTCTATCATTTGGCGCGCTCTTTTGTTTTACTATTTTTGCAGTAACTTTATAACCTGCCGGATTCTCTATGTTCGCAGGCAGCTCATTGCCTAAGAAGTCTACCGGAGCGCCTATCTTGAATAATATCCTCAACGAAGCATAAAATTTAACAGCTCTACCTCCCGGAGTATTTACCACATAAGGATTGTCCATGTTATCTCGTGTCTGATTAATAAATATCATAGTTGTATCGTATCGAGTAAGAAGCGGTACAATCTTTCGACAAAATGTGGTAAGAAGTCCAGCAACAGGTGCTACAGTTCTTTCACCATACTTTTTTTCTAGCTCACTTTGTGTGACCAGCGAAGGAATGGAATCTAGTACAACTAGTCCAATTTCACCTGTTTCTACTAACTCTTGCAGTGTTTGCAGAAGAGTTTCAGCGACAACATCAGGCGGCTGCATTATATCAATCGCCTCAGGTTCAATACCAAGCGTGCTCGCCCAAGCGCTATCAAATGAATGCTCAAGATCCAAATAGAGAACTCGCTTTGGACCACGTTCGATAAGATCATCAAGCTCAATTGCTGCTGCTTTACTTTCGGCTGCCTTCTTCTGCAGAGCTTGAATCTGAACATCGTGTTCGCGGACAAATAGATCGTGTGCGTTCTTGCAAATATCTACAGCTGTTGTTGACTTACCTCCTGAAGGTTCACCAAAGAACTCTGTAATAGCACGCCGCGGAATGCCTCCATATGTTGAATAGTTAAGAAGCGGACTAGAAAAGGGAATCTTATCCCCGCGCTTTGTCATTGCAGCATCCATGAGTGATTCACAATTCCAAGCTTTTTTCCTTGAATTTATTATATCGGTATATCTTGACATATTTTACTCCTATTTAATATATACGTTAGTTGATTTAGATATTTCTTGATAATCAGGTAACTCGGTGCTGGGAACCACCTCACTTATAGGATTAACTGTTTCAGTAGCACGTCTGCCGTCCCATATTTTCTTAGCTCCCATTATAAGTTCACGACTCATTGAGATTTCGTGTTCAATTCGATCAATGATTGTATCGTATGCGGATATAAGAACTTCATGATCTGTCATCTCAGCTGCAACACACTTAAGTATCCAATCTCGTTTATCAGTAGCTGATAATCTTACATTACCTAAGAGGACTTCACCTTCTGAAAGTTCTACAATACGTTTGTGCCGATGCTCCTTCATACGAAGTTTAATAGTTTGTTGTTCTAGCTTAATTGCATTAAGATTCTCAGATACCTCAAATAACTTGAGAGGGAGCGTTGTGAGAATTTCTGTAAGTTCAGAATCTGTTATCGGATTGCTATCAGATTGCATCCGTGCTTGCAACTGATAAACAAGTTCAAATGAACTCCTAAATCGAGAGTCATATACATCATTGCAGAATTGTGAAGTTTCGGAAATATCTTTCTCATAACTATTAAGTGCATCAAACAATGAACCCATCTTAGTTACCTTCCTTCTTTATAGGTTGCTGACACAAATATGTAAGTGCTAACTCTTGCTGATATTGACTTACTTTTAACTCTGCGTTCATCTTAACAAGAATGTTTGCCAATCGCAAACAAATTGCAAGATGTGGTTCACTGTACTTGCTTATTTTATCAGCATAGTGAGCAGGTATCATTGTAGATTCAATGTCTTTCAACAAGATGTATTTAACAACATTCATGATGAACGAATGAAAACTTTCAAACCATTTGACAAAGTTAACTCCTGAATTATAAACAACATTCAATATGCTTGCAACAGACTTGTTATCTCGCTTCGCATATGCAGTTAATAGTGCAAAACAATCATCGTAATTAGGAAGATTGAGAGCAGCGGTTACATTCTCAGAAGTTAATTCATTGCTATAAGCGAGTGCCTTATCTAACAATGTGAGTGCATCTCGCATACCGCCTGAAGCGAGTTTTGCAATTAAACTGATTGCATCTGGAACATACTCTATATTACGACCCTCAGCATTTTCACACTTGATAACGTGCAGAAGCCTGTTGTAAATACCCTCAGTACTTATTTTAGATAATTGAAATACCTGGACTCTGGATATGATGGTTGCAGGTATTTTCTCTGGGTTTGTAGTGGCAAACATGAATACGCTCTTAGCCGGAGGGGCTTCGATAGTTGTAAGCATACTTTGCCAGGAAGCCGAACTGAACGCATGACAATTATGAACTAGCAGCTCATTTGCAAAATACGACGGATGTCCTGATATCTCCAGGTCATACATTGTTACATACTTTGAATGTAATTCTGAATCTTTGAAACAACTTCGGAACAATTCTTCATTATTTCCGCGTTGGTAAATCTCAACACTGTCCACCCTAAATTGTTTAGACATTGCACTTTCTTTGCATCCAACAACCGATGCGATTTCATATTGTGATCTACACCATCCACCTCTATTCCGAGAAATATTTCGGGATATGCTAGGTCGAGTGCGTATTTCGAAGGATAGTGATTTGGATTGTTTTTTCGATCTATACCCACAGTCACGGAGTACTCTAATTTCCATTGAGGTCCTAGCTGAGATTTGAGCAGCATCTGCGGCTTGGTGAAGTGTCCGTTCCCACCACGTGCAACAGGCGGCATATGTAAAGTACCATTTTGCTCTCGCGTCTGGATCATCTTCGCTACTACATCTGGATTGCTCATCGGATTGTGTTGTTTCATACGTTCTGATGCCTGTGGGCTGGGCCTTCCTATGCTGTAACTGGTTGTCAATGCATAACGACAAGTATTGGAACATGTCTTCTTGTTCAGATTGGAAGAGTTCACTACAAATGAATTTCCACACCAAGCGCACACACGAGTTATCACAAGTTTCGCAGTTTGTTTTCGCATCCGAATCAGATGATTCGCACATTTCGGAGAGCAGGCTGTTCGTGGATCGCTGTTTCGAATCTCCATCTGCTTCCCACAAACTGGACAGATAAACATATGCCAGTGTTTTGAATGTTCCTCCGATAATCGTTCCAAATTTGGATTCTGCGCTCTCCAAACTCCTCCGCACTGCGGTGAGCACGTGATTGAATTCACGCTCTGTGGTGTCCAGAACATCTTTCCACATATTGGACACTTTTTCTGTATCGAACCAGGATGACGATTCGACATTTCGTTGTGCATATAGATCGCACGACACGCCTTGCTGCATAGCACTTTCTGATCGCTGGCATAACGCACCTCGAACATTTTGCCGCATTGTTTGCAACGACGTTGAATCATATAGTTGATCTCCTTGTTGTAAATATTTAGCAGGTATCCACCCGTCATTAGTAAAAAACAAGTGATCTTGAGTTGTTACTAATCTACGACCTCCTACTGATATAGATATAAGGTTTTCTGGTTTCACTCTGTTCTTGAATACCTGTGTCACCGTCGCTTGACCTGTCATGTTATATATGAGGTCTCCCGGTTGAATATCCTTGATTTGTATTTTACCTGCAGGTGTTGATATCCATGTATTTCCAGGAAAACATTCATCGATGATGAATACCTTGTAATCACATCCTACTGGATATGCTCTCGCTTGCTGCATTATATCACGAACAGTGTCAACACCACTGTGTGAGGCAGCATCTAGCTCAATAGGCTCTCCTTTGCCGTTGTTTAAAACACGAGCCATGCATTTTAACAAAGTGGTCTTACCACAACCTGCTGGTCCAATCAACAGGAAATTTCGAAGTTCTAACGGCTTAGTTTCACATATGGATTTTAGTATCTTGACCACAGTTCCCTGCTCTGTAACATCATCCCATGTTTTTGGCCTGTATTTATTTGCTAAATTCATATGATTTCTCCAATCATGAATAGTGATGTATATGTACTATAACGATTCATCGTCCATACTCCTTGCATTTCTTGTGGTAAGGACAGTAGTTGGGCGAACACCATTTGTCGCCTTTTGGAAGACCTTCAGGTGCTAGATTTTTGTCAACCATGTCGAGAACATACTCTAATCGATGCTTGATTTCATCTTGTTGTGCAAGTGACACTGATAACGAATAACATTTCAGATCACCATACCATCGGTCTTGATAAAGAAATAAAACATCATTAAGATTAAGAAGTGTTGCGTACAGCATCGCTTGATCAATGTGTTCTGCTTTTGCGAATGTTAAATCTTGCCAACTAGCGTATTCACATGTTTTTATCTCTAGAAGTGTGAGCTTATCTTTCCAACGAATGATTCCATCGCATGCGAATCGTATTGGAGGTCTAGCTATCTCAATTTGAGTTTCTAACTTGTTACTAGACTGTTTCGCTGTATACTCATACGAAAAATTTATTGATTTTAGATAAGTACAAACATCTATCCAATCTTCTTTCAGAAATTCTCTTAGATCAGACTGAATTATTTCATGACAAGCTGTTCCGATTCTTGATATGAAATCTAAGCCCTTATCAGGTTGTTTCAATTCATCAGGCTGAACACCTCTGAGCCGAAACCACGAACGTCTATCACATCTGAAAGAAGAAGCGGCGAAAGTCCTGTGAGAAGGCTCCGCCGCTTGTCTTACTATCTTTTGATTCAGTTCGTTTTCGTAAAATTCAAGTAGTTCCGCACTGGCGGTTGAATTGAAAGGTGCAACACTATCTAATTTACGAAACGCCATAGTAGATTACTCCGCTACACTTGAAAGCATTGACGTGCAATCTTTGTTCCAGAAGAGCAGTCCGATGACTACAGATTCCTCAAGCATCGGATATATGCAAACTTTATCACCATCGACGTAGTTAGCTACAATGGATTTAAGAGTATCTACTCGGAATTCACCTGTGTATACATCAGGAGTAATACCAGTTGCAGCTACCTCGCACTTGAGCGTATCTGTATAAAGTTTAACTTGTCCATCTCCTACGGACACAAATATCGTATCTTCAGTCGAGGTAGAAAGCAATGTTGCTTGCCCTAAGAACTTATTGATTGCAGCTGCGCTCGTTTCAACATAATTCGATACTGGATGCTTCATCATGTTGAGGAATATTGCAGAGTTATAACTACCTACGCCTTCATCGGTTTCATACTGAGGCTGGAATTCTGATACATATGAATAGCTGTCCAGCTGAAGAGATATCAGATAGCTGCGGTCATAGCGTGTTAATTTTGCACCTTCAGGAAGTGCATTGAATAGATTCACTATTGTTTCAGAAAGTAGACAAGTTGTCCCAAGATTGCTTCTTTTAGAATGTGTAAACAAGCTGTTATCAAAATCGCCGACAAGAACATCACCGGTATCACCTATCCACACTTTAGTATATACAGGATGCGTGAAAGACATTGCTATTGCAAACATCTGATGATCTTTGACAAATCTCCATGCATCTTTGTCAATATCAACAGAGACTCCGGACTGATCTGATACATCCTTTGGGCTATTAAGTTCAAGCTCAATGCTATCTATCATCTTCGGAAGTGTAAATTTGGATTTACCTGAGTGTAAAACGAGCCCATTCTCTATGAACTCAAGTGTGACTGTCGCGGTTTCAAATGTAGACACAAGCTGTTTCAATAAGAGGCTGTCTACAAATATAGATTCAGATGCATCTGCATCGCCAGCACCCTTTACAATCAGTTGCGTTACAATAGATTCAGCTTCTAGATTAACTCTGAGCGATGTCTTTGTAGCAGTCAGCTGAGCTAAACAGCTCTTTCTGTAGTACTTTGACACGTTTGAATTGATGATTCCGAGATTGAGTGCATCGGAAAGCGGTTTTGTGTTGCATGTAAACTGCATAACATTTAATCTCCTTGTAAAACTTTTCTTTTGATATGAGAAGTAAATTCTTCTATATGTATTCTATAACGATTCATGTATTCTACGATGCGATCCTCCAGTTCCTGTGTAGCTTTACCATTCACGCCATGCGCAGCGTCGCCTCTAGGTTTACTTCCATCTTCTTCTTTGAATACTGGAAGTGTAAATTCTAGATCGACCAGCTGGTACTGTAGCCACTTTAGATGTTCCGGATCCATTGTATATATGTCTTGTATGTTTTCAAGTTTCTCAACTTCAGGATATGGGCACGGATATTCAAGTCCATACCAACGAATTGTTGTGGTTACATCACAGCTTATCGGGAACGGTAAGAAACTACCAGCTTCACTCATAGTAGTACTGAGTATGTTAGCACCTTCTTCTGCATACTGTATTGGAACTTCTGCAATCAATTCATCATGAACAGGAAGCAAGAATCGACCTCCTATAGATTGCCACGTTGGATTGTTTTCCAGCTGAATCATAGCAAGTTTGGTCATTTCTGCTGCAGACCCTTGAATTATACTGTTTGTGCATTGTCTAGTTGCTTCAGTTATCTTTGGTCGATTGTTGATAACTTTAATGTGCTCTTCGTATAACTCTTTAGTTCTCCGAGCGATTTGACCGAAGTACTTGTATCCTTTGAATTCTCGCATGAGCTCTTCGACAATACGTTGCGGAATTTCATTTTTAGTGTTCTGCAAAGTAGATACATCTAATGGATCAACATCTGGGTTGACGTATCCCTTCATCGGTAAAAATTCAAATTCAGGCAACTGCATATCTGGTATGTGACGACGACGTCCTAATATAGTTTCAACATATCCATGCGTCCTTGCCATATTTTGAGAACTCAACATCAACTGACGCAAATTTGGAAACGCATTCAGAACAGCATCATATATCTTTTGTGCTTTAGAAGTTTTATCATCTTCAGTCATATCATCACGTGTACCAAACAATTGCTCTGCAATTGACGGAACAGATCTTCCGTAACATATGCCCAATACAATAACTTTGGCTTCTCCACGTCTGGCTTTACCATCAGGTTGATATTCATGTGTTTCTGGATGAAACTCCAAACATTTTTCATATGGAAGATTAAATGCTAAACTTGCTATTGTAGCATATATGTCCTTGCCCTCTTTAAAAGCTTTTATCATGTTTGGATCTTGAGATACAAATGCTGTGATCTTTGGTTCTTGCTGCAACTTAGTTATGTGCTCGCTACGCACTTCTCTTATTGCTAAGAGTGTCGGACTATCTCTTGAACAAATGATTCTGTTACCAAATCATCTGCACCTACGAATTTCCATTTAATGGATTTACTATGAACTAATATCATTCATAAACCAACTCGCTTGAGCTGTACTCTACTCACTTGGTTATCTTAATTCGCCTAAGTTATCACTTATTTATGTATTTCTACAATTGCGAATATCTAGCTTTCGATAGTCTCTACACACGATATATCCATTTGAATCTACAAATAAATTGATTAGTTGAATATGAATATATCTTGCTCGATATTGTCCTGTATCTTGAACCAATAAATACAGGAGTTCATCGACTTAACGTAGTTTTATACTACAGCCAACCTCTGTAAACTGTAGTCGCTACTCATCAGTACATATCCAGGAGTAGCTCTGAATATATGTCGAATATCTTCTGCATGTGACGGGATATTCTGAAGATTCGGCGAAGCTGAACTCATACGTCCCGTTGCAGCTCCAACAGAGTTAAATACTGCATGAATTCGGCTATCTGGCGTAGTCGCTTTCGGCAATTTATCAACATACGTTGATATCAACTTATCTGCATTTCGCATCTTAACAATCTGCTTTGTTACAGGTAGATTGAGATCGTTGAGAACATTCTTGTCAACACTTTTACCGATATCAAGTTTCATCAATTCCTTCAACAAATAAGGAACATGTATATTGGAATTATGATTGAAATCCTGCCCGGATTTGAAAGGACATTTAATTCTCAAATTATAAAGACTTGTGTCTAATATAGACTGAACCATATCCGCAAGCACTTGCTGTTCATTCTTCTGAATAGCTTCATACTTGATCTTTATTCTAGATGCAACTTCTGTGTCAAGATACATTCCGCGTCTATGCAGATTCTGACAAACTCGTATCATCGGAATCTCTACGTTCCACACAAGATCAGCTACAGCTTCAAGATGAGCTTTCTGACATTTTGGATGTTCTTTAGTAACATAAGGAAGTTGCCACTTAAATAACTCAAATGTTATTTTAGCATCATTGGCTGCATAAAGTTTAGCAACTTCAGGTTTACAATATGGAAACAGTTCAGGTGTGAAGAAATCTGAGAACTTCTTCGGATCTCCCTTACCTTTAAGAACATATTTGTTGTAGAGCCCCTTTAATGAGTTATCCTTCTCATTTTCTTTGAGGCACCTCCATGCAAGGATAACATCATAATAGCAACTGTCCAACAAGTCTACTTTAAGATCTTTATAAATCATAGATAAGTCGAAATCTGCATTTGCAAATATCAACTTAACTTTATTATCAGCTAGACGCTGAAATTCTTGACCAATTTGTTCATACGATAATTGATCTTTGTAAGGTTCATCAAATATCGGAATGAGATGTTTGCTAGGTATGTAGCATTCTACACCGTTAGGATAATAAAGTGAAGCACCTACAATAGTATCATGTATTCTATCAAGACCTGTAGTTTCTGTATCAATACCTGCCCATCCGACTTCAATACATTTATCGACATATTCATGAAGCTGATCAACTGAGGTGATGAGTATTGCGGGCGAATCTTTGAAATATTCTTTAACAGTCTCTGAAATTGAATTCAACTCAGAATTCATGCCCTTAACAGATGTTTTTGATGGCGGGGCAGTTGGTACTAGCTGACTCTTAGCCGCAACTTGATTTATTGCATCAATTTGAGCTTGATTAAATAATGGCATATAGTTTTCCCCCTTTCTCAATTTATTTATTCATATATCCAATATGCCGATCACACAAAGTTTGTGCAGATCGGCATTATTGTTTGAAAAGCTATCAGAAGTCTACAGGTTCGTCATCAAGAGATTCAACGTTTTCAAACTCAGTTGAATCGTCAGGAACACTTATAGTCGGTGCAGCAGCTGTTGTGATTGAACGAGGCTGAATCTGATAGTTCGGAAGCGAACTGTTGCTGTAAGCTTCGGTAGACCCTTCTGACGTAGTTAGATGCGTCGAAAGCAAGTTGGTCAGTTCAGCGGCAGACAGTTCTTTACAGATGTTGGAGTAATAGTCCGGGAATGTGATGTTGTTTGCTTTCAGGATATCATCATACTTCAGAACGGAGTTTCTGCCGATAGCTGTTATCTGATAAACAGTATTTACGTCTCCGGCAGCCCCTTTACGAGTGATTCTGAATACATATTCAGACGGATTCGGAAACTTAGTAAATACATCCTGACTGAACTGTGCCTCGAACCTAATACCTCTGTCCCAAAATTCAATTGCATTTGTAGACAGATTGTAAATCGGTATGAAGAGCTTAGTTTGAACTCTGATGCCTTTGGCACACGCCGGACATCCACGACCACAGCAGTGTACATATCCGCTGTAATCAGCAGACTTTATGTAGTGCGTATCCGCAACTAACACATCATCCAGACTCTGATACAGGAAGATCACATCTGCGTAATCGCCGTCGTTTCTTAGCAGAAACAATCCGCCAAATTTTTCTTCATTGTAAGCTTTTACTGATTTGAATGCCATGATATCATTCTCCTTTGATATAAATTGATTTATGTATTCAATAACGATTCAACATTTTGCAGTGTAAGTTGCATATGAATCGGCATTTTCTCTTAATCTCATCTCTGTTACAACTACTCCAGGTGAGTATGCATCTAAAGTAGCTTGCAACTGCAATGCTATTTGTTCGCATATAGTTTCAGCACTTACTACACTGCTATACGCCTTTGTGGGAACACCTAATCCGTCAAATGTAGCTGCGACGGATTGTGCTTGTAGATCTTTGTGATAGTATAAAAATGTATGATTTGGAACACATGCGCTTAAGTGAGCGCGCAGCATCTTGAATTCATATACAAGTGATGACGCATCGGACTGCAACGTGTTCTGAACTGTAGCTTCAACTAAATATCGACAGCCTTGTAACATGTACTTATGAGATAAGATATCTTGTACTAGATACACACAGTCAAACTCTATTCGTTGTGTAACTGTATTATTTTTTGTGATCATAGCTGACCTCCAGCGCATGTAATCCAGATATCGTACCACACCAATATTGATCTGCAGGATTATCTACAGATGTTATAACATATATTCCATTTGATGTGCAATGTAACGCAAGCGGTACATCATCAATCTCAAATCCGCCTATATAGTCGTTATCGTCTAACGGTACGATTTGATCAGGATGCTGTCTTAACATATTGTATTTATCACTCAACAGATCGTCTATTAACTCATGTTTGCGTCTGTTCTTTGTCGATACACTGAGCAATGGTAAATGTGAGTTATCTATCATAAACTGAATCAGCAAACATATCGCACCTAATACTCCAACACAGACGGCACCTCCGATCCATGTCATAACACTTGTATCCGATGTCATCTCGGATAAAGTAATTTCTCCGGACTGGAATTTCTGTTCCTCAGTATCAATACGCAGTACAACAAACAGTGCACATAAGATAGCAGCTATTATGAATACAATTCCCACAACTTTAAATATTTTCATGATCTTAACTCCCTATAATATATTACATTCAATTAAATACATCAAGATAATCAGCTAACTTGATTCGAAGTTCGGCGATTATTTCCTGTTTCCTGGATTCAGATACTTTAGGAAGCGACGGATCCGACCTACCTAATAACTTAGAAACAACAGACATTGTATCTTCTCCCATAGATTCTATCGTAGCCCAGAACTCTTCACGAGACTTTTCTTTAGTATAATCAGTAGTATCTGGAATTGTATCGAATAAATCAAGCTCATCGCCTGTTTCACTGATAACGATATTGCTGCTTTCAAGCTGATACCTCTCACGATCTCGCTTTATATCATGGCAGATACAATACATACAATTGTATGCTACTCGATATACATAAGATGCTGAAAACCTCTCAGGCTTCGCTTTGATTACAGGTACATTTTTCATCAAGTACTGGAGACAGGTACTTACGCCATCTTCTTCTGTAGTATAGAAACTTCTTGTTTTGAACCATGCAAGTGTTATCTGATCGTAGAACTGAACATACAAAGCCGCTGCCTTAGAATCATCTGCTAACGCAGACCATTCATCAAAAGACAGCGGACTTTCATATCCGAGAAATGATTTGAAAGAATTGTAAGTAGCTCTCAGCGGCGACGTGCAGGTAGTAGTTTCCATCTCTGAAATGTTATTCTGTGCCATGACACTATTCTCCTTGATATGTGTTGATGTATTTTGATGTTTGAACTGTTATATATTGTACATATATTATAAGCGATACATGATTAAAAAATCTTTATTTTTATTTTAAATAAATTTAAATTATTTTGTTTGTCTTAACAGATGAGCTCTCATCTATCACTGTTGCATATTCAGCTGTTCTAGTAAGCGCATTGAATCCTTCATCGTATCCGTGCTGATATCCATCTGAGTATCCGTCCGAATAACCAGAAGCATACGCCTTATGAAGCTCCTGTTTGAAATTATCTGTTTTGCAATAATGAGCACAAAAACGACTGAAAAGTCTTTCACGTAGTTTCATCAGAACGATTCCTCCACAATTTATAAAGTTTGATGATGTGAACAATTACGCATACACCATTCAATAACCATACACTAATAGATCCAATCAAAAATCCATACACTACAAAAACAATCGAACCTAGTATGTTTATGCGCCGAATATTTACTTCAGATTTCTGTAAAAATGATAACAGCACTAAACATGTTGCAGCTATTCCTACAAGTTCAATCCAATTCATTGCTTGTCTGTGTTGAGTTCTGCATTCCATGCATCTACATCAACACCTTCCTCCTTCAATTTGTATTTTGCTAACCACACATACTTATCTGGTGCTTCATAATGTTCAATCAATTTTTTATATTCTGCTCTAACTGACTCCCAAAAATCACGAAGACGTTTCTTCTTCCAACCTTGCGTTACCATTAAAGTATACAGAACCATTGCATCTAAGTTTGAAATCAACTCATCAGAAGCCTCAATTATCTGTCTATTGACTTCAATATCAATCGCCTTCTGTTCATCTGCAGTAAATTCGGCACCATATACCTTACCCTTATATTTCTTTACAAACATATAGATTACTCCCGCTGTTCATATAATTTTTTAAAAGTTGCTTCATCACAATCATTTACATCTTTCCCGTCTGGCATCGGTATTGTCCAAACAATCGCAACCGATGACAAATATCTTTTCAGTTTAGCTGCACCTTTGCGACCGGCATCATCACCGTCTGTAGCAATAACGAACTCTGATGCACCTAGCTCTTTGAGCTGCTGAATTTGATATGAATTTCCTGTTCCTAACAATGCTACTGCCGGAAATCCATATTTTACTGCAACTAATGCATCTAGACAACTTTCACAGATTATAACCGATTTGCAGCAATATGGAATCATCTCAATTCCATAAACAGGTTTTGTGACATTCTCGGGATAGTTGAACAATTTACCTTCAATAGATCTTCTACATAAGAAGAGGGTTCTTTTTTGTTTGTCTCGAACTGGAAATGTAATACATGGTACAGGCTTTTTTCGTCCAGGAGGTACCCAATTCATATCAACACCGATGTCGTAATCAGCAATTATCTGATCAGTCAGTCCTCTTTGATACATGTAAGGAACAACATAGCGGTAAGTTGCGAGCTCTTCTTCTGAAACATATTGTACTGCAGATTGAGTTTGAGCTGATATATAATCAAGTGCAAATTTATTTGAAACAGCTTCCATCAAGTTATTTGGTATCAGATCTTCATAATCAACTTCTGCTTCAAATCCAGGGACATTTGCACTCAACCATTCTAGTCCGGATGATCCAATCGACTTACGCTTAAGAATTTCGGTAATCATATCAGGAAGCGGTCTTGCAAATCCACAACTGAAACAATGTGCAAAACCTTCGGGGTACTTCTGTCCATTCTTATATTGAGATCTGATCAGAATTCCAAATGACGGTTTTCGTTCATTTCCATCGCTATGAAATGGACAAAAACATTGATACCAGTCTCCTGATACTTTGTGTGTCCTTATTAGACCATGCTGAGCAAGTGTATTAACTATCAGTTCTACGTCCATTGAATCTTACCTTACTATATCCACAACAGCCATATAAAGCATTATGAATAACTTTGAAATTGTGCACTATATTTACTGGTAGATCATTATTTTTAATAAGCGAAGTTACAAATGCAATTGTTTCATTGAGCACAACAGAATCTATAGGAACATGACGTTTATGTCGCGTGTAACAGCCTAGCACATGTAGTATTGCCGACAATATATTTAGCTCATACAGAAATTCATAACTATTAGATGCAGAATCTAAGCTATTCCACATATCAGATATCATTTCAAATGATTTATGTATATCGTCAGCAGAAATCGATTGAATCATATCTACACCTCAATTAAAATTCAACATCTTCGTAGTTATCATCCCAAGGCATTGTACTTGAATCTGCAAGAGTTGCAGATGTATTTGATGTGATAGTTGGCATCTGAACAGATGGTTTTATCATTGTCGTAGCAACGTCATCATCACCTCCAGGTAGATACTGCATGTTTCCGGTATTAACATCCCAAGCATAACTGAGAACAGGTTTCTGATTGTTTGCTGTACGAGACTTCTCTAATCGAATGTCCAGGACATGTTTATCAAATATTTGTCGGATCGCAAATGCTTGCGTAGCAATTCGTCCTGGATGGTCACTTCCTTCAATGTTGTATAATGACGGAAATGGATCACCTTTATCATCTCTACATTCTTTGGTTTCTCTATTTGCTTGCATAGCAACTACAACAACACAACCATATTGTTTACTTAATTTAAATAAACTAGTACATATATTCTTATATCGAATGTAATCTGTATCGGCTTTGTTAACATCGGTCATATAAGATAGACCATCAATGATGAGTAATTTAATTCCGTGCTTTTTCACAAGCTGCTCAAGCCCTAAGATGTTTACCTCATTTGAAGGCATATCCTTATCTTCTAGTACAAAAACACTTGTATCTTCTTTCATCAAATTTTTGATATATTCATAATAGTTAGCATCATATTTTCCCTGATGTAACTGACTATTCTGAAAGTGCCCGCGCCATGTATCAAATCGAGTTCCAAGATAAGAAGCTTGCATCTCCGGAGAATAATAGAGGACCGGAAATCCATGTTTCTGCGCAGACTCCATTATCTTTGTACAGACCCAAGATTTACCTGTATTAGTACGAGCAAATATCAGCACTAATTCCTCAACTGTTGAAAATCCTCCATACATCAATTTATCAATCTCAGCAAATCCAGTAGGAATTCGCGCTTGCTTGTTAAATTCAACTATCTGATCACTTCTGAGTTTAGCATCTTTGACAATGTCCATTGGATGCGTATTTGATAATTCAGAAACTTTATCGCATTGTCTAGATAAATATTGCCAAGCTTCCGTTACATCTCCGGCACCTAGATCCTTCAACTTATTAAAGGTCTCAATCAGCATTATGTGCTGTTTGTTTTTTCGCATCTCCTCAGACAAGTAAGAGAGCGGTTCAGCAACTGATACTAGATTAATTTCTGGAAATTCTGACTGAAAAGTAAATACATCCGGTACAGATCTATATTGTTGCCTGTGCTGAAATATAAAATGAATATGCGGTTTGAAAACTGAATAATATGACTCATCGAACTCAAGCAACGAATCTACTTCAGATTCGTCAGTGCTTGTAAGAATTTTTGATATTACTTGCAGCTCTATAGATGTGATCATGATTTCACCACCTTAGCTGCTTCAATGAGCTTTGTTTTTAGAAGAGAGAAAAATCTACTGGACTTACTGCTTACTAAATTTCCTAACGGAGGAGACACTATAAGTGTTGTATGTTCACCATCTTCACGTAGTTGCAGAAGATTGAGTAATGTTTGCGATTCAAAGTCCCCGAAATTGACATAATCAATACCAGATATGATAAGTACTTTTGCTGACTCTGCCCATATCTGCATATATTCAAGAGCTTCCATATCAGTTTTAGCTGACCAACTCTTCTTCATATCATCTAAGTATTTAGCGTACTTTAAATTGTATACAGTGCAATGAAGCCTACTACCTTGCCAATTACTGCATATAGCAGAATACGTAAATATGTCTGAATATTGAGCAGTTGTTCTGCGAGAAGACGACCCTACAACATATACTCCTGTTTTGTTTTCAATCTGAGACAACAAGGCCAAACTAGCATCATAATCAATTGTCATATCTGAAAATACAAAACTGCTTAGAGATATATTATTTCGTTCTAGAAGATACGATGTCTCTGCTAATGTAGGGCAAGACTTATCACAGAATGGTTCAATACAGTACGGAGTAAATATACAGTTATGCATTTTCAATTCTCCTTAGTACTGGATTTCGTGTTTGCTTGTATGATACACGAGCGCGCACACACTGACGTGCTATTTCAAGTATATCTGAATATCCGTATCTTATGTAGCTGGATATAGGCATAAACAATGTTAAAAACGGATCTAGAGAACCATACAGTGGATATTGATGTTCGATGTGTTTAACATCTCGTTCTAATAGATAACGTCTTACAACATATTCTTTGATATACTCAGATGTAAATGGAATTGTTTTAGATTCAGGAAGTGCATTCCAAATATCTGCAGTTCTGTATAACTGACCGTCTACTTCTATGTGTGAATAGAAACTCACAAGCTCATCATCAATTACTCGATACAACTTGAAAATATGTGGATATTTTATTAGATTGTCAATAAGTTGATTTTTTGTATATCCTTCAATTGGAAGAATACTGCCGAGTTCATCATCATTGTCTAACGTTGGTTGATATTCGTAGAGAGTAGCTGCACGCGTTTGAATGAATCTGTTCGGAAACAGTTTATATAGATCATCTGCAGTCATCTTAGAAACATCAGTTGTGCATGATATTTCATTTTGACGTTTTGGTATTTCAGGATATGATCGATATATTACATACGGAGTATTATCAATTAGTTGTGCTTTCCATGGATCTTTGATGTTAAACTGTGGAACTATAGGTGGCCTTAAATACAAGTCCTCTTTAGGCGTCGGAGGTGTGTCAAAAGAAGTTATCGGTACTGCGGGTTGAATAGGGCTGACCGGCTCTTCAGTTTTTGCTTCGTAGCTATCTACAATTGCTATGTCCCATATTATATCTTTTTCATTTATATATAGATCTTTAAGAATCGCTCTACAGATACTATCATCAGATATTTCACAATTGAGTACTTCCGCCGATTTCATTATTTCGGGTATGACATCATTAGAGATAACTATCAATGAGATTGAATTCATCACAGCTACAATGTGTTGACGCTGTCGATAGATTCCTGAATACACTTTAATAGCTGCAGAAACTACATTAGCGTGCAACGTAGAGAGCTGAGCTCTGCACGATGGCGGATATTTTAATTTATCTGGAATTTCAGAAAACTTTATTTTCATATTATCTAGTCCTTAATCAATTTACACTTTTTAAGCAACTCAGAATTCATCTTGTAGTCTTCATAAGCATCAAGAACTCCGGGATTGTATTGTCCACACAATCTGTATACACAATCTTCTGTAGGATACATCTCGTTATCTGATAATGAACATAACTGAGATAAACCATTATCTAACAATACATCCCACAAGACTGCAGCTGTTAGTGTAAGTTGTGAAGCGTCAGGATATCTGTTGAAAGAATATATGAAATACGGAACTGCATAAACATTAGAAGTATCTGTTTCAATAGATCTACACCATTCTTCAAATTTCTGTATGAATTGATCTTCTGTATCTACGTTTACATTGTATCCATATACAATAACGATATCTCGGATCCAACCTGGAACACGCTTCATATTATAATGAAAATTTGAACATGATTTTGTTAAGAATCTTGTTTTGAACCAATAATCTAATAATTCAGCACATTTTTGTGCACTGCGCAGTGATATGTGTTTAGTTACTAGAGTTTCAAACACCTTTGCATATTCTACTAACGCTTGTTTTCTTGATACTGAAGCTGTGTTAGATGTCGATACTGCAGAAGATACAGAAGACGTCGAAACAAATGATTTCAATCGATTAAGTTCAGCTTGCATACCATCTAAAACAGCAGCAATATCTGGATTTGAAGATTGTGAAAATTCGACTTCATCCATGTTAGATAAAGTTTCATCTTCAAGTATTGTATAGATGATTCTAACAACTTCGCTGCAAGTAGCTGCAACTTCTTTCAGACGAGCTTTCGACTTTCCATACATTGTATGCGAACTTTCTGAAATATCTTTAACATATCCTAACAGACGCTTCACCTGGAGTTCAGCACTGTTAATATCCATTGAGGCAAGTTACCTCCTTTGCTACAAGATGATATTAAAAATGAGTGTGACGTTCGTTTAGGCTACCTCATCAGCGAGCTACACACGATATCGCTACATATGGATCGGCACACTCAATAGCTGATGATGCAGATTGTAGTGCGGCCACTTTCTGCCGATAGCCCAAACGAACGCCGCACTCGTTGTTTGTATTTTGTATCTTCAACATTATTATAAGATAGATTGAATCATAAATCAATATTATTTGATTAAGATTTTATTAAATTATTTTTTCGCCATATGATTGTGTGTACAGTTTATAACGATTTGCATAATTGGTAAAAATTAAATACGCTATAATAAATATAATTCATTTTATTTCATATATAAATTCATATATTTCATATTTGTATTCATATATTTCATATATTGTTCGTCAATATACCCAATTTTGATTAAATTGATCTACAAAATACCCGGTTTTGGCCAATTTGATGATTTACAAAATACCCGGTTTTGGCCAATTTGATGATTCAATGATACAATAGCATTTTACAAAATACCCGATTTTGGCGAATTTGAAATTGTAAAAACACCCGGTTTTGGCGAATTTGAAATTACTTATATTATATAACGAATCTACAAAATACCCGGTTTTGGCCAATTTGTAAAACAATAATTTCATAAGATTTTCATAATCAGATATTGAATAAAAATTTAAAAATAAATTTTTGAATATCTATTGACTTTTTTATAATAATAATATAAAATAAACTTGTAGATAGAAGAAGATTGATCAAAAAATTTACGAAAAATTTTAACATACATAATCACATTATAGGAGGGTTGATATGAGTACATATTCAAGAGATTACATCAAACAGCGTACACTCGAAATATATAAATCTATGCCGCAAAACAAAGAGCAGCGCAAAGCTTGTTTGAAAGAACGTGATGAAATCATTGAGTTGAATTACACATTTTTTGGATACATAGCATCACATACATTTATAAATAATCCTTCTGTTACATATGAAGATAAATTGCAGTCAGCTCTTATGCACTTCTGTGAATGTTTTTGGTGGTACATGTGGGAGGGTGATGAAACACATAAAGGATATAGAACAGATTTGGCTTGGACTGTTTTCTTCAAACCGCGTATAGGTGAAATGATAGAGCGAGAATTGAATGAAGTAAAATATTCAATTCGACGCTCTTTATGTATGAAAGCCGGAGCACAGCTTGGTAAGCACTGGGCACAAGTCAGATATGAAGATCTTGATAAAGTCAATCTTCCGCCGGAGGAGATGGCTTCACTTAAATCAATGTTTGGTACTATGTACTGGGCAGATTTATCTGAACATGAATTGTATATTCCGGCTCCAACAGAACGTGAATCCGAATTCGCAAATCCTTCAGATAATTATAATACTGTGGAAGAACTTCTTATTCATGAAATGGTTGTGGAAGAGAAAAAACTTACAGATTCAGATCTGTTGCAGATTGCTGATATGTATGGGCTTGATTACTATGAATTGAAACGTAAACTTCCTGAATGCGAAGCTACACTGTATAAAAGATTAAAAGACAGTTTAGATCTGTATAATATGGATTAGATAATTGAACAAAAAAGAAAAGCGCCTGATGCTGTTCAGACGCTTTTTTTTTGTTGTATGAGAATCAAACAGCGATTTTGTCCATCACTTTCAACAGCTTTGCTGAAAGATTAGGTTCAGTTGAGATAGAAAGTCCGGGTATAACTTTCATTCGTCTGTTAAGGTCATATACACTTTCTAACTTGACAAAGTAGTGCTGTTCGTAGTCGAGTGCAGCTTGAAGCAGCTGATACCGCGTTCCATGATAGTTTGCAAGATTATCCATCTCCATACAATTCATGAAAGTTTCTCTCTTTACTGAAATTGTTTCATTAGCTTTGTTCTCCAACGGAGTTCCGTCTGCTATCTGATATGGGAACAGGATATCAAGCGCAGTATTGATGTAACTTTCGGATGTTTTCTCCTTTAACAGATTCGCAGCAGATTTGTTGAGTGCTAGAATTGCCCTATCAACCGAAGAAAGAATCTGACTTGCGATTGCTTCATTTTCATCTTTAGTAGTTGCCAACGGAACTCGGAGGCAATATGTGTTTTTAGATAATGCTTGATTGAGAGTATTCTGACACACTACACGAATGGGTGTGTTAAGAATAGTTATGCGTCCGTCTGATTTAGTATGATCATTTACAACAACGAAATAATGATCAACATCATCATCGACAACTTTGAACTGATCTCGAATCTTGTAGCAAGCAAACACGTTTTCACCTCTGCCTAAACTAGCAGCTGTCTCTACATCGAGAGATTTTCCTACAAGAAAATCAAAAGTTTCGAATGCATCAATGTTCTGAATGAGCTCCGGAACTTTATTTACAAGAGCTAATACAGCATCATTATCTTCTCTGTAGATCGCATGGTAGCTCTTTATGTGATCGTGGCGATCAGTGAAGATAGGTAACGCAGCTACGGTCCAGTCAAACTTGCCAGCTGCAACCAGCTCGCGGGCTGATTTCGGGCTTTCAGTTAATATCTGACCTTCTCGATGCCAGGGCACTTCTCCTACGTATATCATGGAATCAATGTTTGCACTCATGTGTGAGTACCTCCTTCATATTTGTTGTGTATTCTATAACGATTCATAAAAAAAGAACTGAGTTTTCTCAGTTCTTTCATCAGTCAATATAATCTAGATCTCGTGCAGCTTGTACGACCTCTTGGAATGAATGACCGTCATTGAGTAATTCTAACACTACATTATCTAAATCAAACTGATCGGATAGTTCGTATTCAGTGATATATTTATGCACTGTTTTGCTATCTGCGTTTTGAACAAGACCTAGTCGATCTAGAGTTTCAACTGAAAATCTATCGAGCATTTCTTCAGGCTCAACTTCTTCGTTGTTAAGATCAATAGGTTCATAATTAGATTCGCATACTATCAAGTTATCATCATCGTCAATGATTGCGCTGATAAATGCAACATCTAGATCTCTTAACGCATTCCAGCCGACATCTTGTAACCTTTGAATGAGGATAATGTTTGCATTTTGTCTGCGAAGATCTCTGATTGTATCCTCAAGATTAAATCTGTAGAATATTGTCTCTTGTACATATTCTCTCATGTTTGTTCTCCTTAGTTTACGGCATTCGGCAACTTACCACGTTTATCACCTGTAAGTTTGCTGTATTTAAAGTTATTGCGTAAATTAACGTAGTAGAAATGTCCCTTGCTAGGAGCTGTCACCCATTTTCTATATAGAGATATCGGCACATCATATAATACGTATATATCACCTGGACCACCCGTTTTGTCTGCTTTGAACTGAACATATACGTCACCTGTTTTATCGTGTCTATCTCGTATGTTGATGTTGTAACCCCATACATTGCTGGATTTAACTCTTACAATGTGCGTCATTATATCTTTTGTCGAGATCGACGCTTGTATTATTGATTTTCTTTCAGCCGAATCGCAGAAGCAGATTTCTGCAATTGAAGCTCGAATCAATCTTTTCATTTAATTTAATTCCTTATGTAGATGTAAATATTATATGCAATTGAGCTGCGATGTCATCTGCAGTCATTTCGTTTGATGCAGATACTATATCAACTGCAATTGAGATAAATTGTTCTCGTTTTTCATGTGTGCGTTGAATCAACTCTGGTGTTATCTTGAACAAAGGATATTTGTTTGGTCCCGTCTGTGTTGCTTTGAAATATCCAAGATCCGCACGCGCATCTTTCAACGATTCGCCTAACTCTTTTCTGAATAACTTCTCATATGTATTGATGGATAACTTCTTGTTATTCGGCTTCACCTCATAATCATTGATGATGGATACGAATTCGGACAATTCGTCTATCCAGTGATTCAAATCTCGAGTGCTATCATCATATATCAATACTTTCAGAAGATGCTCGTGTATAGCAGGCATTAGATGCTCAATGCGATCCTCTACTATCTTGCGAGGATGTGCGAATGCGAATATATTTTGTTTTAATCGTATAAGTCGTTTCATCTGTGCATCTCCATCCTTTATTATAAAAGGTCCATCATTTGTTGACCGGCAGTGGTTTGATTGCGTAGCTGCTGCGTTTGAGAGATATTAAGACTCAATTCAGGATGTTCGTTGTAACATCGTTGAATCCAGTATGTCTCTCTGTTCAGCAAGTTCTCCGTCAACGAAACTATCTCGATTATCTCAAACAAATAATCTGTAATATTATCGACCGGGAAGCGATCCGTTTTCATGTGCTCTGCCCATCTGAACATAGGCATATATTTTGTTTGGCCTACATAAAACTCTCGTGTAGATTTCTTTGTTATCTTATATATGTATCCAGCTATTTTTGATGTGAACATATCGCGTGTAACAAAGAACTCACTGTCATCTTCTGGTTTCAATTTGAGTTTTTCGTCATACTTGTATTGATCTTTACACTTTGTGCAACAGAACCGCTTGTATTTGTAGTCCTGAATATTGTAGAAATCATGACGAATCTCATAGTCCTCAAAGGCGATAGGCCTGCTGTAATATGTGGTCACATGTGCGTGACAGTTATCGCATTCAAACTCAATTCGGTTGAAATATCGCTCAGTTGTAAAGCAATGTTCCCCGATTATGATGCAATACATATCGCCGGGCTGAAGTTTCTTGCTGTATGCAAAAGGAATATTACCGTATGTATCTCGTATTATAGATTTAAATTGATCTCGACTGTCGCACACTATCACATCCATCAATAACTCGATGTTAGATCCCTTACTAGCACTTGAGTAAAATCCAAAGGCGATCTCATCAGTTGACGAGATCGGCTCTTCAGGCACTTGATAGATTCTGTATATTATTTCAAGCATATTATTCGGACGCTTCCTCTATACTGTCAATGGCTGCTTGAAGCGTATCCGCGGCATCTTCAAGCGAAGAGAGCGCTTCCTCCAGGTTGGAAACTGCGGCATCTGCTTTTTCATATCTTTCAGAATTCTGAAAACTTTCAGGAATGTTGTCGCGACACTCTTCCTCTTCATCCTTTATGGATTCAAGATCATCTTTGGTAGATTCAATATCTCCGAGTATACTTTCAATTGCACTGATTACATCAGCAAGTGATTTACGTCTTACATCGTTCATTTTATATTCTCCTCATTTTTATGTATTTCATATTCACTGATAGTAGGCCAATTTTCATCAGGCCAATCCATTCCAGGGTCATCTGCCCAAGGTTGATATGATTCTTCTTCATGAATGTAGTCAGCATACAACTGCTTCAACGAATCATCTGATTCTGAATCCTTCTGGGCAGCTCGAATCAATGTGTCATCCGAATTGACAACTGATCGAGTTGTAGACACATCGTAGTATTCATCTTCTTCTGTATAAGGATCAATTAGATCGCTTGGATCTTCCTCAAAGTATGGACAATGTAATACACCACCAAACTCTTCATATTCTGCAAACTCGAGATCCGTCATCAGATCCTCTTTAGTGCACTCTGAATAGCCCACACTGTAATCTTTAAACAGGTGTTTGCACCTACCGCACTTGATGTACTCAGTCATTGTATCGTTCTCCTTCGCTCATCTCCCGCACAAGCTATCGTACTGCTTCTTTGTCATCAACACGATGTCATCTGAATGCTCTGCACGTCCGGTTTGAATCAGGTCTCGAACCTCTTCTTCGTTTATCTTAGTATCATTAAACAGGGCTACCAGATTCATCGAATACTCTCCACCGATAACTCGTGTGAATTCTATCATCATTATATGTTCAGTCATGTTGATCATCGCTCCTTATCTATCGCCGAAGTATTCACCGTTCTCAATGTCGCGGACGCATCTGAGCAGTTCCTCAAGTGAGTTGCTGTTCATGATATCTTCCCACTCTCGAGGGCTGAGGACCTGACATTCTCTGTATCCGACGCGGCAGATGGTTGTCCACATCCAATCCTGACCCAGGTCAAGATAGACATCTTCGACTGTGTAAGTTGCGTTGTGCTTGCTGTCGTAAGTGAGCATCCGAGCTACTATCTGTAACTTCTTGTATTCTGGTTCGGTTTCTTTAACGATTCTGTATTTCATGTTAGTTGTCCTCCTTATAGATGAGATCGGCGAGTAGCTTGTCTACGGGCTTGCCGGTTGATTTTGATTCTTCAAATAACTTATTAGCGATTTTCTCGCTCTCATTTCGCGTGTAGTTACCGACATCTTGAAGAATGTCGATAACTAACGCGAAGTTCTTAGTTGTTTTCAGCTTCATGTTCTACCTCGTCTCTGATTTCGAGGTCTATGTCTATGATTTCGTCCATTTCGACTCCGAGCTCTTCGAGCTCATGAATCAACTTTGTGACCTCCTGGCCGCCTTCAGATGTCTGATAATAATGACGAGCAGCTTCTTTGAACTGATCAATTGTGCAATCGATAGCGTTGAGTCTCATCTGCTCCATCATGTAGTTGGTTCTGAGAACCATTCGGCTCAACGTCATCATATCGCCACCTCCATTTCTACGATCTCTGAAGTAGATTTCCAGAAGTCTGTGTTCTCGGGATTCTTGTATGCGTAAGCTCTGACAACGTCGCACTTGCGAGTGTAACCATATGCTTTAACTGCAGCAGCATGAAGTTCTTTGTACATCCCGGTCTTCTTCGGATGGTCACCTAAGTAAGCGATAAGAGCTTCGTTTCTGCCGATGTAAGCGATTGCAGTCTCGCCTGCGAAGTTCGGATTCTCTAAAGTTGCGATAGATGTCTCTTTCACCATGTAATACTTCATCTTGTAAACTCCTTCTCTTGAAGAATTGATTTATTTTACAAGTATATTATAAGCCCTTCTGATTAAATCAGTATTATATATTTATTAAATTTTTATAAATTTTAAAGATCAATACATAGAAAAAGCTCCGATGTATTTCGGAGCTTTGTTTCATATTACTCTATTGAGTGCTTTATCATACGACCAAGGCTGTATTTGTTCAAATGCATGTGCAATAGCAAACACATCTTCATCTTGATACTGCTTTCCGATGATCTGCATCCCTACCGGAAGCCCATCGTTTGTCATACCTGCCGGAACAGATGCAGCTGGATATCCGACGAAGTTGACCAGGGGTGTTTCGGCAAATGCAATGAATCCTATATTTGGATCAATTGCAACTCCGTCTACTTCCTTTACACATCCGTTGTCTTCATTGCGAAGCGGCGGACATATTGATGTCGGAGAGACGATTGCGTAATATCCTTGATCAAATACATCTTCAAAGTTGTCAAGAATATCTGTCCGAATCTCATTGAACGTGCGCATGCTGTGAATATCAGTATCATATGCGATTTTATTGAATTTTATAAACTCTTCTGGTAGCTCATCTCTGTGATCCTTAACCAGATCGAGTCCTTGACCTCTCCATAACTCTAAGTCGAGAGCGGTATCAAGCGATATTGACCATGCCCAGCAATACATTATACTGTATGCGGGAAACTTGAAGTTGAAATTGACGAAGTCTACGTGTGCTCCAGCTTCTTCAAGTCGTTTAGCTGCATTGAATACTATTTCACGAACTTCACTATCCGTTGAGAAAAGATTGAAGTCATATGTAAATGCGATCTTCTTTCCCTTGATCGGCTTCTTCATCAACTCTAAGAAATCCTTATTGTTGTTGATCGGAAGACTGATCGGATCTCTCGGATTGTATCTCGCCATTCCGTTGAGCATCTGCGCGCTATCTTCAACTGTTTTTGTAAGTGCACCATTGAAACAATATGGATGTGTAGCTGACCAACCATCTGGCCTACAGTAACTTGGAATAGTTCCCAGCGATGCTTTGAAGCCGAAAAGATTGCACCAGCCTGCGGGAATTCGTATAGATCCACCTGCATCTCCACCTTCCCCAAGAAGAATGAGACCGTCTGCAACAGCTGCTGCGGTACCGCCAGAAGATCCACCTGACGTTCTTCCGGTATCAAATGGATTCTTAGTAGCACCATACATCTTGTTGATGCAAGCTCCACTGAATCCAAATGCCGGCGCATTTGTTTTTCCTACCGCTATAGCACCAAATTCTTTTGCAGCGGTGTAAAACATAGAATCTGCATCGTCAACTGCAACGAGTGATTTTACGCCGCCGTGAGAATTTGTCCACCCCTTCTTAGATGGTAAGAAATCTTTAAGGGCAACAGGAACTCCAGCAAAAGGTCCACAGTATTCTCCTGACTGAATACGCTTTTCCAGCTGACGTGCTTCCTCCATTGCATCCTCAATCTTTGTGTAGGTAAATGCATTGATTGACGGATTTCTAGCTTGTATGCGTTCTGCAAAGTAGTTGATTACTTCCGTAGGTGAAACTTGTTTAGTGTTAACAAGCTCACCTAACTGTACTCCGGATAATCTTTCCAGCTCCATAGATTACACCTTCACATTGTATTTGTTGAGATATTCCGCACCGACATCTTCTTTCTTCCACTTCCTCGCTATCTTGTAGCCTAAAGGGGAGAAGATGGCTTCTATAGCGAGTTCCAAAAGCATCATCAAGAATGAACATACAAACACCTGCTGAATTGTCCATCCAAAGAAGATGAATGATACAAACAATGCAAATATGAAGTTATCTACAAACTGACCGGCAGCTGTTGAAATGAAACTTCTTACAGCAAATCCGCCGAAAGTATCTTTCTTGTCAACAAGTTTACCTATCCCTTTGTTGACAAGAGAATTAACTAGACCTCCAAGGAACATCGCCGCCGCTGAACCGACAACTACATACCATGTTGATGCAAACGTGGAATCCAGCGCAGCGTTGATAGCAGCACTGATTTCAGGGGTTGCTCCGGCATAACTAGATGCCCAGATTCCGGGAATAGAAACAATTGCAGCATATAGAAGTGCAGTAAGCAAACTTATTATTGTTGCAATTGTGTTGAGTATGGTTGCAGCTTTTGGTCCAAAGCGTTTGCAAACTGCATCCATACACAGAAATGATATCCATGAAACAAATATGCCTGCAGTCGATGCTAACCACGGAAGGTTGAAAATCGACTTGTTGGCCAGTAAATTCATGGATATCACGGATAGAATGAATACTGCTGTTACGATACCTGGTATCGCTCTCATAGTGTCTTTGACTTGTGTTAACAATTTCTTCATGTTAACTACCTCCATTATTTTTATTTTAAGACGGGCTGTCAGGATGTTACAAAACCGTCTTATTTGCATTCTTCGTATTGATTATTTGTTTCTATCTAAAACAGAAGAGTAGTCGCCTACACGAAGATCGTTGCAGATATCTCTGACCTTCTTGAGCAGATGCCGCACATTTCGACAATCTTCTTTATTAATCAATACAGTGTATATGATAGGGCTATCTGGTTGCAGATCTGTAAGCTTCATAGGATGATCAGATACTCTGAATTTGACTTCAACAGGTTGTCCTAGTATATCTTCAAGACCTTCATAGTACTCCGGTTTAACTGCAATGTAGTACGAATAGCTGTCCCCACTTTGATATTCGTGCAGTATTTGCAAACCATGATGCAGTATGATCTGCATCACGTTGTATATCAAGTCGTTGTATGCTGCTCTTTGTTCTTCAGTTATTTGATATTCTTGCTGAATACTAGATCGACGAGTTAAGTAATCAACAGTTCGTGCTGCAGCTACATCATCCGAGTAATGATTCAAAATTACATCAATGCAAATCAAGTATCGTGGAGCATTCTGTGTTGATCTTTTCATTCTTATTTCCTACTTCAGTTATATATATACTATAACGATTCATCAATAGTGACCATACAAATCTTCGTCAGTTTCTTCTTCCTCACTACGCCATTCAAATTCAAACGGACCGTCACATTCATATATAGATCCACGTTTACCTACATCATAGCTGCTGAGATAGTCTTCATCAAGACATTCATCTGCAAGTTTCTTAAGCAAGTCCTCGTAATCGTCTTCGCTGTGGCAATCTTCGATACCTTCAAGTATGTAGCGCGCGCCGTCTGCATATTTGTAGAGCCAGTTAGCATAATCAGACAGATCGTTTGCCCAGCCCTCAAGATCATATGTGTTATCAAATACGTCACCGTCATTGTACCATTTGTAAATCAACTTGTTGATAGCAGTGACGATTTGATTCATCATCTTTTCGCCTTCGCCACGGTCTGGAAGATACTTATTAAGTATATCTTCAAATTTATTGTAGTAACTCCATTCAACTGACATTTGTTATTATCTCCTATTACGTTTATTTATGTATATATAAGGTATGCTACGAATTAATCAAATTTATATTTTCTGCGAATTGATGCAAATACAGATCCGTCGTAATCTTCAAACAGCTCCTCAGGTGTTCCTTCAAACAGCGTGATCTCCGGTGGATTTGTTTCAGCATCATGTCCTATCCAAATACGTGCGGGCATATTATTTATATTACCGAAGGTGTCCCACATGAAGTTTTCTATTGTAGATCGCCAGTTGTATCCTTGTGAAGATATTCTGAAGTAGATAGTATCTTCTCCAACAGAATCCAATTTACCTCCAGCTCGAACCCTTAGAAAATTCTGATTCAAATAGTATGCAATCTTACCTGCAATCTTAACATCGTCAAGTCGTTCCCAATTCTCAATGATAGCGAAACTTTCATCCTCTTTCATACCTGTCATGATATCAAGAAGAAGCGATTTTGTTGTCTCACATGGATCATAAGTATCACAGTACATGATATTGTAGAGAAGATCATCAAACGTAGCATCATAATCGGCATACAATTCTTGTGATACACGAACATACAACCAGTCTGTAGCAGCTTTACGTATTGGACCACTTAGATCATTATCAAATATCCAGTCAACAACACGTTCAATTTCTGAATAATTATCTTGAGCTGTTCCTGGATTCGGATGATATGCGTTGTCAATACAGTTATATACATCTCCGTACTTATCTAACATCACGCATTCACCATGGATGACGTATCCTGTAGGTGCTTTATTACACAGTATCTTTTTCATCAGAATAAGAATTCATACTCCTTATATGCTTTTGAGATGCGTTTGCATATCTTTTTAAAGATCAACGCAGCCCCTTCCTCTATATTATATAACGATTCTGGTTCATAAATATCGAAACCAAGTGTTCTCTCTTCAGGGCTGAGTTCTATCACATTGACTCTTATTTTGTTGAGATATGTCGTGATATTGAGGTCTAACACCATTTCATGAACTTCAGGATCTGATACATTTTCCACATATGGCTCTCTATATAGTAAGGTGATGTATACATCGAATGTGTTAGGCGTAGTTTTGAATTTAAATGCACCGTCAAGCCAGTTATACATGTATCGACCTATCATGTTAACTTGTTGACTTGCAGGAATCTTCTTAAATGTTTTCATGTTATATCCGTCCATTCTCCATTTACATATCTATGTATCTTTAGTTTGCGTTCCCACTGTCCTGCAGATGAATTATACTGCCATAAGCCTAGGCTTGATATCGGAACAGCTACCCAAGTTCCTGTAGTTGCATCATATTTATGTACGATTGAAGCTGCGGGGGTTTGTGACCAGTTAGAATACAGCTGTATTAAACTAGAATCCGACGGCAGCGGATCAGATGGCTGAATCAGCGTTCCACCAGGTGTCAGTGACCATCCGTCAAAAGTATATCCAGTTCGAGTAGGTACTGGAAGCTGTCCAAACACAGGCTGTTGCCACTGTGCATACAATGTTAAATTAGCATTACTTGTATATGATTGTGCAACTGTGTATGTGGTTCCGGTTCCGGCTGCATTAGTATTCCAATTGATAAATGTTTTGGTGTATCGTTGCGTTTCAGGAGTTGCTACATCTGAAGGCACATTGAAATGAACAAAATATGGACCCGCAGGAACATCAGGACCGCGTCTTATCAATATAGGGCCATCTAAAGATTTGACAGCTACATATGTAGAAGTGTTCCCGTCAAACTGTCCTCCGTTAGCATTATATGTTATCACAGCATTTTCAAGTGCATCTTTTAATGAGAATGTAGATGCCCATCCCCACCAGTCAGCTCCAGAAGTGTGTGTGGTAAATTGATTAAATTTAACATACAAACTCGCAAACGCGTTCATGGACTGATACTCTGATTTAAGATAGAAATATAATCTTTCATTAGATGTATCTGCAATGAATGTAGCTGTAGCACCATCAGGAGCATCTGTATATACATCACCATCAGATAGTACACGAGTTGCTACCACAATGTGAGGAGGTTCATACATGTGCGAAGTTGGATCATATATCGAAGAATCTGTTGATGCAAATATCGCATTTATACGAGGTAAAGATGCACCTCCAATTGTCCACGAATAGGGATTAACAGCTGGAAGTGATGTGATTCCATATTGACTTGATGTTATGTGATTGTATACTAGTTCAACTTCTTTATTTGTTCCTGATGTATTGACTGCGCTATCAGGAGTTAATATTAGATACAGACCAAATGGTCGCTGGTTGAGCCAGCGTGCATTATGTGCTGAATACTTAGATCGGACGAGTTTCAAATATGTGATATAGATTTTTGCAGGATTGGATTCGTCAACTTCTAAGGTAGCCGTAAGTCTATCTTCGCCCGTACCTCCTACTTCAGTCCCAACTAAATGATTAACTATCTTATATTTAAATCTTGCCATATGTGTTCACCTGCTGTAAATTTAACTGATCACCAGCCGATGCCGATAGAACCATCAGGAATATTAGGATCAGCTAGCGGTTCAGTTTTTGAAATATATAGACGAACTGCAGCATTAGTTCCGGGATGGAATGTTATGTATCCATTCGGCATGTCTTCTTTGATAGATTTTAGATGATATCCGAGTATATCAATAGCTTCATTGCGAGCTAGTGCATTTAACAACATTGACCATATTATATTGTGACTGTGATCGAGGTCTCTTGCTTCAATAGTTGAAGGTGAGGAAGGAAGCGACGGTACTACAGTATTAGGATTCTCTGAGATAGTATAATCAACACCATCTTCATCAGTGAGCGATAGTGCTTTGAATGTGTCACCAGATTGATCAAATTCTACCAGCTGTGCCGGACCTTGTGTGTGCGAATATGGATCATTATAGTTGATGCTGTTGACCAATATTTCTACAGATTCTGGAAGGTACTGTAGATAAAGATTTGGTACTGTGAATATTACTTTTGCTGCCCAAGGGAATACAGCCGGACCTAAGTAGTCGCCATCTTGCGGATCTGCAGTTGTCCAAGAGTCCATTCCAGCTGTCCCATTCAGTACGCTGCTATCTGTAAATCCTGTTAATATGATATAGGGTTCACGACCTGCTTGAATTTTAGAAGTCAGTTCTAGTCGTAATACAGGAGCTACAGAGAGGTCCGGTGTAAATGCAGATACAGGCTCAGTAGCTGACTGAGGTGTCCATGTACCTGCTTGAAGAAGTATGCCGTCAAGTATCTTAGGATAGCTCTCATTTAATCTAAGACGTCGTTTCTGAAGCATCCATCCTGATATATCCGAAGACATCGGAAGTTGTGCGGGGTCTGCTACTGATCCAGATGGATGATTATCAGGATCATTTCCAAGCATCCATCCGTAACTTTGAACTTTGTACGGAAAGATTGTTTCACCTGATTCAAATAGACCTTCGCCATCGAAGTAAGAAGCATATATAGTATTCGCTGCCCTCAATCTAGTATTTGTAGGTAGTTGAATATCTAATCGATATCTACGTGCAGAGCCTACATACGTACCGAGATCTGCAGGTACTCGTAGTACAAGCGACGTGCCCATAGCAATAGACGACGATAACCATTCCTTGGGAGATGCTGGAACAGCATCAGGATCTGTAGATTTGACTTGTTTCACATACTCTTCATAAGCATTCAAGCCCATCACACGACCTTCATCCCATAATTCTGCCATAATATGTTAAACCTCCTAGATTCACGATTGTATACTTTTATAGAAGGTTTACATGCATATGAATATAAAAAATAGAATGCTAAGTAGCATTCTATTAAATATGAATATTAGCAGATGAGGAATTTTGTTATTCAGTAGTGACGTAAAAGTCTATTACAAAGGACGTAGAATCACCCGGGGCTAATGTAACTGGTGATTCCAATACTTCACGGTACAATAAGTATTGACTGCTATTGCCAGTTGCGCCAATAGCACTGCCGGCGATAAGTTGCGATTTATATCCGATTTCACCTATTATCATATTAGTACTACCATTATTTGTGACAATAACAGTAATTCGTTTAATAATACGATTTAGACTTTCGTCACTGATTGGAGTTGTTGATACCTTACCTGAAATATTTGAGCCTATGGTTGACTCTAATTGGTAGTCATTAACACTCGGAGGGGTTGTACCAGAGCCTACAGACCAACCTTGTGCACTATAATTTGTAGTGAAACTATCCATACTATCGCTTGACGGATAGGCATAGCTTTGTACGGGTACAAGATATCTTTCAACTCCGCTTATATCACGAACTTTAATGTATGTCGTTTTATTATAGTTGTTGCCGAGCATAACTATTTTTGAAAGATTTATAAAGTTATTAGTCAGCATTTATTATTACCTCCATTTGATTATTATTTGTGACATCTTCTGCGGTAAGTATGTGATTTACTATTGGCACAACAGTTAATTCTGTTTGTACAGAACTACCTCCGTTATCTGTACTAAACGTTACATATTCTCCAGGATGATCGGCGTCTTCGAGTTGCACGTTATCTATATTTTGAATAACGTCGTTTCCTAGTTTTACATTTTTCTTAGGCGTCATATTGTTGTTAAATAAACCTCCTCTGTTCTTATACTTGCTGCATCTATATAAGGTTGCAGTAGTAGAAAATAAATAAAGAGAACAACTAAAAGTTGTTCTCTAAACCGATGATTTTTTTGTGTTGTTATCTTAGAGGAAGTCCGGATTCGACATTCTCATAGAGCCAATTTATAAAGGTTTCATCTGTTATGTTTTGATCACCAGATATAGTAATAGTTTTATATAATGTACTATACCAATTATTATTGGCATAAGCTATCAAAGAATTATTGTTGTTATTATTAGTAAATCCATATTTAAAATAATTATCATAAAAATCAATATAAATAAATTCATAATTATTATATGAACTATTTTTAAAATTTATATTATATTGACCAGAAATAGAAATATTTATATTATCTTTAAATACAATAACATCACCATCGTGTAATACTAACACATCAGTAAAATCAGCATACAACGAAACTTCATCTGATTGAGGTGTATATGGAAATGTTACACGAGTTGATGCATCACCTTTGACGCTATTCCATCCACTAAACGACGCTGAAGGCTTCGTTGGATTGACGGGAGCCGATACAGATCCACCGGACTGCACCATACTGATTGCATATGTGTTGTCATCGTAGTTTATGAATTTAACTGAATGTCCACCCGAGATTGTAGAGCCTAGCGAGAATGCGACATATTGCCCTGAGTTATTAGCATCTTCAATCTTTACAGTTTCTATATCATTGATTACATCGTTGCCGAGTTTTATGTTTCTGCCCATAGCTGAAATCGCTCCTAGAATATAATTTGTTGTAAATATACAAGGTTGCATAATGTTAAATGCCCTACTATAGAAGTAAGGGCATCATCAACATATTATGTTGCAGGAACTATTGTGTTTGATGTGTAGTATGTTGTATTAATTGTAGGAGTACTTTTAAAAGAACCACCTGTAATTGCAAACATCAGATATAAAGAATTGCTGTCAGTAGAGCCATTACCTTCAGAAGGGATACGATATGGTGTATTATATTCAGAAGTTTGAGTATCTGACAACTTTATGGAGGTACAACCGTAAAACATACCATCATAACAATAATCAGCCAACGTAGTAGCAGGTAAAGCAGGAAGAGTCGTAAGAGAAGTACATCCGTAAAACATCTGATAATAACAACTATTAGCTAACGTAGTAGCAGGTAAAGCTGGTACTGTTGTGAGAGAAGTACATCCCATAAACATATAACAGTAGCAGAAATTACCTAACGTAGTAGCTGGTAATTCTGGAGCAGTTGTGAGAGAGGTACAGCCTCTGAACATACTTTGATAACAATTCTCAGCTAACGTAGTAGCAAGTAAAGCAGGAGGAGTCGTAAGAGAGGTACAACCATTAAACATAGTATCATAACAACTCTCAGCTAACGTAGTAGCAGGTAAAGCAGGAGAAGTCGTAAGAGAGGTACAGTTATAGAACATACTGTTATAACATGACAATGCCAAAGACGTAGCTGGTAGAGCTGGGGCTATTGTGAGAGAAGTACAGTTTCCGAACATACCTTGATAGCAACGACTAGTTAATGCAGTAGCTGGTAATGCTGGAGCTGAAGTAAGAGATGTACAACCGTCGAACATATAACTGTAGCAGTTTCTAGATAACGCAGTAGCTGGTAATTCCGGAGCAGTTGTAAGCGAGGTACAACCATAGAACATATATTGATAACAACGGTCAGCCCACATAATAGAGCCCCTCAACGTTGTAGCAGGTAATTCTGGAGCAGAGATAAGAGCAGTACAACCATAGAACATATAACTGTAGCAGTCTAGACCCATTGTCGGGTGATTACCATCAGTTACAGTCTGATAATCTAGCAGGTTCTCAATATTTCCGCTACATGAAATATTTGACCCAGACAACACCCATCTCGAACTTAAACTATTGCTATTACCAGTTATTCCTTTATTTCCTGTACCTCTAAGGTACAGTTTATTATTAGATCCACTACTAAGCGTTGTAGTTCCATCCCAAGTATTCCATGTTGTTGTATCTGTAGAATACTCTAATGTTCCACCCCAGTGCTTTACATTGTCATAAACATTTAATGTAAATGAATTAGGACTACTAAATGTTACGTATGAATTTTGAGGAGGTTGTTCTTGATTCCGCTTCACATATCCATGTGATGCAATTCCCCACAAGTAATAGGTTGTATTAATTAAAGGAGTACCTGTAAAAGTACCTCCGGTATTAGCAAACATGCTGCTCAATGCATTATTTGCATCAGTACCTGTACCGCTTAATGGAATTCGGTATGGAACTTGATAATCTCCTGTTTGAGTATCTGATAATTTCATAGAGGTACAGCCACTGAACATCCCATTATAACAACTCTCAGCTAACGTAGTAGCTGGCAATGCTGGAGCTGCTGTAAGAGCTTTACAATCAGAGAACATACTCCGGTAACAACTATAAGCTAACGTAGTAGCAGGTAATTCCGGAGCTTTTGTAAGAGACGTGCAGTAGTGAAACATCTCATAGTAACACTTCCCAGCCAATGCGGTGGCTGGCAATGCTGGAGCTGTTTTAAGTGAAGTACAGCCATTGAACATGTCCTCATAACAACTATAAGCTAACGTAGTAGCGGGTAATGCTGGGACTGTTGTGAGAGAAGCGCACCCATAGAACATGAAATCATAACAACTCTCAGCTAACGTAGTAGCTGGCAATTCAGGAGCTGTCGTGAGAGCAGTACATCCTGCAAACATGTATCTATAGCACTCACTGACCAACGTAGTAGCTGGCAATGCCGGAGCTACGGTAAGAGCTGTACAGTTCTGAAACATAGCCTCGTAACAAGTGGTAGTTAATGTAGTAGCTGGTAGTTCCGGAGCTGCTATAAGAGCTTTACAGCCGGAGAACATAACACCATAACAACCACCAATCATTGTAGGATGATTTCCTGAAGCTACTGTTTGATAATCAAGAAGATTTTCTATGTTTCCTATGCAGGAAATATTCGATCCAGTTAGTCCCCAGCGACGCTTACTGACATTTGATGTTATATAAGTATTTCCTGTACCCCTTAAGTATAATTCATTATTAGGTCCACTGCTGAGAGTTGTTCCAGTCCAAACATTCCATGTAACAGTATCAGTAGAGTACTCAATAGTTCCATTCCAGTGTTTTGTTAAGTCGTAAACCTGTAAAGTAAATGAACTAGGACTACTAAAAGTTAAATAAGGATTTGGCATTATTTATCATCCTCCTAAGTAGATAATTATGCATTAGGATCTGGAGCATATATTGTGATTCCGTCGATTACTGCTATTGGAATACCTGTGGAAAGTACTTGGACTACTGTACCTTCTTGGGGCATGTTGACGTTCTTCCACTTCTGAGAAGCACTATCGTATGTGATACCTTGTCCGTCAGAAACATTGTTGATAGCAACGTCTGTTAAGTCAACAAGTGCTGAAGCACCGCCACCACCTTGTTGAATCGCTTGATAGATACCGTCGGAAGTAACTCCATTCAGACTTCCTTGAGTTGGAGTATTATCAAGAGGTGTATGTGTTAACCAAGTAACAGATCCATCAGGATTCTCAACGAGTCCATTAGGATATAATTTGCTGTTAGACGTATAAAGAGTTGTATTTATACTAATAGACTGAGCAGTACCTCCTGTTCCTTCAATCATCATATCCAAACTGTTAGAACCCGCTGTTCCTGTTCCAGACGCAGGAACTCTATATGAACCAACATAATTACCTACTTGAGTACTCGAAAATTTAATCGAAGTACAACCATTGAACATATACTCATAACAAGCCTCAGGTAACACAGTGGCGAATAAAACAGGAAGTACCTCAAGGGATGTACACCCTCTGAACATCTCATAATAACAATCCTTAGTCAACGTAGTAGCAGGTAAAGCAGGGGGAGTTGTAAGAGCAGTACAACCTTCGAACATACTGAAATAACATCCATTAGCTAACGTAGTAGCTGGTAGGAGATCAAACGGAACATCTACAAGAGATGTACAACCACGGAACATACGACAATAGCAATTTTCAGCTAATGCAGTAGCTGGCAGTCTTACTGTCAGCGGACTTTTCAACGATGTACAATTATCAAACATGCCTTCAAAACTTCTAACTCCTACTGAAGTAGCTAATATTTTAGGAGTGGAAGTAAGAGCAGTACAACCGGAAAACATATCAGCATAACACATAGCCCCTACAGCACGAGCAGGTAAAACATGAGGTGAATTCACAAGAGACCTACATCCATTGAACATGAAAGAGTAACATGATATCAGAGAACCTAAATTTGTTGCTGGTAGCTCAGGAGCATATTTAAGAGAGGTGCAGCCCGAAAACATATAAGAATAGCACTCATCATGCAGTACAGTAGCAGGTAATTCTGGAGCTACTACAAGAGAGGTACAACCTTGAAACATTTGTTTGTATCCGTATAATTCTACATTAAGTGATCCAAGATATGGAGCACCTGAAAGCGCAGTACAATTCTTAAATAAACTACGGAATGCACTAGCACTCATCTTTGGATGCAAACCTTTTTCTACACTTTTATAATCTAATATGCTCTCTAGGTTACCTGAACATTGTATAAGAGATCCTGTAAGAACCCAAGGATAGAAATTATATTGAGCCGCTGTTACATAAGTATTACCTGAACCTCTTAAGTATATTTTATTGTTAGCACTGCTTACTGTTCCACCTGACCAGGTATGCCAATTGACTGCATCCGTAGAATACTCAATAGTTCCATCCCACGCTTTTATATTATTTGTTACTTGTAATGTAAATGAGTTGTTACTAGTAAAGACTATATAACTCGAAATTTCATTTCTCATTTGGGACAGCGAAACAGCATCAGTATTGTACTGCGTATACGGTAGTCCAGTCACTCTATTGTTTTGCATGTTGATAGTTCCTGACATAGACCCGCCGCTGAGACTCAATTTATTACTTATTTCATCAACTAACTCTTGTTTTATTTGATCTATCTCCTCAGGAGTTACACCTTCAGGAGCATATATAGAAACTCCGGCTATTTCAGCTATCTTAACGCCTTCTGAGAGTTTAGCACTTATCGAAGTTTTATCTACTTTAAGACTTCCATCGGCATTCATCTTCAGCAGAAGCGACTTAATAGCTCTATTAAGATGTTCTTCACCTAAAAACTTTTTCATATATAAATTGTTCTCCTCTCACTGTTATCTCAATCATAATACCAAACAAGCTTTCCTGGGAATGAACTGTTTGGATAAAACCATCGCGTATTACCTCCAAAGCTGAACTCAGCACCGCCACTCCAAATATCTTCAGGATTAAAGCTTACATAATTTAACTTACATAACATTTTTCCTGTTTTACCAGATTCCAGAAAATTCGGATATTCATTGTAGAAGAATACCTGATAACCGTCTTTGACATATTGATATATCTCCTCTATTGATATATCTAAGATATGATGACCACTCGGTTCATCATAGTAATTATCTATGCACTTTATTTTACCGTGTCCTAGAGACACAATCCCTTCTTCAATATTATTCAGTCTGTCAGCTGTAATAATATCAGAAGGTCTCCAAATATGCTGTGTATAACTCATATTACTTCTCCTTCACGATTTATGTTACTCAGCACTATTATCAAAAATAGAGCCGATACGAACGCGATATGATCCGGGACATACTATAGGACTTCCTTCTTCTGGATAGAAGAATGATGTGAATACCCAGTTTTCCAAATTTGAATCACATGTTATTTTACACGCAGGATTGTCCACTTGATCTGTAAATACTAACCGACCGTCTTCATCACTACGACGATACAAAAATACTGAATGCAGATAGTCTAAAGAAGCTACATTTATAACAAATTTATCTATAGGATAATCTTTGTAGCTCTCATCAGAAAATACCAGTGAAGCAGGCTGATCTGAGAGAGTGATATCTGTGTTTAGAAATTCAATGTAAGCAGTAGATGTTGAATAGATAGGCGATGCAGATAAATCTTCAGTGTAGAAGGCGTAAGTATCACCATATTTTCCTAATTGTACGGTAGCGGACGCTCCATTATTATGTAACTCGTAACTGTATAAATCTCGTAGGTTATGATATTCTTCATTCATGAAAGACTCACGCAGATCACATTGAATCCACTTGCCTTCATTTATAATACTCATAATGTCGTTAACACTTAAAGGTAGTGAAATTGTAAATGCTGAAGTATCTCCATCAACTGTATCTACATTGTATGCTTCAGCTATGACTTTAACTATATTAAATACAGGTTCTACTGAATTTTCTATTCTATTCAAATCTTCTGAAGTTATTAGCTCATCAGATTCCCAGTGTTTTGAAATAGGCTCTGCCATTTAGTAAATCCTCCTTACAATTAATCTACATCTCGTGAGAACATTTCATCTAACGAGTTCGAAAAATAACTATATCCAGAACTGTCAGCAAATGATGTACTATATTCATGGAGTTCAGATATCTCAACAGGGAGATAAGAGTAGCTCTCTGATGGTACTCTTACAGGAACATCGTCGTACTCAGCATACACTTCTATATGATATGTTCCCGGTTCAACATTTGTTGGTTGATGAGTCCATTTATTGAAATAACAAACGATGCAGCTATTGCAAGTCCAGTCAAATTTACAGCACCTATAAACATCTTCGTTGTAATATACACCTTCGAGATCAGCGTGTGAATAATACTGAACTCCGTCAACTTTAACCACCATTCTACTAGCAGGTAGAGCAGGAACAGTATAACCAATAGACGTTTGTTCTAACTGACTCCAGTTGCTTATTATAGTGTCAGATTCAGCTATAAATGTCTGAGAAGGTGCTACAACTGTGACCCCATCTGCTTGAGTAATTTGAACTGTGTAAGTTCCAGCTGCACTAGCAGTACACCAAATTTCAGGAGCCTGCTCACCAATAGCACCATCACTAACTATAAAATCTACACCTTCAACTGTGCCACAGTATGTATACTCATTACTCGTATCTGTCCAACCTCTCGTCAGTGTTCCTGATACGCCATTAACTGATACAGTTACTATCCAATCTGACCTACCGCCCTCTTGAGTCAGAGGAATATGCGAATCTGCAGTTGCATCTGACGGGACTACTATTGTATTATCAACAATGAGAGTTCTTGCATTCACAGACTTATTGTCGTCAAATACTGATAAAGGATAATCGCTATAAAAATTGTTAGGATTAGATGAATCTTGCGAACGTTTCAGTTTAACAATAGTTCCACGATTCACAGCTTCTATCATTTCTCGCGGAGTAATATTCAATATAATTCGATCTGAGTCTACTGTTGAAGTAACATCTCTCACCTCAAGGTTTTGAGGATTTGCAATCTTATTTTCAATCTCGTTCAATCTAGCAGATGTTATCTTTTCACCTGGTGTCCATGTGTGTTTACTCATATCATCACACCTCACTCACTTAATATTGCAGCACCGACGTGACATTCATCAGCTACTGCTGTAACTAAATCAGTTTCTGTATCGAGGCCCATACTGTTTAAGAAATCAATTGTATCTTGAATATCAACAAAATCAGTATCTTCTGGAATAATAGGACGATTGTCTAGATCTAAATAGTTACCTGATGTAGCAACAGCTGCAAAATCAGGTTTATTTGCTATGTTAGCCCAGTCAACTGAACTAGCAGATCCTCCTCCGAATACTTCAGAACCTACGTATATTTGTTTAGTGTTTTCATCAAAGTAAATTGTATTACCGTCAGGCGTAGCAGGAAGTGTTCCTCCTGTACGGATATAAACAAATTTCACTTTGTCACCTGAAATAGGTATTCTCCATATCGACATAATGTTTGTATTATACTCCTTACTGATGTTATGTTATTATAGAAGGTTAAACAATAAGAAAAAGAAATTGTGGGCAGCTTGTTTAAATACAGCTGCCCACTACATTATGTGCTTTAGTTGTCTTTATGTTGTTGCTTTTTCGTATGCGAGGAGGACGCCTTTGAGAGATGCTTTGAAAGCTTCCAGCGTCGAATACGCAGAATCCGTAATAGCGACCATGGTATTGCTCTCGCCTCCACTTGTACCTGTACCGACCTCTTTATCTGCAATTCTGTTCGCGCCAACGCCACCCGTAGCATATCTTGAACACAATAGAGGTGCTTTTTCGCTGGAAGCATAACCTGTTTTCAAATCTTGTATTATACAATAATATTGATTTTGTATAGCCGTTGACGCACTCCAATTTTTAGTGCTTAAATCTATAACTGCCGTGGTATTAAAATCTATTTCTTTCTTAAAAGCCAGCAACTGTCTCAACGTACCGTCGCACGCTTCTTTTACCTCTGTCGTATAATCAACTACACCTTTGATAGTGTCGGGGTCTGTCGGGGCAAGGTTGTCGCCTTTTAAGGCTATCTTGTGCATATCGCCATCGGTGATGTTATGGAGCGTATCTATCTCTGCTTTGTAGTCTACGGGATAGAATATCAGATTGCCCTGCGGAACGCCGTTCGGGCAGTCGAAAGACATTGTGCCGAAATCGTCTATTGCTACGTTCTCGGGGAAATGTGTACCTTGTTCGGTAGTTTTTGCAGAGTCGGCAAGTTCATATTCAAGATATACGCCTGACATTGCGGTCTTAAAAGCGGCGGGGTCTGTATAGGCGTTGTTTCTCAAATAAACTGTGGAAGCGTCTCTTATCTCTATTGCTTTATCAGGAATAGAATCTGCTGATGTAGTAGAGGGCTGAATGGTATAAGCCGAGCAACGTGCGTTGCGTGTACCACCGAAATCTGACGGCATAGACGCAGGATAAAATACATCGCTTTGAGCCACATAACCATAAGTCAATGTCCCCAAATCCACTTTGCCTGTCTCTTTATGCACTACACCATCAGGCGTTTTATAGTCAAACGCTAACAGAGGCTCATCACCTGTGTCAATGTTCGCAAGTTCCTCATAGGGATAATACTGGTCGTAGCCGCTTTCGCCTTCGTAGTAGAGGGAGATTGTGGTATCATTCTTATAGGTTGTGCCATAACTCGTCTCAAAATAAAATGCCATATAACAAGCATTGTTAGGCGTCGTAAATGCAAAACCCGGGCTTCTGCCTGTGTAGGAAAGATAATTGCCATCGGCATCATACCATATCATCCAGTATGCTGCACCAGCAGAACCGCAATATTTATAGTATGTCGTATTAGGAATAATACGAATGAGATTTTTACACCTTATGTTTGAACTACTACTATATTTTGCACCTGTATTTACATCATATGTGCCTTCTTCCCATTCTTCGTCCCACACATTTCTCCCTTTTGCTTTCAGATACCTGCCGTTACAATCGGTCAAAGTACCTACATTATAGGATAAATCTCCCTGATAGTATCTGAAGAAATCTTCGGGGTGATTTAGCAGGTGGGTCGGGATTTTGTCGTTACTGCCGAACCAGAGGGTAAGGTCAATGACGAGCGGATTTTTGATATGAATTTCAGTATTAAGACCTTCGTTTTCTATCGGGAAGATATATAAATTGCCAGTTGTGCCATTAGAAATAGCAGTGGAAATCCCCGAATAATGTGCAATAGAAGTAGATAATACTGCGTTAAATACAGCAACACCGCCACCACTACCGTAATACATTCTTAATGCAAGAGCCGCTTCTGCGTATCCCTCAAAATAAAGCAAATATTTGTGCCCGCTAATCGTAGGAATACCAGTATTGCATTTTACTCCGTTGTTCCGCGTTTCACTTGTAAAAACCGCCTCGCCGTTGGTAAATGTTGCAGTAACGCCGCCTTCAGCAGACCAGTTCGTTGAATTTATTGCTTTTGCCGCTTGATTAACAACAACTGTGTTTCCCCTTTTCTCTTTTAACTGGCAATATGAACCCGTATCTATCTTTCCTTCACCATTTGCACAGCCGGAGCCTTGTAGAATAAAAGGAGCTGACTGCGAAATTCCACTATCAGAGGAATAAGGTGTAAAATTGTCAGCATAACCAACGATCATCAATCGATAATGACCGCGCTGTTTAGCATAGATAGAAACAAGATCATCACCTATTGTAGCTTCTCTCCATCGTGCACTGTTCCAGGTTCCTGCAGTTTGTTGTATACATACATATAGTTTACGATTTGTAATCGCAGCTCCGTATATGCAATAATCTCCTGGAACATATACTCGAGTTGTATCATACAGTTCAGCGACCATTTTAAATGATGCTGTTACGGCGTCTCCTGTTGATTTGGAATCTGCAGCGTATCCTTGAAGAGTGAGAGTAGTATCGAGAGGCGTGCTTGTGTATGCACCAGCACTTGCCCAACCTGTACCATCCCAATAATAGATATCACCATGTGTATAAGAAGCTGTAGTAGTTCCTAGATAGACGTAAGAAAGCGTATGATCAGCAGTTGCGAAATCACTAGGATCTATGATAACTTTTAAGCTGCCGATCTCTGCTTTAGTTGCAAATATAGTTTTGTATTTTGCAGTAGCTTGTGTACTATAATTTTGCAAATTGGAGTCACTTACAAAGTTAGGCATACGTTTTACCCCTTACTATTGTATATTATTCACAATCTCAGTGATCTGCTCAGGTGTTAATGGAGTTGCACCTTTGAAAGGAAAATCACCTACATATATTGTGAGGTTAGGAGAGTCGAAATAAACGGTACTAGGATCTGGACTTACAGGCATTGACTGTCCTTGAGGTATCCATTCAAATTTAACTAGTCCTGAAGGCATACTCATTCTGTAATCACCTCCCACTTAGGAAGCGTAGCGATCTGACTTATAATAGCGTTGATAGCTTCGCCAGTCGCTCCAGCATCAGCAGCTACATTAGACTGAGTCAATGTAGGATCTGTTGTTCTATATAGAACAAGATTAGTACCGTCATCAGGTTGTATAGGTTCTTCCGAATCTGTTGAACTGAGCACAAGTCTCAGCTGATACTGAGTTTGAAGTTCAGAGAGATTTGCAGTATCTACAAAGTAGTAAGGTGTTGGTTCAAGAGATTCTCCGTTCCAGATTCCTTGATAATTACCTGCGTTATCATATGCAAATACTTCTACACGATATCCAGATACTGGTGCAACATCTGTAATCCCGGATGGCAGTATCGACGTTCTAATAGCAGATTCAGATTCTATCTCAACGCCTGTAGCAAATGAAAGTGTTCCCTGGTCCCAAAGTTCAGAAGATGTTTGTTTCCAATATATATCATTTATTATTTGTTGAACTTGCTGTTGCAGTTCAGCTACTTCCTCTTCCGGTGTAGGAGGACAAGGCGGTACAGGAGGGCATGGTGGACATGGAGGACACGGTTGTATTGCACGTGGATCTACTACTATACATGTTTGAAGATCTTCATCAGAAACCGGTATAACCTCATTTGCTGGAATTGAATTAAAATACCATCCCATACGCTGTTCATTTTGATATGTGTACCAACCATTATGCACTATCCATCTGACATTAGGAAATCTAGATAGAAGCACAACAGTTCCATCATATAGTCGCACACATGTATTAGGTATTTTTAAATACATCATATTTTAATTACCTCAATTCTTAATCAAATAAATATCGTCAAGATCAGTGTCATACAATGGTTTGACTGTCTGATCACTCATGTTTATGAGATGCCATCCACATGTTTTTCGGTTACCTCCCCAAGCATACCAACCAAACATAACACGCCACAACGTCGTTTCAAATCTTCCTAATTTGACACATTGTCCTGAAAATAATGTGATATTCAGATCTGGTAAGTATAGCGAAGGCATTTTGCATGCTGTTTCAAACATAGATAAACACCATCCTATCTTTTAATTACATTATGTATAAAAGGTTCAGATGGTGTTTTTATAGCAGATCTTACTTAGCGTCGATTATCTTATTGATCTGTGACATGAACTCATTATAATATGTTAAAGCAATATCTGCAACATATTTCATATCAGGATGAGGAGCTCCTGTAGTTCCTCTAGATCTGACGTCGAAGAAATGATCCCATTCATTAAGATAAGCGGACATTATTACTTCTGTTTTGAGAGAATTTGGCAGAATAGCTCGGGCCTGCTGCGGTTGAAGTCCCTGTTCTATCATTTCAAAATATGTTTTCTCAATGACGTCGAGCGTTTCTATGTACCGGTCTTTTGCAGCATCTGACCAGCTGTCCCAAGTTGACGGTTCGATGAATGTGAGCTCACCGCCGAACTTGCCTTGTGTGTAGTTACAGTATCTGGTAGACTCTTGTGCGAAACTTCTTCTGTGACGGACTATCTCATGAGATACTCCGCGGTCACATATGAATTTACAGGTCCACAGCGTATGATACTTGATATTATCTTTTGCGTTATCTGTATATTCTCGAAAAAGCTCCCTCATCTCGTCATCAGATATGATGCGTATCTTCCATGAATTGAGATACACTTGTTCTTGATCTGTTTTAACACATGCTTGAAACGCCTTCATGAATCTGAAACTGCTCCATCTCGGATTGTTCAAGTGAGACAGAGACAATGTTACCACATATGTATTGCCATCGAGCCCATAACCTCCCACATCAAGTTCCGTGATGCGCACTCGTTCCATTGTATTGAACTCATCAGGTAAATGTGTGTAACAAGGTACATCAACTCGAAAATGCACGACAGCATGTTCAAGCATTGCGAGATGCTGCCGTTTGATCAGCCCCTCGACAAATTTGTAACAGCTATCTTCAGTTATTTTGTCCTCTGACTTGTAACATGTTCTGCCGATTCGTTCTATCTTCTTATAAACATCAGATTCTAGGATCGGCTCAGCCGTTGCTTTGATAATTTTCATAAAATATTTATCTCCTTTTATATTAGATTTCAAGTTATATCAACACGATGTGCATACATTCCCCATTTGCATTCTGTAGGTTTGAAATGCACTACGTTGAAAGCATATCCGATTATATCACCATACAATGATTGATCTAATCCAGCACTAGTAACGATGATATTTTTCATATCAAGTCGTTTTCTAACTTCAGAAACAGTCATATATCTAGCACCTGCGTCGCGTCGAGCATTTTTATGTTGAAGCAATATGCTCTCATCATCTCTGATATGCAGAAGATGAATAACTTGTTTAAGCGTAATTCGGCTCATTCGTGCATGTAGTCCTTTCTGAAGTTTTCTTCACTTACTTTCGGAATGTTCCATTTATCAGCTTTCTGATTTTTAGCGCTGCTGCTGTTGGGATCATCAGTTATCAAGCAGAATGTGTCTTTGCAGATTTCTGCGGCCTTAAATCCATATTTAAGAAGCTCTTTTTCAAAATCTGCACGTTTAACTGATAACTTACCTGTTATCGCTACAAGCCTTGTATCTGCTTTGTCCGAAGACGTGGACCAATCTATCTTGTCCCAAATATATGCAAGACGTCCTATTTTATCTACATTTGCACAAAGGGCTTCTGCGTTTGAATTCCCGATATAGGCTGTAAGACGAATGATATCTGTCGACTTATTGTAAAGCAAATCTGTTAAGAATAACTGAGCTTTTTCAGGATCTCTTGCGAACTTCTCACAAGTTACATCTCCGAATCTTGGAATGTTGAGAGCTTGAAGAGCTTCTTTAATTGAATACGACTGTCGAGCTTTGAAGCTTTCTATCATCTTTCGCATCAAGCCTTCGTGACCCTCTGTCGAAAATATTGATCCGATATTTTCAGAAGTTATGTCCCTGATGAAATACATGAATGTCTCAACCGACGGATCTCCTACAGGAATAATTTTATTCATGTATTTTGCTCTGAGATCTTCCTTCAATCCGTCAACTGGAGCAAGTGTATCTAACCAAACTGTCAGATCCTGCTGTAATAGATTTGGACATTTCTTATTGTTGCACTGAAGCTGAACACCATTCCAAATCATAGTTTCATGACAAGAGGGACACTCTAACGGAATTGATATGTACGTGCAGCTTTCAAGTACCGATACAATATAGGGGATGATCTCTCCACGTTTTGTTATCTGTATCTTTGCACCCTTTCCGATCATGTTGTCCTTTATATATTGAGCGTTAAATCCTGTTGCATACTGAACAGTAGTTCCTGCAAGCTCTACGGGTTCAACTTTTACACGAGGTATGTAATAGTTTGTTTTGCTAAGATTCCACTCAACATCAACAACTGTTGTTTCTTTTATCTCGGACGGAAATTTATACGCAACTGATTCATAGGTGATATAAGGCGCTTGATTGGTATTGATTTGTTTTGTGATAACGATACCGTCTGCGGGAAATTTACCGTACCATCTTCGCTGAAGGTTATCCATTTCTTCATCAAGATTTGTCGATGTCAAGCATTTCCAAGATTCTCGAGGAGCTGTCCAGAAGAACTGATCTTCCAGGAAGTTCCACATCGCAGAGTCGCTGCTAAAAATGTCTATATTAGATGAACACTCCCACCCGACTACGCTATATACCAATATATGTAAGTAAGGAAGCTCGTCTGTCGCTTCTTTACGATTGATGATACCTGCAGTTGCATTTCTAGGATTTTTAAGTTCAGGATGTATATCAAGAAGTCGATTGAAGTTAGCATACGACATTACTATTTCGCCCCGGACAGCTCCTGTGAACCATCTTGCTTCAATGTCCTCTAGATCCCTATTGATCTTTAAGACTTTGTCTGTAATGTCAATGCCGATGTTACCGTCGCCTCGAGTCAACGCTTGAACTAAGTGTCCATGTTCATAATACAGAACAACGCTGATACCGTCAAGTTTAAGAGATGCTGTGTACTGTGCTGAAGGATCATTCGATTTGATGTTGAATGCTCTTTTGAACTCATCGCCGGTTCTTATCTTATCAAGTGAGCCGGCAGGTCCATATTTGTGAGGAACTTTCTGTCCAGGTGTGCTGTCTTCATCAACGGAGTAGCCCCAGCCTACTTCAGTCACTACTGGATTGTCCGGGTCAAGAGTTTTGAGTTCGTTGACCTTTGCATCAAATTCAGCATCAGTCAGATTTGATGTTCCATCTGTGTAATACTTCTGTGCAGCATCTTTCACTTCATTCGCAAGAGCTACTACAATCTTGTTTGCAAGTAACTTGTTCATACTATTATTTCTTGTGCCTCCTAACGATATCTTCCATCTCTTTAAACAGATTTTGAAAACTTTGATCATATTCTTCATCAGTCATATCGCGTACTTTATCTATTTCAAAGTACACACGATACAGAGATTCATCGATTTTATCTAGTTTAGTAATCATAACACCTTCTGCAATTTGATCTGCATTTATCTCTCCGTCAATCTTGTAAAAAGAGACTCCATGACGCCATGGCTTCTTATCGAATCTATATTTCTTCAAATGAGATCTGAGTGTTCTGCGTTCTTCTGGAGAAACTGGAGCGAATACATTGTATGCTCTGATAGTCATACACTCTACCCAGGCCTTGCAGAAGTTGATAGTTTCTTCATCTGATATAATAGAATAAACTGTGTTAGTATTGTATGTGCTATCGTAAGGTTGCCAAGGTGCATGCTTCTCTAAGTCGAAGTAGTAATCGTCGATGAATAAGACATCACCCTCTTCCAACCATTCATGTTCTGTATCAAATAAGCGTCGGCTTTTTCTTTCTGACTTTCTAGTCAAATCTGTATATACATCTGAAGTCGGCGCTTTATCAAGTACATCTATATGAAATGCAACTGTATACTTATTCGGATTTATAGAGAGTGGTTCTACTGCATATATCATAGTGCCATATGCAATCCATTCATCATCAACAGCAGCATCAATCATGTAGGATGCTTTTCCCGTGTACCACGGGTATCTATTAAAATTGTATTTAGATTCAAGTTCCTGCAGCTCTTGCTTCTCCTCCTCTGTGTTTACTCCAGAAATGTTATATCCCCGAATAAGTATACAACGCATCCAGGCCTTACAAAATTCAATAGTTGCTTCATCAGATATGATGCAGTCAACCATGATATCGCGATTACTGAATAATGGACATCTAGAATCTATATCAAATTGATATTCAGATATCTTCAATATATTTTGAGACATTATCTATACCCCTTTCACTCATCTGTTGTTTATATTTATCTACACATTCTATAACGATTCATAAAAAATAGATCGGCTGTTATGGGAGTTGGAGCCGATCTATCTATGATGCCCTCGAGAATCTTTTCATCCGGGCCAGATGAATTCCAAAATAATTAAAGAAGTTATGCAGAGATTCTCGTGCTGCTGTGGAAATTGTAGGTGCCGTCCTACTGCGTGCTTCTCAAGATGCTTTGACTCAGAAGCCGTGAGGTATTTAAAGGAGACCACAAAGAACACACTTTTTCGGTCTTAGGGAGCATCTTGTGCCCTGACGTATGGAAAACCACGCGTATTCAAAATGAGTGGACAACGACGTTGTTGATCTGAGTGAAGGGATTTGAACCCCCGACCTGATGGTCCCAAACCACCCGCTCTACCAACTGAGCTACACCCAGATACTGGGAAGGATTATTCTTCCCATTCTGGAAGGAACGGTAGGAGTCGAACCTACTTAAGTCAGTAGCGCTACTTCTGACTCTTGTCCGAAATCATCCCCATATGAATGTTGGCATCTTATTTTGCATACAGCGCATTGTTGACAATAGTGTATCCATGTTTATATAACGATTCATCGCTATTGATTGTATCTCCTGTAAGGAGTTCATCGAGCAGCTCCCGAATCAATCTGACTTCATTCTTGATGATTATGTCAGGAGCGTCAAGAACAATGAGTTTTGATAATCTTATATTTCTGTTATATATGTTTGCGAGCAGCCGAGCTACATATGCAAATGAAATCATATCGTCATCATATATTCGGAGGACATCGTCTACGGGAATTTCATTGATACATACATCAGAGTAGTTATGCTCTTTTCTGAATTCGGCTACTTTCCGGTCAGCAAGCTCTCTGAAATCTTCATCGTGAGAAAAATATTCAAACACTGTATACTCCAGCTTTTCATCAGGCGTAAGCATTTTGTAATCAGTTTGTGTAAGCAGCATCTCAGCACAGTCTCTTTCGGTCATGTCCATATCAGATAGTGCGGACAGCGGAATAATCGATACAGGAAATTTGATGTTTTTCATTATTTGATACTATCTCCTTATTACTATGAATATGCAGAGCTGGTGAATGGAGTCGAACCATCAATCCGTGCATTACAAGTGCACTGCTCTACCATTGAGCCACACCAGCAAATTAAATTGAACCTAAATGACGAATGCGGTTATTCCAGCCTCAACACACGACTATTGTGCGCACTCACGGTGTACTATAGCGGTTTCTGTGGAGTCTGCTTGCAATCAGACGTTATCCACCATTTGCTCACTTCATTTAGATTCAAAGTGTAAGGACTAGCGAATCACCTTACTGTACCTATCTCCGCTTTCAAGGCTTTCGATTGCGCTCTATTAGGTAGAATTACACAACACTTTTAATTCAGATTCCTGACTTGACTCAGCATGAGTATCTGAACACCTAATAGAGAAATCAATTTAATAAAAGTTACCGTCACTTTCGCTCGGATTGATTACCGCGTTTCCTGCCTCATGGCAGTCACTCTTGTTCTGTCTTTGCAGTTGAGTTACGTCTCCCTATCATGATTCCGTTTGATCTGTCGGAGCAGCACGGAGATCGGTTAGCCTTGCTATTATTTCAAGCCAACAGTAACTTTTTTGGCGCACCCTGTAGGACTCGAACCTACGACCCATTGATTAACAGTCAATTGCTCTACCGACTGAGCTAAGGATGCATGAATTTGAAAGTTCAGTCCGCCTTTCAGCCATTCCAGTAAGGGCGATACACAGCTTACAAGTCTCTGGCATCTGATACCTACGAGAGGTAACCATAACACGCGTTGTTATGTATTATAGGCTGTTCTACACACATTTAACTACTTCTGTCCAGTTCGTCTACTAACCCAAGCGTCCTATCCAGCAACGCTCCCGATATTCGGACGGGCGTTCATCCGCATCGTAGCACCTACGTATTATATAACGATTCTATTATTTAACTATGTCCTTGCTCAACAGATGAAAACATAAGAATTCGTAATTTTTAATCAAATGTGTATTTGTCGACTCATCATACTCTATATAACCAGTACCGTAAGGTGTTAAATAATAATCAGACATCATAATATCTGCGATTGATTGCAAACTAGGTGATAGGACTGTCTCTGCAGACTTATTGTCATCGTTAAGATCCGTAACAAACCCTAACCACTCACCTTCTCTACTGAATATATGTGTAGGATGCTCTTCAGATATCTGAGAAGCTAGAGATTTATAGAAATCTTTCGGATATGTCCAACCTGATCTACGTTCGGTTTCAGTTGAGTTTAATGGCATCAATTGAAACGTGCATTTTACTTTCTCAGTACTCATGTTGTACCTCTTACTTATCTAAATGACACTTATAATGTTCACTGTGATCATATATGAGTGTTGGATCATCCCTTAAGCCGAATTCTGTTTTAATTCGAGGAATAAAGTTCTCAGAAATGTTCGGGTTCATATAGATAACAGCTCTGCCCTTGTTGTCGATATCAACACGGCCTCTTGGATAGTATTTGAAATTGTGTTTGCAGCCTTTCGGCTTGACGTAGGGCCACAGTCTTTCGTGATTGTATGTGTTGCCGGACTTTGCGATTCCCTCGGTGTAATCATCTTCTACAAACGGGAACGCTAACAGCTCGTCATCTACTATCCAGAACACGCCGCGTCTCGTTTCTTTTGCAGCTGTTATCAATCTTTTCATAAGTTACGTCTTTCTCAATTTAAACACAATCAAATCATCTCAAGGCTACCACTCCGCATCTACTCGCAAGCTCTAAATAAGATACTCACTTGCTCCTAGCTCGAAAGCTTTTCCTACCTCCTCGAAGTTGGGCTGATATTTCGCCTACAGACCAGTTCTCTTAAGAGTTTACAACCGTGTCTCCCTTCGGTGAGCTCTTTCTTTCTCATCAATTCGGACTCTCGATCTCTGACCTTCGCTTACTATATAAACCTCGAGATGATTAACCACGGAACTTTTCACGCCTGCTCCTGCATCGTAGGTAGCATCCGTTTCAATTCTATAAACCCCAGCGTAGGGTGGCAATATATTTTGACATGCCGTACTCGTGCTACGCACATACCAGTGAATTTACGGTATATATCATTTCAACCGAAGGCTTCACCCTGCTAACTTAATGGGACTAATCCCTGGAGCAGATACGGAGAATCGAACTCCGACGATGAGATTGGAAATCTCAGGTTCTACCATTAAACTACATCTGCATATTGAATCTGAAGAAAGAATATAAGTTATTCCTAATCAACACAACGACTATTAAAACGCACGTGCTCACGATGTATTATATAGGTTTCTCAAAGCCACTCTGCAGAGTGATATTTTTCGTCTCTCAATCTTCAGATTTTGGTGCACTCTACAAGATTCGAACTTGTCTAAACTGTCTGTAGCTTCTTCTACATATCAGCTCTTAGTTTCAGGCATCAAGAAGTATTGCCTTAGACCTTAGTGTTCTTCCAAATGAACTAAGAGTGCAGAATTGAGCCTCAGGGCGTCCCCATGTTGGCTCAGTGACAGTTGTGGTGTTCAGTCACTTCGAGTCAGTAGACTGTCAACTACTTAGCACAACTTTTAAGGATGAAGTTTGTGCCTTATCATAACCGCCCGTGTCGTAGGTCGCCCGCCACCTTTTTTGAACATGAGGCATGGAAGCTTCCTCAGCTAACAATGAGAGTCTAACTCATGTCTTCACCCCGAAGGGTCGCACTCCACGTTGTGCTATGTTAGCATATTAAGTTGATGCAGGTAAGGATTTCCACCTTACATGAGCAAGTCTAAGTACACGATTTGACATTTTGTGGAATTACACCTCTACGGGTACCGCAATCTTACTATCTCTACTCTTGTTCAAGCGTCTACGTATTCCGCCACTGCATCTGAGAGCCTAGACCTATATCACTCTCCGGTCCTCTGCAAGCTCTTTGAGGACTTTATCCGTTTCTGCGCGCATCCGACGAATACACTCGGACATTTCTAAATTGAATTGTAGGCTGTTCATCAAACTCCATTTAACATGTACTGCTGCTCTATCCGATTTACGCTCAGGAACCTCCTGCATCTCGTCAAATACCGCTTACGATTCGGAAGCTTCGTAGCACCTACAACTCTTGTTGTTTCTTCCCTGTGTCGTAGAGAACACACGCCTTTCACTGTAGTAGAAAAAGTAATTACTGCACGCTCGATTCTACCGTACTGACATAACGACCAAAAATGTTATGGAAATTTATTGGATCTCAGTAACTTGGAACGTCATTACCGAGAAGCGGTCTGGCTGAGGTAGCTGGATTTGAACCAGCGATGCAGGAGTCAAAGTCCTGTGTCTTGACCACTTGACTATACCCCAATATTTTGCAAGATTATAATGGTTGTGAAGGTTGGACTTGAACCAACTTAATAACGTGCCTACATGTTATCGGCGTTGTGATTTCAATCACTTCAAGAAGCAGTTTCTTACCTTACTCGAGATATTCTCAGTCTTACTTCTAACGTTGTCAGCGGAACATGCACCCGCCCGACTCGACCCTTCGCCTTCTTCACTATATCTTTTTAAACTAGGATTGTGTGAGAGTCGAACTCACTCCTGCAGTTTCTGAGGCTGCTGTGCGCCGTACACCATCGCTCCATATAGATTGTACTTTCTTACTTACGTAGAAGAAACTTTTAAGAAGACGGATACATACTAAAAGCTTAATATGGAGTTGGCAGTCTTTCCCACTGACTGCCTGAGACTCTATCTCTCATCACAGTCCTCTGTCACATTACTGTGCTCTTCGGCTTTTACCTCCACTAACGGAGGCGAGAGTCTCCCTGACATCCTTAGTACTTGCACAATCTGGCTTCACTTAATAGGAACATCGCTACGTTTCAGGTATAAGTACCAACAGCTTCGCCTCCCTCCGCAGGGACTTCCTCTGGACTCAGACCAGACTTTCCACCATTGAATACATACGATGCTATTCCATGTCGCATCCTATTTAAGTATATCGGAGTTTCACCGACACCTTACGAGAATCCGAACCCACCAATTCTCTGAGTACTACTGGCTCGCTTTAGTAATGCGATGCCTGACTGTTCCGAAGTTCGTCCGCAACTGTCTGAGTTTAACGGGCTATTTCTCCTTACTGAATCCTGAGACTCGGATTGATTACCGAGGAGAGATTCAACGGCTCTTTTTGTGCCGAAGTCTCTATTAACCTTCGGCTAAATTCCTCTCTTCGAAAATCTCTGCGCAGATAAGAGGAATACTTTAGGATGTAGTGGCAACCTCACTTTACTATAATCCACTACGTTACTCGAAGTACCTCTCCGAATTTTTCGGCTTTCGCTAATCCAGTCTTACAACCTCGTACCTATTTACGGAGATACGCTGACCGAAGGTTTTAGTTAGAATAAGTGTAGCACCAACCTCATTTGTGAAACTTGCTACCTACGGAGATACTTTTGCGCATTTCACGCATCCATCACCGTTCTTAGATCACTATCGTGTCTAAAGGTTGTTGATCTTAACTGGTACCTGAACCCACGAGTACCTTGGCGTTGTTGCACGCGTGTCCATCATTCAAGATATAACGGGCGACGTCCTTCCCGATCACGTATCATCGCTTTGATCAGAAGCGACTTCGAGATCAGCACCACTATTCATCTGAGGTAGATTTAATTCATCAACCACTTATCTGACTCTACGACCTTGTACTTCGGTGGTCATGCACCTTCAGATCTCACTTTATTTCGAGCCTGTGAGCAGGACTTGGTGTGGAGAGCCTTTCTGTAGATACTTTCATGTGACTTTTTCACCTTTAGAGCGTACTCGCGAATACGACATCTTCAAGCTTCTCTAACTCCACTGGTGCACCTGGAGAGACTTGAACTCTCACCCATCTTGGACTGGACCCTAAAACCAGCGCGTCTGCCATTTCCGCCACAGATGCATGTATTATATCAGGCTGTTCATCCCACTCCATTTACCACTGCTGCTGCGTCCATTTACTCCGTTCCAGAAAGCTATTAAGGCGATCTGCGGTATAGGCTTCGTGGCACCTGATATATTTGATTTTTACAAGTATATTATAAGCCCTACTGATTATGTCAGTATTATATATTTATTAAATTTTTATAAATTTTAGAGATAAATACTAATAAAATCTGTATCTTTCTCAATTATTAAAGGTCCAACGCAGATCTGATTGATGTCAATTGATTCTCAAATTCTTTCTGATACTTATCTCGTAAACAATTAAGTTCAGAAATGTACTGTGATCTTAATTCTTTGAATATGTCCATGGAATGTTTAAGTTCAACTGCTTTTTGAATCACTTCCGAATCGCATCCGATGATCTTGTATTCTGCCACTTGAGTCTGTCTCCTACTGTTAATATCTTTGAATCAGTTCAAATCCGTGTTTATTGCAGACATCTTCGACTGCTGCTTTCTGACATAACGCAATCGTTCTGAGATCTGAAGCTACTACGATTCCTTTAGCATCTAGTAATATATAACGATCTCGAGTGCTATTGTACAGCACGATATACTTAGAAATCAAAGTAGAATTTCTGTAAGTCCGCATTGAAAAGAGACCTTTTTCAATTTTACTCTGGTCTGCCGGATCAAAATCAAGTACTGGAAATTTCTGATGTACTAAGATGCACTTTCCTTGTGCCGGAACTTCTTTCTGTAGATTTACAGAAGAGCCCATTAGTAACATGTATCGATCAGATCCTGTATCTTTTGCAAGTACTCTTTCGGGTGTCATAGTGTGTATCTCCTATATTCCTAATATATTGGCGAGTATCTGTTCTTTTCCATATACGCCATTATTGATAAGCTCATGTTTGAATCGTTCGTAGTCCTGCCAAGTTGCTTTTCGATGCTGTCGTTTCAGCTGTTCTTTGTACTTCTGAGCACGAGCTAATATTTCATCGGCAATAGTAGAATCTGATAACATCTCTCATCCTCCTATTTCTATCATTTTAGCTTCAAGCTGCTCAAGTGTTGGAACTTTAACACCGGCAAATATCATCTGAATATCCTTCATATTCAATAACGATTCGAAGACTTTGTCGATATTTATATCGTCAAGATGATCAAACGAGTCGTCTATCATAACAAGTTTCAGAGGACACTCGGCAAACTTGATGATAGAAATGAGGAGAGCAAGATTAAACAAGCATTTCTCTCCAGAAGATAACATATCATAAGGGACATAACCTAAAGGGAAAGTTAGACCGTAAGAGAAACTATTCGATTTACCTTCTGTAACAAACGTGATTGATACATCGTCACCGAAGAATTTTTGAATGATAGGTTTCATGTCGTTAATGAGTACGTCAAATGGATTTGTACCTGAATTGTGACTCTGTAATCCATTGACACTTGTGAGTTTGTCCCACACCTTATATGCATCTAACAGATTTGAAACCTCAAACTTCTGTTTGGTCATTGTATCAATAAGATTTGTATACTGTTCATTTGCAATGACTTTCGCCTGCAGGTCAGACAGCTCAGCGAGTCTATTATTCCAGTAACTTACATCGATATCAAGATCTGTCAATCCTTCCGGCAGTTTCAGAAGAGTAGCTTTGAGTGCATCACGTCTTTCATATCTGTGTTTGATATCAAGCTGTTTAGCTGATGCTTCTTGAAACTTCGACGCGATGTCACGTCGAGATGTTTCAAAGTTGTTTAGATCTGAACTGCATTTATCGAATTCATCCTGCTTAGCTTTCAGCTGCATTCTAGTGTCTTCAATCATGTTACGAACGGATTCACACTCAGTCTTGGTATACGGGCAAACTCCAGAACTGTTAGCAACATCCGTCAACTTCAAAATATCAGCGCTAAGCTGATTATATTTAGTACGAAGCGGTTCAATTTCAGCGTCTATTTGTTTAGCTTGCACTGCAAGATCAGCTCGGGCAGACTCTAGCTCTACGTAGTACGGATCAAGTTCTGCAGTTTCGACAGTACCTGCATACTTACAGAGCTCTTCATTTACTTTAGCATTTGCAGACACTATTGCATTGTATTCAACTGCAACTTTCTGCTTAACACGAGCGTCTGTAATATCTTGTGCAAGTTGTAACTTATCTACACCGGCTGCGTCTTCATAGTAAATGAGAGACTGAACGGTGGATGTAATTCTCTGAAGTTCTGATTTTGTTACCGATGTGAGCATTTTGAATCGTTCGTTTGCACTACGGATTTCGTCTACACCTGATAGATTGAATCCGTTGATTGCATCTATAGTTTCCGCTATATCCTTGTCCGATACTGTGATATTGTTTTCTTCGAGACACTGACGTAATTCTGTTTCCCAATCTGTATGGAACTCCGCTGACGGTAGGAAGTTAATGAACCAGTCTTTCAGCTTGTTTGCAGTCATACCGACAAACTCAGTGAAGTTGAATATCGGCAACTCTATGGATCTCAAAATGACTTCAATATTGTATGAACCAGGCTGCACTGATATCGAAGGAAGAATGTTTGTTCCGGAACGTATCCATTCACGTGTGACTGTTACTTCAGTTCCGTTGTCATCCAGAAGAAGCGTGATGCTCAAGAGACGCGACGACGCATGTGCAAAGATAGCAGATTTATTCTTATCAGTTCCCGGAATGTATCCAAGAAGTGCAAGCTGAATGGCTTGAAGCACTGTTGATTTGCCAGCACCATTCTGTCCATGCAGATAGTTGAAGTTCTGATCAAACTTATATGTCTTTCTGGCTACATTGTGCAGACCTTCAATTGTTACTGATTTGATATACATTTGTTTTACTCCTTATATTTATTTACATGTTCAATAACGATTCATGAAAAACTTATCTAATACGTCTCCAGCGACGTTGTTTCTGCATAAAGGAGAATTCATATGCATACATTCCTGGAATCAAAATATGAGGTTTCAATATTACTTGTCCTGACAACAATATGCTTTGAATCAAGTTTGGGAAATGTTCTATGATAACATGATCCTGGACTCGCTGTAGATCTGCGCTCTTTCGACGATGCACGTTAGGATATACGTTGGTATCAGGCAACACAGATATCAGACATCTATCTTCATACTCTGCAATACTAACTACGATTGCAACTCTATTTCGCTTTGAATCTATATGATACGCAATACTGCGCAGCACATCAGCCGTCATTTTCGAATGATAATTGTTCTTGTTCATATTCATATAAATCTCCTGTCCATATATAAAGATGACGTTTGGCACGTGTTATACCTACATAATAAAGATTGAGGTTTTCTTCATTAGTTAATCGAAACGATTTACCTCCTACATTCAGTAACATCACTGAATCATATTCAAGACCCTTCACTGAATGAATAGTTCCTACATAAATATCTGCAAGGGCAATATCAGTCGCATCATCTTGAGCATACATCTCTAATAGCTTGTCTAACAGCTCTGATCTTCTATGAATCTCAACGTCGCTAGGAAGACGCTTTGGACCTATATGTTCAACAAATTTGTGCATGTCATACTGCGATTTGATGCTCATGAGTTCTTGTTTGTAGTTACAAAGTAGTTCTACTGTATCAACAAGATAATCAGCTTCCCACGATCTTACAAAGTCTGTTACAAACTCATCAAATGTAAGCTTGTGTTCATATATCCGATGAATATATTTAAGATAAGTTCCAGCTCGCAGTTTACTAGCCAACCATGTTATGGCATACTCTGGATCTTTCAGTGATCTGATAATAGCTGCAGTTTGATTAGCTTCCGAATCTTTTAACGTGATAGGAATGTTGAGAGATTTCATCAAATTTGCAATTTGTTGAACTTCGGAATTTGTCCTAACTAAAATTGCACATGTTCCTCCGTTATTGACGTGAAAACGATTACAATCAATCAGTATTTGCTTCAACGTATCTAATTGATCATAATGTGTGCAAAACACAGGATCACCTTCGACACATGAATTTATCTTGACACGGTAACTTTCTTCACCGTGTTCACTGTTATGATTTGCAAAATCACAGATCTGCGATGTTGACCGATAATTATAAGTGAGTTTCACTTTGTACCAATTGTTATCATCTGCAAGATTCTTAACAATAGATGAATCGGCACCTCTGAACGCATATATAGCTTGCAATGCGTCAGCAACTACAAATAACTTAGATGTTTGAAATGACGATACAAACTCCCACTGTTTCGGATCTGTATCCTGAAATTCATCTACAAATATGTATTCGTATTTCGCTTTATATTTCTGAATACAACTCGCGTCTTCTACAAACAGTTTACATACATCATAGCACATTATATCAAACGTGATAAGATTTCTGTTCAACAGAATTCTCTTTGTTGCTTTATGTAGTGTACTTCGTATAAATTCTGATGCTATTTGAAGTTTCTTCTCTGATAATTTGATTCCAGACTGCTCGGCAGCCATTTTTGAAATCTCTTTCATCTCAGCTTCGGTTGCAATGTCAGGTACAGTACCATAACCAATCGCTTCTCTGACAATAGAATCTGATGCTATCAATGAATAACAGAAGCTATGAAATGTTCTAAAATTTGGAAATGTTGGATTATCTTGATCTTTTCTTCGATTGAGGTATCGAGTTTGCATTTCAAATGCGGCCGCATTAGTAAAAGTTAATACTAACATAGCCGAAGGTGAAACACCATCATTGACAAGTCTCAATATTCGTTCTATCATACAGTGTGTTTTACCACAACCGGCTCCGGCTAAACAAAGTATCTTATCATTATTAGTGTAAACAGCTTCTCTCTGTTCTTTGTTTAATTCCATGTTTGATCTCCTCAGTTATAAAAAAAATAAGAACATGTATATCTTAACGATGTACATGTTCTATAACGATTCTTACTCTTGATCAGATACCTCGAACGTCAACTGCGTCAACTGTGCTCTTATTCATATTTATATTGTACTTCGCTGATGAGAAATCATATCCGTCATCTTCATTCCAGTACACTATATCGGATTCGTCAACATGAAGTGTTATCTTGGCCTTCAGCTGATATCGACCTTTTATTGCTGGGATGTAAGGCAGAAGCAGCTCATCAACAGCTTCAATGACAGATGTGTTGTCCATCAGCTCGAATTCAGGATAATTCTCAGATATCCATCTCCATCCCCTATCTGTTTGAGCTGCCCAATCAGTGGATTCATATTCCCACTCATCAGCGTTCCTTACGGCTATGATAGTGTCAATGTTGATCTCAAATTCTTCTTCAGTGTTGAAAATCTCTTCAGGTTCTTCAGGATCTTCTGGACCAAGCTCATATGGATTCCACATGAATTCTTGCGCAGCATTAACATCGTTTGTATAATTATAATATCTGCGATATTCAGCTACAGCTTCGTTGACCACCTGCGGTATGTACTTGTCAATATCTGATGGCTTCTTTATCTTGCGCATATCGATATTAAACGATACAGAAATTTCAGATTCATCGTCATTAACATCAAAGTCAACTACAACTCGGTTGTAATCTACTATGTAGATGTCCCTCATCTGTACCCATACGTCTTCGTCTTTTCTCAATTCATCTGAAATTCTTGATGCAACTTTATCACCGAATTCCATCAATTCTTCAGTAGTAAAATACTGATATGGATCTATGTCATAAGCTCCGCCGTAATTTCTGCGAGCTGCGGTGATAGGTTCATTTGATTCAGCTTCGGAAGTAGTTGCGTGACCACGTTTCTTCATATCGTCATACACGAATTGAATACTGTCTCGCAACAGCTTATGAAAATCTAGTTCATCAACTCGTCTATCAAATTCTTCATCAGAAAGTGAAGTATGTAACACATATTCTTTCATCGATTATTTCTCCTTCCTTCTTTCTTGAATGTGTCTACTAAGCGTCGAATACTTGCTTTATCCGCCTCGGTTATATTATCTTTTTCTTTCTTCATGAATACAGTTAGTAAATACACACGATCTGTATTCAAGAAACTTACATATATAACTCTGCCACTGCGACTCTTACTACGCCCTTCGACCCTCATGCGAATCTTACGAGCTCCATTTGTGTCTATTATTAGATCTCCTGCAGTCTCGGGATCTTTGAGTATATCATTCTCAAGAGCACGTAACACATCGTCTGAAAGTCCAAGGTATTGCCAAGCAGCAGTAAACGCAGGTGCTTCTATAAACATCTTTGATGATTCATTACATTCTATAACGATTTGTTGGTTTGATCTGATGCTTCGAGTATTGTGTGCTACAATCAACTTACCTCTACGTGTAGCATCAGGGAACACTTCTCTTATTTCGTCAAGATATCCTTCAGTCTTTCTATTCAGTTGATAGCCAGCCTTTGTCGGACCTTCGTTGCCTTCGCCTGTTCCTTCATATACAGTAATGTAGACCGTGCCACTTGGTTTAACAAGTTTCTTAATATTCTGAAGGACATTCTGTCTGACTTCAGGTTCTTTGATAACATTAAGGACGTTAGAACATGTAGCCGTATCTGCACCATTGTGTTCTTTCACAAGTCGTATAACTTCCTTATTGTGGTCAGCTGTCCTATTATACGGATCATATACAAGATTGACGACATCATACTGTACTAGATATTCAGCTGCCGTATCTGCACGGCCACCACCATAATCTAGGTTGATTGTTCCCGGTTCCCAGTTCTTTACAAGCCGAAAAACTGCAGGTACTTTGCTGAAATTTATAGATGTATTTTCAGATGTAAACTCTTGGTCGATTTCTTTTATATCATCTTCATACTGCTCAAATGATGTGTCTTCTTGAGCAGCAACTATTCGTTTATGTTTTATTCGCATTCTTATTTCTCCGTTTCTTTTGTAGCTGCCCGTCTGATTTCTCGAATTTCATGTTTGTGTTTACCTTCAAGATAACAAGCATACGAACAATAATGAACTATACTGTGATCAAACTTCAACTTATATACATTGAATCGAGGTTTTATGAATTTCTTCTGACAGATCGGGCACACCCATAATCCGTCAGCTGGCTTCATCTGTCCTGTACCTCAGTCACAATCCATTTCAGAATCTGATCTGATTCATGCTCGCAGAGCGGACAAATTCCGGATATCTTCTTGACATCTTGATCACTCTTTATAACAGCAGATATGAAGATACCATGACATCTATCACATTCTGCTATGTAATGATCGGCAATGTTGTTATCAATTTCAATCGTCGGATCGTCTTCAGTGATATCGTCTAGTTGATCTTGAATATCTTCGACGTCATCTGAAAGATCATCTATAGCATCAGCAGCATCTTCATCGTCTTCTAGAACTTCCTCGTCAGTGAGTTCTACATCACCGGTATCCGAGTCACCCCATATATCATCGTCTGCTGCAGTTATAGGTACTTTACGATTTGCTGTTATTTTCATATTACAAACATCTCCTCATATTTTAGTTATATAAATATAGAAGGTTAAACATAAAAGTTATGTAGGTTATTTGATATAGTTAGTAACTGCAAGCCGATCTGCAAACTGAAGCATATAGACGAGAGGATAGTTTTCATTTGCATAATGAAGATCATTCATTTCGTTATCAGCGACATTGTATTCACCCATGTGCCATCTAATGGCAAGACTCTCTTCTTCGTTCAATCTGAAGAATTTCATGACCATCATCAAAGAGGATACGCCATGTCCAAATGGATACACTCTGCGCTCTGTCGTTCTGTATGCTATCTGCTGCGACCACACACCTGTTGCATCGTCTTTGACATTCTTCATGTAGGATTCATACAATCCAATTTTGCACCAGTCGTGCACCAGAGCAAGCAGAATGATATCTTCAATGCATTCTGTAGGAAACAGACCGGTCTCAAACAGTTTAGCTGCTTCTAGAGCAACTCTCAGAGTGTGATACAATAAGCCGCCGGCTACTGCATCATGATAGATAGTAGATGCGGGCGCATCAAAAAAGTCAGTATTATGCAGCCAATTCAGACATCTTGTTACCTGCTTCATAGGAACATCTTCAGAATAATAGGGCAGCTCCTGTGCATCTACGTTTCTGTAGGGCTTTTGATATCTGAGAAGTATGCAAGCTGTCAGGAGATCATCATACAGATCAACTTGAATCCCATGCGAAAGCGGATGTATGCTGTTCATCTTAGAGAAGGACAGTAATCTATATTCAGGACGTTGCTTAAATAGTTCAAAATCGGAATCCAAGAAGTGATCATTCAGACTCAAATCTTCTTTGTGTTCTGGATCATATCTAACAACCGTACGGGTATTTGTAGCAAATGCGATCCAGCCCGTCACATCTTTGTAAAATTTATAGACGAGTTCATTCATTGTTGTGTTCCTTATCATCCTTGTCATCATGATGATCATTCATCAATTCATGTAATGCATTCAAGTCTATCTTTATAGACTGTATATGCATACCATTGGCATCTTGATCATGATCTTCACACAGATCCGAATCTGTATCTGTATCTGAATCGTCGTCAGATTCGATCTCTTTTTCGTATGCAAATAGTAATGCATTTGAAAAAGAATGCTGAATGTACATCAACGTGCGAGCCTTGAACTCTTCAGGAGCACAGTTAACTAACGCGCTTGCTAAACTAGCAGCAATGTGTTCGGCATCTTGCATCAGCGTAGTCAAGCTACCTTTAACTTTACAACTTACAGATTCTTCAGTGGCGACTATTTCTATCATCTTAATCGATCTCCTTGTATTCAGATTTCATGTATACTGCGATTGCGTCTGCAGTAGACTGATTGTTTGATTTTGGTATGTTGAGATGTTCACAAAGCTCAGATTCCGGAACTTCAAATATAGCATCTATCATGGAACCTATACTAAGTGTTGAAACAGCATGTTCAAACTGAGTCATGATATCACCTCACCAGATTCTAGACCCTTGAGTTTCAGCCATCGTTTGATAGGCTTTCAACTCTGCAAGAGTGATGTTGTGTATAACGATTGTAAGTTCTCCGTCCCGCTTCACAATGTCGTAACGAACTGCTCTGCGTCCCTTACCTGGGCGCTTAAAAGCTGCCCGAGTTGCCTCAGTATAGATATGAGCGTATTGATTCGGATAATCGAATACAAACGGTTCTACAAGTTTCATGTGTTACCTCCTTAATATTCGTAATCGTAGTAGTAATCAGCAATGCCGAAAGACACATTCATGCGATAGTACTTGCTCTGTTTGCCTTTTTCTTTGATTTTGTTTATGTCGTAGCCGTTGATGGCGAGATAGATCTGTTCCTCAGCAGTGAGTTCTTTGCTTACCATTTCGCGTGTTACAGTTGATACTGCATACCAATAATTGCCGCGCTTCACCATTTCTTTTGTAGGATTGTTTGTGTTGCTGACGAGCTTCCATTCGTTGCTGTAAGGACCTCCAACGCACTTGTGATCGTATTCACGAACTACTACATGTTTCTGATCATAAACTTCGATGACCTCGTATGCGTGTCTATCGCTGTACAGATACTCTGTCATACCTGTACCAACTTTTATCTCTTCGGTGAACATGTGATTTTCTTCTAATCTGTTGTTAAGACTTCCGTACCATTTCTGCATCTCTGTGATCTCCTTGTTTTGATTTATTCTACAAGTATATTATAAGTCCATATGATTATATCAGTATTATATATTTATTAAATTTTTATAAATTTTAGAAATCAAAACATAGAAAAAGCGTCTGATGCAAGAACATCAAACGCTCGAAAGAGAGGTATAATAATGAGAATTAAATGCCGTCGTAGTGATCTGTATGATTTGCATCGGAAGCAATCTTCGTTACAGCTTGATGTGCTCCCGTAGCAGCAAGCCCAGACGCAATACCGCTTGCTATTGATGTCAGGAACGGAATTATTTCAAAAGTTTCCATTCCGAAGAAGTATACAATGATACCTAGAACAAATCCAATTATACCACACATGAGGGGTATCCATTTGGTGTTCCATTTTGTAAGTTTATAAAGCTGCCCACAGCCGAAAGCTATCGCTGTGATTGCAGGGATAGTTGCAATTCCAAGATTCATAACACGTACCTCCAAGTTTATATTTATTCAATTATTATATAAGGTCCTGCTCTTAGATGTATTCTTCTATTTCACCTTCATAGTCGAGCATTTTCTTTCTATTGTTTGGAATGGTTCGTATCTCTTTATAAGGGATAGTCCATTTAGCAATCTTCAGTATGTTAAGAGATTTGATACCTTGATCTTCAAGAGCTTTGATATCTTCTATATGAAAACAAAATGCACGTTTGTAGTATGTGAATAGAACAATGACCAAACCATACACATGCGCTATTTTCGACTTCTCAAGAAGTTTATCGTGCTGAGAGTCAGATATCATTGAAAAGTCAAACCGATCTTTTTCAGTTTCTTTACTCTCAATGTAGTACTCATTTGGACTTTTAAATACTTTGAAATCGGCAGGATTTCGGCTGACTTGATAATATCCTGACATCTGTGCGTACAGCCGGTCAGTTGAATATCCGTCTTGCGGACGATCTAACCATTTCCTTATTTGAGTTTCAGCATCTGTTCCTGTACGGTCATTCATTATAGTTACTTATACCTCATCCAAGATATTCATAGTCACTGTATTCATCCTTTTCATAGAGTCTGCGAACTTGTTTGAGAAGACTCATTCGTGAAGCTTCTACATGTGATGCTAGATCGTTACATATCTCGTCCATAGGATCTCTGTGATTGTAACCAGCGTTAAGATCATTTATCTCCTCATACAGAGCTTCAAGCTTTGCAGCTATCTTATCAAGATCATAAAGTTCATCGGCAACTTCCTGATCCTCAGGCATTGATGCTTTAACATACTTTTTCATATTAACTTAAGTTCCTTTCTACATTCTTGAATCGCATTCGCTCATCAACTCATCTATGTAAGCTTCTGTATCTAGATCCATCTCGACCTCTTTTTTGTCTACTGCATCATATATGTAAAGATTGTCCAGAAATTTAAATGTGTTTTCAGGTCCGTCAAAAACTAGATTATCAAAAATAGCATCAGCTTGTCTTATACAGATTTCGTTTGCATTTATAAGTGAACGAGATGCACCTCGTAGAACAGACTTACCTGTGTAAGGTGATATTGTTCTGATCTCATATCTATATTTATATGGACCATAATTTGCTGTTCTTACGTATTTTTTCAATTAGGATCAACCCTCCCAGCTATCATCCAATAACGATTCATCCTCATCTTCATCAAATCCGGTGTAAGAATCGAACCACTTCCACGCAGACTCTGCACTGTCAGCAGTCCAATCTGCATAATCTTCATCCGGTGGATACAGATCAGGATCGCCAAACATGCAGATCCAAAGGTCTTCATCTTTCTTCTTATACATCGTGTAATCTGTCAAGAAGCCGTCTGCATCAGGAACTGTCTTATGCGCAACTTCTTCCCAATCATCGTAGTTAGATTCATGGACGTCTATTCCGTTCCAATCATAAGCAGATTCAATAGTGTCGTCTTTTGTATTTCCGAATTCTTGTTTGAGATATCCGACTATATAATCAACGTCATCATCAATCGTATCAACGCTCTTAGACAGATCTTTGAATGGAATATCGACAACGTGAACTTGTTCCTTATCGGGAACAGATACCGTTACGAAATCTTTGCGCTGTTCCCAACTGAAATCGTTCATGAAATCCTTCACAGCAGCACTGACCTTTTTCTTCAGTTCACTGAAATAGTTATCGTCATTTGCGCTTGCTACAGGTTCAACTCCGATGTTAGCTGTGTTAGTTGCGGATTCAACAGCTTCATCAATTGTACCGCCGAGTTCTATTATCTTATTTTCAACAGCATCTTTGAACTGTTCAGGAGTTCCAAAATTCTTTTTCATTATGAATTGTACCTCATTCCGTTATAACATTTGCAATTCTTTGCGTGAATTCATTCAGACCTGATCTGAGTTGCGCAATTATTTCTTCTGCGGCACTCTGAGATTCACTACCAAGTGTGCTCAGATGTTCAAGACCGGCAAGTATGTAAGAGAACGTATCATCAAGTTCTCCGATACCTTCTTTTATTCTTTCTTCTGCCGGAGTCTCTTCGGCAGCTTTGATTGGTTTCAATAATTTTTTCATTCTGTTACCTCCGGAATATCAACTATATCAATTGGCTGTATTGGAACTAGATTTGATTTCTTAACACGCTGAGAACTGCCCCAATCTTTCAGCCACTTTAAAATGTTTTCTGGACGCGTAGCATATGAGGCAGGTACAACTTTAACAATGTACTGTGCTGGAGTTTGTCCTACTATCTGGACATATATGCTACCACGATATCCAGAAGACTCAAAAGGCTGCACCCTAATAAGTTTAGGCTGTCCTATCAGGTCTTCTAACTCAGCTTCATTCAGCTCCGCTTCAAAGTCCTCACGTTCAGGCCTTGTCGGTAAATCTTTATAAAATGATTTGGCATCTGGCATCGGTTTGTTGAGCATTTCTGCCCAATCGATGCTGTTGAGATAGTCAAGAGCTTTAACTGTCTGCTGAAGTGATTCCATCTGTTCGGGAGTGGTAGCGGACAGCCCTGACCAAGATGATGTTTCGCGCATAGGCACATATTGACCATCATTGTTCTTTATGAGCGAAGCATTGTAGCTCCATGCAAGTGCTACATGGTCTTCAAATTTGCGATTCTCATCACAAGATATGCGAACTTGTATACCTGGAGCCCCAAATCTACCTTCTTCAACTCTCACCTGAAACTGAAGAGCAGAGAATTTACCTAAGTTGTACTCTAACTCGGTTTTTACAGGATCTGTAATAGCACCAACAGCATCTTGATATTGACTCCAACGAGCATTCATATCTTTATCATATGTCTCTCTTGCAGCTTCATACTCAGCTTTGCGCTTGAGTATTTCCTCTTTCCTATTTGCGGTTATTTTCATGTTACTACCTCTTAATATGTATATTTTTGATCGCTCAACAGCAGATCAAACAATTTAGGATTATTATATATATCTAGTTGACCATCTACAATGAACTGAGAAATTCCTTTCTTTGTGTAAAGAATCTCTTGTACACGTTCGTCAATTGTATCTTTTGTAACAAGTGTGTATATATTTAACGGTGCTGTAGACATTCCGATGCGATGCGCTCTATCTTCACCTTGTTCTTTATCTGAAGGTGTCCAGGGACAATCGTAGAAAATGACATTCTGTGCAGCTGTCAGCGTATGCGTTGTGCCCATTGCACCGATAGTACCAATCATAATAGTATACGCTGGATTTGTTTGAAAAACTTTCTTATGTCGTTCACGTTCTTCAAACGTCATAGTACCTGTAAAACAGCATACCTTGTATTGCTTAGATATGTACTTATATAAGGTTCTAAGAGGCTCAACCCAGTTAGAGTAGATTAGGACTTTTTCGCCTCTTTCATGTATTTCAACCAAGATCTCAAGCAACCGCGCTAATCGTGCATTCTTACTTAAATAATCTTTATCAACTTTCAAATCCGGATCAACTAATTCAGGAGCTTCGTTTACTTGACGAAGTCGTAGAAGTTGAGTCATAGGATTTAGTGAATGCACAATTTCATCTTTATGTGCTACAACATCTTTAAGAACATTTTCATATAATCGTGCTTGATATGTTGTGTTCTCAACATACTCTACTATCTGTATTTTCGGAGGAAGTTTGAGAACATCAGATTTCAAACGTCGAATCATATTATGTTGCAGTATCACTTTGAGCTTAGGAACATTCTTATAGCCAATTACTTCATGATCACCAAAACCACCATATATACAGTATTCTTTAGACCATGTGTAGTATGATGAAGTGTTTGAGCTGTTAGTTAGTTTGAGTGGCACAAATAGATCCAAAGGAGAGTTTGTAATCGGAGTTCCAGTCATCGGCAACCACATTGCGTTGTTACCGGTACGCTTCTTTATCTCAAGAAGCTGTTTACCTTGTTTAGAGGTTGGAGATGCATTCTTATGGATTTCATCAATTATTATCATTTGAATCTGATTTCGTTGTATTCGATCTACAATTGCATCTGTAATAGCATAAGTACGATTTTCTTTGTAATGAAGTGCTTCTATGTTTAATATCAAGAAGTAAGGTAACTTTCCTTCTTTTCCGAACATTCTTCCTGTTCTAAGATCTTCCAGCTTTTCTCGACTGCCTCCGCTGTATCTGATTTTACCACCGCGTCCTTTTCGCATACCGAGTATGTACGGAGTCTCAGCACCATTAGTATGCTTGAAGATGTCAGCATACCAGTTCATTCTAGAACTATTAACACAACATATAACAAGACAATGTTTAAATCCATTGCGCTCTTTATTATACATTGCAAGATTCATAGATTCTAAAGTTTTACCTAAACCTTGTTCATCCGCAACAAGAAAACCATTCATGTTACCACTGCGTTGACGATGAATAGCAAATTTCATGAAATTTATCTGATGGGGCAGTACTTCAGATCCTGCCTCTACATAGAGATGCGCATCTGAAATGTCTTCGTCAGGAATATGATCTGTAACATCTAATGAAGCATTTTGGCCAATCTGCTCATCTGATATTATCTTGATGTGATTTTCATACCGAGTCCCTTTGAGTTCATTGACCAACCATCCAAGCCGATCTTTCGGAATAAGCCACATCTTTTGATTAGGTAACCATTGTCGACCTGGAACTTGTTTGATAGCAGCAACAACTGCAGCATCATATTTGAATTGCACTTCATACACATCTCCGTTCTTTCGAACGTATATATCTGAAGTATTAAGTGTACTCATTCTTTAGCTACCTTTTCAAATGTGTATCCGCTTCTCTTACGACCTGTTTTAATGCTATCGCTTACCTGTGCCGGATCAATATGTAATGCTTTTGCAGCCTGTGATTGTGTATCCCAGCACTGATCAGTTTCAATACAATGTATCACATATTTAACATCTTTACTTGTGCTAGATGATAACTCATTGATCGCAGGCGCTGCTTGGCGCGTATCGTTAGTTTCGTTGCACATCTTAATAAGTGTAGCCAACGAAAGTATCTTTCCATCTACCTTAAACGCATAACCGGCTGCATCCATTATCTTTAAAGTTTCAACTTGATAAGGCACTGTGGCTGAAACAGCGCCAAACATACATTTGTTATCAGATTTACGCAGTACTTGAAACACCATTTATTCATACCTCGCTTTTATTTTTGTATCGTAACTAAAATATGTCCTATCTATCTGCTTATATGCTTTATAACGATCTCCCCAGTCATGAAAATCATCTGCTCTAAAAAATGTCACATACTGAGGAATTGTGATTCCATTTACCAATACATCGTTTACGGCATTTACACACGACTCTTGAGGCTCTTTAGATTTAACTTTAGGAGCAACTGAAAACTGATATGGTTCATATATAACATCATCTAATGACATATTATGAACGTACATGCGATTCAACACAACAGATGCTACTGCTTTTTGGCATTCATAAGATTCGGAACCTACTTCCAAAGTTACAAGAGCTGCAAGAAGTCTACATTCTTCATCTGATAATCCATATTGACTTTGTATGTAGGGAGCTGCATAACATTCTTCCACTGCGTCGGCTTGTACAATTGAAACCGGATATTCTAGGTTGTCCATATCAATCTCTGCTATTTCATATTCGGGAATCAAAATAGTTCTAAAATATGAATCGTTGCAGAAAGTATCGGCTTCTGTTAATTCATCAGAGTGTATATTGATATGAGGCTTTGCAGGCAGCTCGTCAATCACAGGTGCATATACTACTAGTACATCACTGCCCATTTTGATCTCAGCAGTACCTGTAGACTGTTCTAACAGCTTAAATTCTGAATGTTTAGCTCCTCTGATAATTGCGATAATGATTACAGCTACTGTCAATACAACTAGTACAATATCTAAAACAGCTGCCCAAGATAATCGTCGAGGTTTATTTTTCATATTATTTATTCTCCTACAAGTATATATGTTCTATAACGATTTATACATAAAGATAGAAGGTTATGCAATTGCATAGCCTCCTACCAATGTTGAAAAAAGGATATAATGGCCTAACTTTGTTTAGCTTCTACAGTTCCTAAAAGGGCTGATATTTGCTGTCCGAGCTGTTGCATCTCTGCAATATCGTGTTTATCAAATTCATCGTCTTTTATCATTTCAATGTATCCGATGTGTTTTCCTCTAGGAGTTTTCATTGCTACGCACAATGCTTGATGCTCATTTTGAGATTTCATCAGATCACACATTGCGCCACCCATCGTTGTATTCGGATCATCTATGTTGAAAATACAGTAGTCATGATCATTCAGCTCTGCAAAAAATGCAGTGAATAGCGAGGTTGAGAGTTTATCTATTCTGTGCCCTGTAGCTGAGGCACCTAACTTGTATACCTCATAAGTGCACGTCATATATTTAAATGGAAGATATGCAACAGACATTACAGAATTTGAAAATTCTATTACATGAATTCTAGTCGCATCAGATTCTCTTAATTCATTTGTTATTAATCTTTGAATCTGCTTGTTTATCTCTGCTCGGATATCTAGCAGTTGATCATGTTTCTTTGTAGACAGTTTGTTCTCTAACCATTTGAATCCGATACCTACAAGCTTAAATAACGCGTAGAGAACTATTATACAGATGACTATCATCACACCATAGTCACCTATGAATTTTGCAAATGTTTGAATATCTCCCATATTTATAGACCTTTCTTGTAAAGAACTTTATCCACTAATATATAAGGTGGATTATTATTATGATTGTAATTTCAATAGGGAGTTTCCTATAATATCTTTCCAATCAGCTATCCATTTATCTATGAATTGTTGAATATTTGTATTGAAGTTACACTGATACACTTCGAGACAATCAATTATTGAGCTAAATATCGACTGTAAGTAACTTCCGATGTTGTCACTTGTGTACTGAATGGATCCTGGAACTGTATTAGTACAGCATTCAAGATAAGTAAGAGGATTATCTACACTGTGTACTTGTTCAAAGCACAAACTACGCAGCTGATCGAGATGACTATCTATTTGGCACATGGAAGATTCTATCAAATATCTGTACTCAGTTATATCATCTCCCCACAGGTTGGATTGAATTGTAATTAAGTTAAACTTTGATACATAGTATACTGCAAACACTATGTTGAAAATTTCTTTCAAATCAATTGTATCTATGTCAGACAGTACGGTAACATCCCAGTCCTCATTATCATCAACAAGAACTACTGTTGAATCATCTTTCAACTTATCCTGAACAGATGCATCATATAGTACGGTTTGTAGTGCGTCAACGATCTCTTCGGGTGTCACTTGAGCAGATGTTATTCTTTTCAATTTGTATTGAATTTCGTTTTCGACAGGAGTTCTGTGCACAGATGCAATGATACCTTTACGTCCATTCAAACCTCTTGCAGACGGAATCTGACCTGTTTCCATATCAAGTGCATATTTGCCCCAAGAAAGGTCTTCTGTTTCAGGTTCTTCTGAATTTTCCGATTCACTTTCTGTTTGATTCTGTGATTGTTGATCTTCAGGTGCTTGACCTAATATCTGATCTAGTGCTTTTTTGAATGTCTCCTCAGCATCTTCTAACATATCAGACATCTTTGTACAATGTTGCAGTTTTTGGTTTGTTGTTTCTGCGTCTCTGAATGCTCTTTGAAACTGTTTAGAAAGATCTTCAGTATTATCTACAGCTTCGCGTTGTAAATCATCTATTGCATTTGAAAGTGAATTAGATTCATCTATACTCTGAACTTTCTGCTTTGCCTGTGCACATTGCGTTTTTACATCTTGAATGAAATCTTTTGCTTGTTCTACTAACGCATCATGTTGAACTTTGATGCTCTCGGCATTTTTGTTATCTGCTGCATCCCAAGCTGCCATAGTAGATCTGATAACTTTCATTGCTTTATCTTCTGTTACATTTTCAGCTACAAAAGAATGATTGTTTAATCCGGAAACTGTTTTGATTTCTAGACTATATGTCGGAGGCTCGCCTTCACTTTGTATTGGATGAGGTTTGAGAGTTACTTCACAGAGATAACCTGATTGCCCTTTGGTCTTCTTGTATTCGTCGTTACCAACTTGCCATACCGTAGATGTCGGACCTTTAGATACACGACCGATATCATAACCACTTTGCATCAATCCAGATGCAAGAGATCCTAAAGATCTTCCGAACTTTCCAAGACCTTTGATTATAGCATCAATCACACTGCTTGTTGAGCTAGATTGCGTATCGCACAGAATTACAAACTTATCCATAAGTATTTATTACCTCATCATAATATATGTATGTGTATATATAAGATTAACGGCTGCCGTTCCCGACCGCCGCCATCTTATTCAAGAGTGTAAGTATTGAAATTATTTCTTTATTGTCGGATTCTTGCGCGCGATGACTTTCTTATCCGGAACTGCTTTTACAGACGCTTTTACAGGTTTCCTAGAAGCTTCCACCGATTTCTTAGGGGTCTTTACGCAAGACTCTACAAATTCAACGTCTTCCTCAGGCTCTACGGTGAATTCATCTTCACCGACTGCAAATACAACTGTGTCTTCATCTGCCGTTACTTCAACAGGCATACCTGTCACTTCGGCAATGAGTTCCGCAACATCCTCAGTCTCGAACAGAAGCTCAGAAGCCTCAGGATCTACATCGACTTCAGGTTCGCCCTCTTCAAGCTCAGGAACTTCGTCAACAACCTCATCAACCACAGGCTCGTCGACTATTTCTTCATCAGCAACTATGCGTTTCTTTTGAATAAACATATCAATTCTCCTTGTAAATTATATTGAATTTTATCAGTTGAGAACAACTAATTTGTTTTTGTGAGCTTGTAATTCTGAGCGAATCGCTTCAAGTTCGGCATTTGCTTCGCTGAGTAACGCTTCACCGTTGAGAGATACATTAGAACCTTCGACAGTGTACTTACTGCGGCTATGCCCTTGTGCTAACTTCATGTTAGCTACACTCATTCTTACAAGATAATCTATCCAAGTATCTGAAACAATTTCAGAAACATCTTGAAGATCTGGCACATATCGAATTGTAACAGTAGCAGGACGCGGATCTCTATGAGCACAATAGATAACTTGATTTACAGTATCGAAGCGCCATTGAAAATCTGTTCCAAGTGTATTACGAACTTGTGCCATCGCCATCTCTGTCATTATCGGATCTATATTAAGTGAACTTGTATTACCGATAGCGCTGTATGTATTTACAGCGGCAGCTACCTGGAACACATTTCCGCTATCAATAGAACTCATTGTTAATCCGATACGAGGTTGCGATGCTTGTACGTACAGAACCTTCTTAGTATGAATGTTTTGTCGGACTAGATCAATTCTTGTTGAATATGGGACTGTTTTTTCTACAGGAGTTTTCATGTATCGTTTTAGCTCACGAAATGCGATAAGAACTGCCTGTTCAGGAGATAGCCCTTCGATATTTGTGTTAGCAGGTTCGCCAAGTAAAAAGCAAACTTGGCTAACAATTTCAGCCATTTTCATATCATTGAATCTCCTGTATCAAAAACTATGATATCAACGACGAATCGCTACATACTATATAACGATTCGTCGTTTCATCTATCATCTCAAACGACTTTATCAGCCGTTGCCGTCATCCTGACCGTCATCTTGACCGTCATCTTGACCGTCATCTTGACCGTCGTCTTCGCCGTTAGACGCATCAGGATCTTCACCGTAAGTATTGGTGACGCCGAGTATCATGATCGGGCTATTATCGCCATTAGCAGCGAACGTGGTGACAAATTCTGCAGCTATCATGAACTGAGCAACCTGTCTCCAATACAGCTCTTCCTGATAATCAGAGCCAATGTCGAACGATACACCTGCGTTGGTTGTACCAGCTGCTTCAGCATCAACAGCGGCCTTGATAGCAAGATCCCAAATAGCAACTCTCGTTGTAGTGCTATATGTGGGAAGCAGACCCTTGAGGAAGCCGAGACCATCAACATTAGTAGCGTAGATGGATTTTGCTTTATGTTGAGTGTCAACGGAACCGAGCGAATCGCCGGTCAGAACATCCGGATTGAACGTGAAGGTTGTCGTGTTACCGTCAGTATATGCATCACTATCAACATAAGAATTCTGAGGAGCGAAGAATCTTGCGATCTGCATCGCGTCAGCAGGATTTCTCGGATAGGTAATGCCATCGGTATCGCCGACATACTTTATAGTAATTTTAGACATATATTTTTCTCCTTAATATTAAGTGTAAATAGTAAATTCTGCTCTCACCCTTTGTTTACTATTGTTGAAATTATATAAGGTTAAGAAATTTATATGATATTTAAATCACCAATTTACTGAAATTTTTCTTTGAGATTGATGTAAATAAAGTTGTTGAGGACTTGCAGTAACTGTCGGCAGCATCATCTTGCGCATAGCATATTCGCCATAAGCTTGCCAGGACGTACACGATATAACAAGATAATCTCTAACTTGCACAGTGTTGTATCTATCAGATACTACAAGTTTAGTAGGACGTGTAACTGTCCCTTTATGACTATGTCCGACTACAACGCAATCAATACCATCAAGTATGTTGCCCCATCGTTCATTTCTGTTTACGGTAGCTCCTGTATAGATACCTCCACCAGATCCATGCGTAACAGCAAATGTATACGTTTGTTTTGAACCTACTCGACCTTCGCCTTTGTTGCGATTTCCTACACCTATACGTAAGAATGCCGCATTCTGTCTGAACCTATCCTCAATATCAAGTTTACATGCAATATCATGTGCAGGGTCATCATCAGCATCTCTCAAGCTTCGTTGTTCATGATTGCCAGATACAATACAAAGTATTTTATCTTTTATTGGTTTCAAGTACTCTGTCATCGCTATTTTCTGATCACGTGGACGAAGTATATCATCAAAAGGTGAACCCACAGAAGATCTAGTATTGTTGTTTATCAGATCTCCATTGAGTATGATATAAGAATCTTCCTCTTCAGAAAGTTTTTGAACAAACGCCTCCCATTCAGCCTTTTGATGATTTATTGCACCATAGTGCATATCAGCTATAGGATATATGTATACTGGCTTATCAAATCTATAAGTGATTATCTCAAAATCTGACTTCATGTTACCTCCTATTATTCTCAATCATAGAAACTCAGATTAGATAGAATAGTAACAGGTTGTAACTACTATCATTGATATAGAAGGTTGAACATAAAGATGACGAACTGATAATTTTTCTTATCAATCTGCTATATTATTTAGTATTATTCAATGTGGAAGCAGACCATACCCACTTAATGACTCCCGAATCGTACACACGGACAAATCCATGAGCCTCCATTATTTCTTTTTCAGTTTGATGCTCAATATCAATAGAAGCATCGTTGAATAAACTAATCAGGTTGTGTTTTTGACACCGTACTCTATGATAATATTTATTATCATCAATAGTTGTCCATACATAGCTGGGAGGTGTTTGATACATTCTACTAAATTGAAGTGTTTGATATAGATTACCTCTAGTATGCGCAACATCTGAAAATGATATTACTTTGTCAGGCTGATAATGTTTTAAGAAGTATTTGAATAATTTGCTAGCACCTCCAACAACTGAACAGTTTATCAGATTGCAGAATCGAGAAAGCTCCCATGTATTTGTTTCAGTGTGAGTTGTTTTACCTATTGTGTTTCTCAAATGATTGAATGTCATAACAGAAACTAATTCATCTGTACTCTTTAACTTGAGTCCTATGTAAACTTTAGAAGTAAGCGCACCTTGCCGATGATTACTGTTTAGAAACTCTTTTCCAACAGCAGCAGGTATCTCGAATACATAAGTTTCACGAGCTCCTATGCGACGTGCAGTACATCCTAATAAGTTTGCAATCATGGACTTAATGACATCTTTGTGAGCTTTCCATTCATATCCAAATATGTGAAATAAGAATATACCTTGTTCTGCCGCTTTTTCTGACTTATATTGATGGTATCGATAGTGTTTTGGTTTATCACCCCAACTAGTTCCTATTGATGAGTTATGCGTAAATGCCGGATTGCATTCAAACGCTATCTGGTATTGAGGAAGATAGATGTCAAGTTCGTGTGGTGTTATCATAGATCTATCATTCTGAATGATCTCAACATTAGGTGATATCTGTTTGATGTAATCTACTACCTCACACTCTAACTGACTATACTGATGCGATATAATATCATGACAATCATATTTAACTAAAATATCATATATAGTAGTATCAGTTACACCTAGATCTGTCATCAGTTGAAGCATTGTAGGCTTTTCGGTATAGTGTGTCAGCACAAAGTCTCTTGGATCTGATTTGAATGCTGCGTACACATCTGCTTTTGACGGATCTGTCATGATATTGGCCAGTTCCGCTGCAGTGTATTTACGACCTTCTGGACCATAATGCTGACGATATGTATATGCTTTCTTAGCTTTGACTTCGTCATTCTGCATAGGGGATGGATGTCCGTATACAAGAGTACAAGTGAATCGACGTCCATTTAGATATCTGTCCGATCTCATCACAGCAGAAAGTTTTCTTTTGATTTCAGGATGCTTAGCCGGATTGTCGACACCCATTCTTATTAAACACGTTTGTGCTCGCTTTTCTCGAACTTCAAGAGAGCTATTCTTCTTACTTATCTTATCTTTAACCTCTTGCAATTCGGAAACGTTGTCAACATTGTAACGTCCTCTAACTGTAGCAACATGCGCCGCATTGATACATTCTTGAGAGCAGTGCCGTGGCTTGTCTCTAGGCGAACATGTATATGATATTTCCTTTCCACAAACTTCACACAATGTTATGTGCGGACCTTTGCAGTACCTTTGCGAAGCTTGTACAGGTACAAACATCTTCCCGCACTCTTCACACTGACGCATCGGTTTTGACTGTTTAGATTGTGCAGCTAATTCATATGCACATTCTTTCGAACAACATTTATGCGGTTCACTAGGTCGCTGATATGCAACAGGTTTTCCGCAAACAGGACATGGTCTAAAATGTGGACCTGGACAGTACACACCATTTCCTACTCTATCAAATTCTTTACCGCAGAGTTTACAAATATATTTTGACATAAAAGTTGATCCTCCACATACTATAACGATTCAACATTATGAAAGGTTATATGGATAGGTGCATATCTTAAAATAGACAAAAAATAAAAAAAGAAATCAGCCGATTTCTCGGCTGACCCTTTGGTGTTTGTTGTTTAGGACCTGAAATCAGATGGTTTCATGTAGATCGCTCGGGATATTACAAACGGGACTGATACTTTGACAACAGATCCACCCTCCTGGTTGTGTTCGCCGTTATCGAGAGCTCCTATCCAAGTTCCCGGACAGCGAATTACATCTCTTGGATTTCCAGCGCCATCATATTTGATGAAATAGACTTGTCTCATATACTGAGAAGGCAAACCCATCTTTTCAGTATCTGGATCAAAAACTTGACGCCTCCAAGCCCTTAGTGCTTCAAGCACATTTGGTTCGCAGAAGCAGTTGAGCGTCCATGTAACATCTTCAAATGCAACTTTGGACGGGAACTTAATGAGACCATTAGCGTAATGTACTGTGATGATGTCTTCAGACTCTGCGATAGCTCCAACAGTATCTGTACTCAATGTGAGCAGGTCAGCAAATTCTGTCGGAGTAGTTCCATCCATGTTGTATACTCTAACTTCAAAGTTGTTTGTTGTTAGCGGTACCCAGTTGTCGATACCTAACATATGGTTGGTCATTGTGATGTATTCGCACAAGTTCGCAACGCTTGCGCCGTCATGTAAGGTATCTGATTACATGACTGCTGAATCTTTCAATTCAGATTAGAACATATCTTCATCCGTTGTGTGAACGGAGCTGTATTTTTCTTCCACCGTAGGCGATTGTGGTTCTACTCTCCCGCAAGGAGATGTTCGTTGGACGTCTTTCATGTACACCTTTATTGGATTGTGTGTATGTAGAAAGTTCGCTGCTAAACATCCATTGTTCTAAATGTGACTGTTAGCACATCCGAAGATGCTTTTATTTCAGCATAAGTCATTCGTACACTTCTTTCTGCTTTCGCTCTATCACGCTCATCTTTTCAGATCACGTTGTAGCTGTACGACTTTAGGAATTCAAAGCAGTTAACACAGGGTCATCACCAGTTACCTGATAATGAGGGCCAATCACCCCATCTTTAATGGTGTAAACATATCTTTATTCTCCTCCTATAAAATAAAATGATTGTTGTATGAAGATATACAAGGTGTGCGACTGAGAATCATATCATACAATAAAATATATTTATTTACAATCACCTTATATACATAAAAAAGAGGATGTAAGGGACAGGAGAATGATATCTTATGAATACTAAACGAGTGTATACTGTACGAGCTAGATATAATGTAGACAATGTTGCACAACTTGCCGAAGTACAGAAGAAGAGAGTAGCAACATTTGCTGCAAAGCGCAGTATGATGTATTATGAAAAGCCTGCAATTGATCACATCATTGATGGTCATTCTCTCACAGTATATAAGATTCACAAACGAATTGCAGATGATTGGCTGAATCGCTATCATCCATGTAAAGCTCCAAAAGGAAACATACTTTGTTTAGGATTGGTCAAAGGAGATCAGCTTCTTTGCTTGATGACTTTCAAGAAAGCTAGAAACAAAAAGTATGTAGCAGAGATGTCACGAATGTGGACACTCTCACATTACTATATCATTGACGGATATGATATTCTTTCACGTGCTGCATCTGAATACGGATTGTATAACATTGTAGCGTATGTTGACCTCCTGTATGAAAACGAAGAGGACTACAAACAAATTGGAATGAAGCGTACTGGTAGCATACAAAAAACGCGATGGTGGTGTTCACCTACAGATAAGATTACAGATGCATCTCGCAGACAAAAACATCTCTCAATAGAAAGCATGAGGGAGACTGGATATCTGCCGATGTATGACTGTGGTCAAGCTGTGTATGAGTTCAAACACTAACGCCCGTATTTATTCCAAACTTGGTACCACTAAAGGTTGTACATGTTACATGATTCAATAAAAAAGATTGCGATTTCTCGCAATCTTAATTTTTTTTATAATTGAAACAATATGATCTAATCTCTCTACGATCATAGTGTTACTAAATCATCAAGAGGTACAACAGGTATTCCTTCCTGTTCTGCATATTCAATAGCTACTGGATTATTTGTGTGAAATACACATCTAGGACAAAATGAAAATGCAGAATGTGCTATCTTGATTACGCTATCTGGAATAGTAACATCTGAAAGTTGATTGCAGTTAGAAAATACGTTACCGCCGATCACACTAACAAAATTCGGTACATCTACATGCGTAAGCTGTCTACAATTATAGAATGCTTGAAATCCTATATGTGTTAGTGCCTCAGGCAATGTTATTGATTTTAACTGCACGCAATTTTGAAATGCAAAATCACGTATATCAGTTACATCTGCATCTATGTTGACTTGCTCCAAGTTAACGCAATTGTAGAACGCGTATTCTCGAATCACTTCTGTATTAACTACACGCACTTCAGTAAGTTGCATGCGCTCTGCATTTGATAATATTTGATCGGAATATTCAACAAACATATTTGATACTATCCTTCATTATTCAACAGTAGATACTGTATTTACTTTACACTTCGTGCAGTGTTCCGCCAACGAACACATACCATTTGAATTTACCATCTCCTTTGATGTCTATCAGCCACTCTCCGTCTTCGTTCTCATCTGCATAAGCATATAGAGGAACGCCCACGCTATCAAGAACATAAGCAACATTTGCAGCAACATCTGCTTTATTATCATAGTCAGGGCCTTCCATATCATATCGCTCCTCATCTGCCCTATTCCACGTGATTGTAGGATCACCATAAATAGCATTACGTCTTCGTTGCGTAGCCGCTCTAATAGTGTGTTTTGGATGTACTACGAATTTTTTCATTTTTTTCCTTTCATAATAAAATATGTTCAAAATATATTTAAGGTTCAATAGTATACATAGTTAATAACGATTCACATCATGTGATGTATTCCCATAGTATTGTACCAGAATCAAAAACTTGAACAAATCCATGTTCTTCCATTATTTGTTTTTCTGATTTTGAGAGATCAACATCTTCATCATGCAAAAATTGTTTTATGTTTTGCTTCTGAGCACTATATCTATGATAGCTTATATCAGTACGAGCATCGACCCAAACGTATCCGGGATCTGATTTTCTTATTTCTGTGAAGCCCAACAACTTGTAAACATTTCCACGAGTATGCGCTCTATCTGAAAATGATCTAACGCGTGCGGGTTGATATGTTCTTACAAAGTGTTTGAATAGTTTATCTGCCCCTCCGACTACAGAAGTATTTAACTTGTTGCAGAATCTAACAAGTTCCCAACAATCAGATAGATCTGTATTGTCTGTACCAATGCTTGAGCGCATCTTACCGAAGGTCATTACAGATACTAATTCATCGTTATAGAACAGCCCCAGTCGAATCGGTGAATTAGCATTACCTTGTCTGTGATTTGCATTCAAGAAGGAAGCGCAGTCTGATGCAGATACCTCTTTAATTTGACATTGACGTGCATACAGCTTATGTGTATTCTTACCGAGCAGATTTCTCAACATTGATACGATGATTTCTCGGCTGTATGTCCACTCTGAGCCAAATATATGAAATAAGAAAATACCTTGTGATTCACACATCTCTGTTTTCTTTTGATGATAGTTGTATTTGATCGGAGGCTCATTCCTTCCGAATGTGTTCATAGATGAATTATGAGTTGATGTCGGATTGCACTCAATTCCTATTTTGTATTCCGGCAGATACAGATCCAATTCATACGGCGTGATAACACGATGTGTATTTCGTTCAATGTTCAGATTAGGATCAATACTCAGCAGCGCGTTATAAACTTCATTCTCCATATATGAATAGACGTATGCAACCGCGTCTCGCATGTTATTATCTTCAAGTATTTGAGCTGTGCTTCCTTCAAATATTCCAATAGATGCAGCAAGTTGCCTCAATGTAGGTTTGATTACAAACTCTTCCGAAATATACTTGTGCGGATCTTTTCTAAATCGAATCAAGTTATCAATTTTTGATGGATCTGTCATACGAAGTTGTTTCCATTGTGCACTTTGAGAAAACCATCTAACTCCATACTTCTCTTGAAACGCTTGTTCTGTATTTGCAACCCCTAAGTCAGATTGAAGAAAACACGTATTGCCATATCGAGCTAAACATGTTGCTCGTGTCTTTTCTTTTATTGCTTCGGATTGCATCGGATTCTCATATCCGTATTTCTCTAACCAAGAGGTTCTTGCCGATTGATATATTTCGTCACTCTGATATGGATAGTGGACACCATAATGTGCAAACAGAGTCTCTTTAGACATCGCCCGGACCTCAGGATTCGCAAATGGTTCTCTATATCCTGTTTTTGTCTCATAAGTATTGTGAGCTTTTTCTCGGATCTCAGGAACGGCTAATACACAACTTTTTCCATATTTTTCTAAATTAGTTTCTTCAATAGACGCAATAACTCGTTCTTTATATTCTGAGTCTGCCCATTTCTCTGACATCGCACGACGACTCTCCTCAGTCTGTGTATGCCAATCGCAGCCATACTTTTCGCGATTAGTTGTCTTAGCTTGTTCGACAACATTAGCATTCTGCATTGGATGCTCGGTACCAAAGCGCTGCAAATTAGTAGCTACAATCTTTGCTTGCACTTCTGAAGAACATGCAGGGGCTACACCACCGTACACTTTCATATTAGTAGCTTTACGAACAGCAGCTTCACACGTCTTAGAACATGTGCGCTTGCGATCTTTCTCAGTTAATCGTGACCTCGGAATCTCAAACAACTTTCCACAATTGATACACTTGTCAAAGTGCTGCCCATTACAGAAACGCTGACGTCCTGTATTTGTTTCAAACTCCTTACCGCACAATTCGCACACCTTAATCATAAGGTAACCTCCTTCATTATATGTAATGTGTACATATACATATAAGGTTAGAAATATCCATATTCTATAACGATTCTACAAAAAAAAATAAAAAAAAGAAAAGCTCGCATTTTGTTGCGAGCTGAATTTTCTTTTACAATGTAACAAGAGGGTGAGAGATTCTTGTTTCTTTGTTGTGAGATCAGAACGTGCCG